AGACTGACTATTCAATGGTAGTAGAATAGCAGGAACACTACCAAACAACTTGTATATCAGCACTATGGATATGCATTTTATTTAATAGTGCTAAGCTTGTAGAAACTGATAGGAACGGTATAGAACACCCGGGTTCAACTCCCGGCAGGTCCACCATTTTCTCAGACTTATAAATAACTACCTATAGTAAATACCTTTATATGTTTACTGATAACGGCAGTTTTTGCCTTAAACCATGGATGTTTTTAATGCTAGGTACAGACGGTAATGTATCTGCATGTGCAAAAATGACTGCTGATCACAGAGGGGCATTAGGCAATACAAAAGATAAAACGCTTAATGAAATTTGGAACTCTCCTCAAATGATGCAATACAGAAAAGATATGCTTGCAGGTAATAAAATAACAGCTTGTGTAAAGTGTTATAAAAGAGAAGCAGCTGGAGATATAAGCCCTCGAACGAGCGTACTTAAAGAAAACGCAGATAAAATTGAAGCATTAATTGCTAATACTGATAAAAACGGGTTTAATTCTAGCTATGATATTACGTGGTTAGATATAAGATTTAATAATAAATGTAATCTTAAATGTAGAATGTGTAACCCGGGCTCCAGTACAGCCTGGACACAAGATGCCCGCAAGTTATTAAAAACTGAAAACTCTAACCAAAAATATGGTTTTACAGAAAACTATTTAAATAGTATTCCAGATAAAACTCTTGATCTAGTTAACGGAATGTCTGTTATAGATTATCTAAAAGGTAATATCTCAAAAATTCAAACTATAAGTTTTGCCGGTGGGGAACCCCTTATAATGGATGAACATTACGAGTTGTTAGAGTATTTAATAGCTAATAACAATTACTGTACGTTAACGTATCATACTAATGCAACAAAACTTAAATACAAGAATTGGAATGTAATCGATTTGTGGAAAAAATGGCCACGCGGTAAAATTAAAATACGCCCCAGTATAGATGAAATAGGTGAACGAGCTGAGTTGATAAGAAAAACCACAGGGGTTACTTGGAAAGATATCGAAGCGAACTTATACACGTTAAGAGATAATTTCTTAATTGTACCACATATAACAGTAACTGCTTACAACGTGTTTAGATTACCTGAAATTATAGACTATTTTTTTCAGAATAATATTCTTCTTAGAGAACGGGAATATGTTAATTTTAATATAGAGTTAACATATGATTATCAGTTACATGTTTCTTGTTTACCAGATACGTTTAAAAATGAATGTATAACAAAAATTAAAACATATTGTGAACAATTTAAAAACACTACCGGTTGGGACATTTCTACAAGGTTTAAACATATTTTAACCGCTTTAGAACTGCCTCACGATGTAGAAAAGACAAAACAATTTATAAGTTTTACCGCAAAGTTAGACTCAATAAGAAGCGAAGATACATATAAAATTATACCTGAATTAGCGTTTATTAAAAGCTATCTTTAATCCAAATAGAAATGATAGTTTATTTCTATGGATTTTCTTTATATTATATAAAAACTCCAAGTAAATATTTGTGCTGGTGACAGTATCCAGTATAACAACCGAGGCCTTCGGGCTGAGGTTCTAACCTCAACAACAACTATGCAAGCATTAATGATAACAAGTTATCTTGCTGTTGCTGGTCTTGTAAAAATCGCCCTCGATGATTACAAGGTGGGTAGCCGCAAGGTAAAGTCAGAGTTCGTTGAAAGTTTTAAAGGAAGTTGGCAGAAGGTAAAACAGTGGTTTTTTGATCACGTTGGTTTTCCTCATCAACATCTTTTTTAACTATTAACTAGAAATATAACGCCCGGCTTGGAGCAATCTGAGTCGGGTTCCTTTTTTTATATTTCAGGTAATTCAGGACAATCGTGATTTAATTTTATCCATTCAGGATAAACAAATATATCACCGTGCCACACAAAACGATCTCTACGATCATTACATACTACATTAGTAGCATTGCTTAACATACCCATCCACCAACAGAATGTACCTTCACTCAAGACAATATTATCAAAGTCTTTTACATGGTTAATCTTTTCAATAGGTACATCATTATAATAAGGCTTAAGCCCGTAACGATTTATAAGCTCTACAACGTCCGGGTGGTTCATACTATCAGATGTAATATAACCACCGGTGCAACCTTTCTTAATTAAAAGTTCTATTGCTTCTATATAATAAGATAAAGGTAGTCTTTGTCTTCTATGAGCTACATCTCCCAACCGTACAACTACCATCATCTGATCTTTTGGCTGCGGTTTATACTCAATTTCAAACATACTTCTTATTTCGTTACGATATTGTAGCACGTAATCTTTTATTTGAAACCAATGTAAAAAATGGTAACGTGCATCAGATATACTATCCTTGTTTAATAGTTCTAATAGATTTAAATCGTGTACAGGTATAACTGGTTCAGTAAATCGTTTAGTACCAGTATTGGGTATAGTGTGTAATGGTTTACCAGGCTCATTAAAACCTGAAGTTACTATTTGAGGTCTATCTGGAGACAAAGCAAAACCGTAAAGAGGTTCAGGCTCAAAAACATATCCAAACTTTTTAGCAAATAACTGAGCGGTAACGTACATAAGCATTTGATTGCCTGTTCTATTACCATCTCCGTAGTATACTGTTACCATATCCTTAATTAGAGAAGCATAAAATATTTGCAAGGAAGTTGCTATTTTTTGTTTATAATATATAAATATAGAGTATGAAGAAACTATTAACATTCCTCGCATTGTCATTAATCGCAATCGTTGTAAATGCTGCTCCAGTTAGCGGTGACTTAGACCTCGGATTTACTTCAAAGTTAATCCAACAAGGTCAATTAGTTGGCACTAACTATGCAACAGCTGGCGTTGATACAAATGTATACGGCATTGATCTTGCTGTAACAGCATTTGACAAAGTTAGCGACACAACCACAACTTCAGTTGTAGCTGGTAAAACAGTATCAACAACCGATGCTTCTGGTCTAAAGCGCGTTTATCTCGATGCTGGTTATAAATTCACGTCTCCTCTCGCTGACTTAACACTCGGTGCAGAACTAAGACACGTAAATGCAGCAGAAGCCGCTGGTCAAGCTAATCACAACTTTTTACCATTTGTTAAATTAAGTGGTAGCTGGTTTGGTGGTCATCTTAACTGGCAAGGCCGTGCTCTAAACGATACAGTAAATCGTAGCAACAACTATGAATTCGGTGTTAACACACCAATTAATACATTTGGCGCTCTTAAAGTTGTTCCAGCACTAGTTGTTGGCTTTAATGACCCAGGTGCTGCTACAATTGCTGCTCTTAAGAACGTTAAGAAATATTATCAACCAGGTATTGGTCTTGAGTTCCACGGTGTAACAGCAAATCTATTTGCTCAACGCACCTCATTAACAGACTCAGCCGCTCAAATCACTGGTTATAACGTTGGTTACAAATTCAAGTTCTAAGACCTAGAACAATTCACACCCGACAAACATCTAACCCCTCACTTCGGTGCAGGGGTTTTTTTATGTTCTGAAATATGAAACTGTAATGCTCTATTAAGTTTATGTGAAAACTTTTCAGGGGTAATACCTGCTTTTTCTTGTAAAGCAATTTCAGCTTTAAGCGCTTTAAGAAATCCTTCAGACAGATTAAAGTTTTTAGGGTAGAACATACGCTGTTCTTTCTTTATCATGCCATACTGTTCCATTAGCTCTTGAAACTTCATATTATTGACTATACTTATGTGTGTACAGTGTTTAAACAAGAAAAATCCAAGGATTATACTTGATTAAGTAAAAATATGGTATAACATAGTACCTGTAACCAATAACATACTATGTCAAAAGAAGAATACGTTAAATTACAAGCTGTAGTTGCAGCGCTGCAAAAGACTGTAGATAACCAAGAGACGATTGATGAAATCCTCGAGCTCTTAAGTAATGCTACAGTAGCTGTTGATGAAGCAGCTAAAACAGAAGAAGAAGCAGTTGATGTTTCTGAAGAAACTGGTAATGATGAAGAAGGTGAACCAAAGCCAAAACAACAGTTCGTTATCTTAGTATCTGATACAAACGGTATTATTAATAAAGACTTAGTAGGTTGGGTATTACAGATTCCAGAAAATGATGATGTAGCTACTGTATTAGACTCTATTAAGAGCGGTGCATACAACTTTAACGCTTCTAAGAAGGGCCAAAAGTATCCAGTATCATCTATTGGTCAAGCTATTGCTAACGTACCGAACAAGTTCTTTAAGACTAACAATCTTAAGATTAAGACTAAAGAACCTGTTTACGTTCTTACAACTAATAACGTATTGCCTAGATCTTAAGCTAGATCTGGTTGTTGGGAACCGGGCCCGTTTGGACCACCAAACGGTGCACCGGCAGTACCCGTAACGTAAATAACGGGTGGTGGGATACCCACAGTTTGTATTCTACCATCTACTCTGTCTTCAGATTGAATAGGTGTTGAGTCATTAGCACCAACCCCAGCCGCTGCAGCTAAACCTTGGTTAATCTTATCTGCGGTTAAGGTGAGAGGTATATTTTTAAATACGTGAGAGTGTGGTTGTGCAATAGTTAATGTACCAGAACCCGCTGCATTAACGTCTATTTGACCGCCAAGTACTTGTACGTTTACTATTGAGTAAGTAGTTGCACTACCAACCACATTTAATGGTGGTATAATAAGCTGCATTGTACCTATAACGTCTGAGTTTATTATGTTCCAACCAGAAGCAGGCACATCTGGTGTACCTTCAGGGTTTACTATCGGACCAGAAGCTATTATTTGAGTGTTTTCAGTTACTTGATACTCTATAGGGGCGGTAATGTGATTAACAAATAATTCACCACCAATATACGCACCACCACCAATAATAACGTTATTAGTCACACCCAAAGTACTGTCAACTACTACTTGACCTTTATTAACGTTCTTTAAACTTAGTACATCTGCTTCAATAGTAACTAAACTACCATATAATCCTAAGGTTCCATCCTTAGTACCCATTGTAACTAGGTCGCCTCTTACCTCTACTGTACCACCTGATATTTTCATGTTACCGCCGGTTTGCATGGTCATACCACCGTTACCAGACTGCATTTTAAGTCTGTTCATAGCGAATATGTCATAGTTACCACCAGGCATATCTGGTACACTAAGCTCTTTATAAGATGCAAAACTAACATAGTTAGCACCGAATTCAAACGGTGCAGCTATAAAAGGACCAACACGAGTAGCAACAGATTTACCCGAAGTAAGCAAGCTAAGATTATCTAGATAATATGCAGGCGAGGTATTACGAACCAAACCAACTGCAACTGTTTTATGTTTAGATATAAACTCAAAACTATTACCACCAAATCCCATATCCTTTTCATGGTTTGATAATGGGTTCGTTAGACTTTGTAATGTAGCTTGATAAGCGTTTAAATCTGTTATATTAGCTAGACCCGATTTAGAGAATAAGTCATACCATTTAGCAGCAGCTTTAGTATTAAAGTTACCTACTTTAAGGTAATGATCGCCTTGTATTATATTATCAAAGTCTCTCTGTACAAAAAGATTGTTGTGACCGTTAACTGTTTCGAACTTATCGGCTAGTGTTAACAACTGAAAATTATCAGGGTTAAACATAGCAGTATACTTGTTATTTATTTCGTAGTAACCACCTTTGTAATGAGTTACCTTGTAAGATTCCCTATCAGTAGTGTTAATGATTTCAATAGCAGCACCCTTTTGATTGAGTACCATTTTGTTTTGATATCTTACATTATCGTTTGTAATAGGACCGGCTCTGCGGTCTTTATTTTCAAACGCATCAGGATAATCTGGATAGATATTATCTCCAGATTTGAATATACTATTAAAATCAGCACTACCAAATGATGCACCAAAATAAACCGGAAACAATGGTGAACCTTCTTTAAAGAATACCCAAACATGCGCACCTACATTAGGTATAGAGAATAAACCTTTAGCAGAGTTGGAATAAGTGGCAGGTTTATATGTATTTGAAAACTGATTGAAGTGAGCGCTATTTATTTTAGAAGTATTCCCAAAAGCATCACTTACCGGGTTAGTCTCAAAATATGCCCCGGGCTTACCTCCCTTTTGTTCAGGGTCTAAATTAGTAGCAGAAGAAGAGTTAGCGTAATTGCTATTAGGATGTGCATATGCTAGTGGTGCATCTGAAACTGTATTAGTATCTGTTGCAGCATTGTAGTAACCAGCTGTAGAAGCACCTACAATAGGACTAGCAAATTCAGCCCAAGGTAACGCGTCTTTTAGTTCTGGTAATATAGCACTAATGTTCTCTCCACCAGGAGAACCAGGAAATGAAAACGATTGATCTTGTTTTAACTGACTCCACTTATCATACACGTTTAATGATACGTGTGGTACCCAAACCTTAACCCTGCCTCTATGTTCTGGGTCATTGTTTTGTACTACTATTCCTAGATAAATGCTATCAAATTTGTCTACCATATTAGTTTCCTGGAGGTTGTTGTAATGTTGAAATCTTTACTACGGCTGGATCGCCATTAGATTTAACTGTTCCTGGTACAATAGTCACAGCATTCTTACTTAGACCGACTGTTTGATTAGGCAGCTGGTAACTTAAAGAAGCATCAGCACCACCTACATTCACCACAGCATTAGCACCGGTAACTGCTCCAGGAGCTCTTACCACTGTATTAACCACGCTTGTAATTTGATTTGTTTCTTTGTTAATAGTGCTTGCCACTGAAGCTATACCTTGTTGTACTGCGGTCAATGTACCTTGTACCTGTCCTATAGTAGCATTTATAGCACTACCATACTGTTGTAACGTCTTGATAGTGTTACTTATAGCCGTTACATTAACTTGTGGTATACCCAGTAACTTACTAATATTAGGTAGAGAGATTTTATTTAAGTATTCTTTAATATTTTTCTTAAAGTCATTCAATGCATTAGATATCATTCTACCAGGAGAATGCTCTGTAATAAACTTGTTAGCCTTATCAACTGCAGCTTGTATGTTGTTAATAGTAGATTTATTACTCCATAACGGATCTGCATTTAAGTTACCGCCAAGTATAGTATCCAATGGTAGTTTTGCTGTTAATGCACCGAACTTACCCTTTACTTGAAGCTTAATACTATATGAACCACTCTGTCTAGATAGTACTTGACCTAAGAATGTATCGCTCTTTAAACCAAGCCCTTTAGGTGTAGCTGCTTGGTACAACTTGAACATATCGTTGTTTAGCTTGTCCATTTCATTAAACAAGTCTGATATTACTTTATGCTGTATAGAAGGATTAATTGTATCTCTACCAAATGCAGGACTATTATAATCTTGTTCAGTAGGGGCATATGCTAGGGTACCTACTGAGTCTGAAAAGTCTTGATATATGTTAGGGTAGTTAGCACTTAACTGCTCTTTGACTAATGGGTGAGAGTAGTACATTGCCTGATCCCACCAACCGCTAAACCATTGAGGGTCTAATGCGGATAAAGGCTTAGGTATAGTAAAAATCGGGTGAGGTGCAACAATACTAACACAAGGGTCGTTTAAATGAGTAAAAAAGTCTATTTTAGAACCAATAGGGTTAGAAGAAAAGTCTGTACTATAGTGAGCCTTAGTAATATACTGCTCATCTTCGTAACCAGGCACCGTGTAGCCAGGTATAGTTAATAGAGTATTGTAATAGTCTATTGATTGTACTACAAACTGTGCACTAAGAGACATTAGGTTATATTGCTCCTTATATCAATGTTATCGTTAGCATGTACACGAACAGCTGTTATATCGTTTGTATACTGACCCAAAGTAAAATGATGTACTACTGTATGTACAAACCATTGCCCGAGCAACTTGTTATGAAACTCGTCCATATTAATGCCTTTGCCCTTTTCAATGCTAATAAACGTACCAGACTCTCTAATAGGAGAACCTAAAGCTGTAAAACTTACTGCAGTATTATAATATAATGCAGACATTAACATAAAGTTTCTACTTTCTGCCAATCTACTTGTTTTATCTGGACTTAAAGAGTAAACGTTCTTAACCGCTAACGTGTCTGTTTTAGTTTTATTTAATGTGACAAGAGTATCAGGTTTTGCACTAATACGCATCTTATTAGAATAGTTCTTATCAATATAATTCTTTACATTGGTAATATCATTGCTAACTACTTCAAGATTAAATACTTTATTGTTGTAATCATTACTATAACAAGGAGTTGTCACCATATCTTGAGTGCTATCAATGGTAGACATGTCTGTAAAATTAATATTAGTTATATTGCTTGTGGTTGGGTGCTGTATATTGGTTTTTCCGTCGCTTCTACCGAAAGGAGATTGAGGTAATTCAAATAAGAAGCCGCCACTATCGTTACCGCCAGGGTAAGATAGAGTAATAATTTCTCTTTGCAAATTACCAGCAACAGCTGTTGAGAAGTTATATTTTACCGCACTATTAAATATATTACAAAATGAAGTTAAGTTCCACACAGTATCATATCTAGAACGATTAATAATACAAGGGTCTGCGCCTCCATCAGCCCCTATTTGAGAGCTAACATGCTTTTTTAACAAGTAATTTAAGCTATCATAAGCAGTGTAGTTAGCCGGAGCACTATAAAACGCTTTACTAGAACCTATATCCCAGTTTGTTGAAAATACTGGTGGTTCTGAATGTGCTAAAGCTTTATTTAATAGACTTTTAATAGCAGTACCAGTATTAACTAGCTTTTGATCATCTGTAGCATATGCTGGTATAATATTAGTAGGTAGTGCTTCATTAGTAGACCACTGTAAAGCGGTTTCGTTTAATATTTGCTGATCATATTCCCACAAATAAAGCTTAAGTGTTTCTTTAGCGGGGCTATCACCGGGGGTATCTTCTTTGTCGTATATAGCAAACTTATACTGCATACCCCACACATTATAATCTATATTAGCAGGTGCAACGTTTATATCTGTGTCGTCTATAATCTTAAAACGTATATAAACAATATCTCTACCATCGTTCCTGAACTTATAGTACTGATTTTTATTAGTACTTGGAGTTATTTTTTGCTCAAATATTTTTTCTGGATTGCTTATAACTAAACTAGCTCTTCTAAACCAATCAGTAGTGTTTTCCTGTATGTCTAAAGAAACCATACTCGCTACATTAAGTTGAAAAGTATTACCCTGTAAGTTATCAAATATAATATCTAACTGATACTTTTGGTTATTATACTTTAAAGTATTAATAGTCGATGGAGCTATTCCATTAAAAACTGTGCTAAATTGAGGCATTAGCTTTTATTAATTTGCTGTAATATAGCAGATACGTATGTAGGGGTTAAGACTTTTAAAACTGTACCGGCTTTTGGAAAGTATGTAGGGTCTTGTATGTTGTTAGTGCAGCATATCAACCACCATAAAGCAGGAGCATTATAAACCTTTTGTGCTATTAAAGGCCAAGGCATATAATCACTTGTTACTACATAGTTAGTGTATACACTATTATCTAAGTTAGCAGGTATGTTAACAGTACCTATTAAGTTGTAGAAATAGTTCTGCCCATCATTATATACATTAAATAAGTTCTCCAGGTATTGCTGGCTTAACGTAGGTAACGTAGATATACTGTTTTGTTTTTGTCCGTCCATATTAAGGATTTGGTGTATTAAGTTTGTTTATATAATTTTGCGTAGTAGTTACTGCTATGTTTGCGCTTTGCAAATTTTGTTGTGCAGTTGTATTTGCTGCGTTTAAGTTTTGACCTGTTACAGATTGATCCCAATTAGTAGGGAATTGAGATTTAAACGTGTTTAGAGCTTCAGCAGCTGCATCTGCATCAATTTTAGCGTTTTCAGCTATTTTTTGATACTGATTTAACGTATTAGTAAGTTCTTGATTTGAAATATTATTAGTATCCGGACTTGTTATAACTTGTATATTAGCTCCGGTACCTTTAGGGTCATAATTATAATAAAATAAATTACGAGAATTCGTTAATAAACTTTGAATAGTAACAGTCACTCTATACGCTTCAGGTACAATTTTTACGTTCTTATTATTAGTAGCTTTATCCACTGACATCATTTCTCCAGTAGTTATATCTACTAACCTCGTGGTACCCACGTTATCCACTTTTAAGCCAGTTATTACTGCAACTGGAAATCTTTTAAACCCTGGAACCGTAACTGTGTATATACAAGGTGGGTCCATTCTGCTTAATGATTTTCTATTAGGTAGGTTTTGATACGTCAAAGTAAAAAGAAAATTCCAGTTACTCGCCATTTGAGCCTGGTCTTGAGTATTAAACAGGTAAAACGTTGTAACGATAGAGTCTCCTGTATCATTTGGTGCAAACGCTTTTATAGTTTCTTTAGATATACCGGGTGCATTTAAACTAGAGGCAACGTTAGCCACGCTATTAATAGCATCAAGTTTTAAACCTAAAGTTTGAAATTCTGCAACTATATTAGAGCCAGTCGGGCCAAATTGCAATCCACCTAATTTGTCAGCTGCAACATTACTAACATCTTTTGCAACATTACTACCGTCAATTCCTTTCCATGTACCTAAGTTAGATGTCATGTTTTGCGGATTCAAATAAGGTAAATAATACTTGTTATTTGTTAATGTGCCTTGATATAGACCGTAATACGGATCTGCATTACTAAAACCACCCGGGTTTGCTACCCCGTTATTCGGTCCTAAATACTTGTCTACTGAACCACTTGGTAAAACGCCATTGTTAATAAGCGATGCAATATTAGAGGTTACAGTATTGTTTTGCCCTAAAATTCCAGTACGTCCTATATTTGCGATATCAAGTTGATCTTGAGCTTGAGATAAAAATAACTTATATGCGTTTAACTGAGAGCTAGATGTAAGATCATATTCTACCAATTCAATTTTAGGTATATAATTTCTTATATCTCCATTATTTGGTCCTAAATTTAAAGCCCAGTTGTATTCCCCGTGCACGTTCCATTCCTTACCATCTACTTTAGGTGCACCGGTATAACTTGCTTTCGGGTTGTAACCACTACTGCTAGTATCAGTATTATTAGTTAAATATTTTTGATTAGGATCTGTACCAAATGTGCCTGTGACGTCGCTAGCCATAATAATACTTAAGCGTTAGCCCTCCTATTATACAAAAAGTTATCTATTCTAAGACGAGAATTAGTAATAGGATTACCTTGAGATATTATGTTTATAGTGTTGCTTGAAGAGTTGTTACTAGAATTCATTAAACCAGTAAGTTTTGATGGGTGCTGATCATTGTTAGTGTTATTTTTTATATCAAGCTTATCACTTATATCCAGCAACGTTTTGTTCATGGTTTGTAGCATACTACTAGAACTATCCCCTATATTAGTTGTGTTAGATATAGCCGCTAGTTTTTCTGAAGGTAAGGATATAACCTGTGTTAAGAGAGAAGTTATTTTTTCTACTGCAGCAGGGTTTGTTGTATCTTTTTCTTTGCTAGTTAAGAGATTATTAGGTATTATATTTCCTGTACTTTCAGGTACAAATATTTCCGGGCCTTCTTCACCTACCAACACTGGTTTATTTGGAGTCTTTATAGGGCCACCCTTTGCGTGTCTGTTTTGAGAATCAGCAAAATATTCCGTCAAGGCTTCTACAACTCCAAATCCAGCACCGGCGAGATATTCTACAGGTATAAGCGGGGTATTTGCACCAGCCGATGCTACTTCTGCAGCTACAACGCCCGTAGTTGTAGCTGCTTCAGCCTTGCCTATGTCTTTTGCTGCAATCTTTAAAAAACGAGTCATTGCAGCTTCTTTAATAACATCTTTAGCAATAGTAGGTACTAAATTAGAACCTTTACTCTCTTTTTTGTCTGGTGTTACAGGTAACTCTTCACTTACTTGACCTTCTACATTTTCGTATTGTGGTTTAACTGTAGGTGTTAGTTTATCTATATCTTCCTTAACTTGATCTGCTTTCTTACCAGCATCATCCACTCGCTTTTTAACTTCATTAGTATCAGTATTCGTGTTTTCTCTTTTTTCAGTTAATACTTTTTTTAATGCATTTGCAATTGCATCAGCTGCTTCATTAGATATTTTTGTTAATTCTATTTCAGCAGGTGCATTTTCTACGCTTTCAATTGCTCCTTTATCTTCAACCACTTTACTATTTGCTGAAGTTTCATCTATTACAGGAGAAGTTGCTGTAACAGGGTTGCCGTTAGCAGGCATAACTACAGGTGTTTTTGCTTCTACTTTTTCTTTTTCATTAGCAGCAGTATCGACTTGAACCTTAACCGGTGGTACTTCCTTAGAAACATTACTTAAATTATCTTCAGTGGTTATACCGTACTGTTCATTAAGCTCTTTATTTAAGACATCAGTATTTTGTTTGCTTATTGCTTGTAATTTTTTCTGTTCAACAGATTTTTTATTTATTTTTCTCTCTAACTCTTTTATTGCATTTGCCTCTTTTAGTTCTTCTCCAGCAAACAAGTCTTGAGATTTTTCTATAATAGCCTTATTAAGACCTTCAAGTAATTCCTTACCGCCAATAAAACCTAATATATTTTGTACGGTTTTCGGAATAAATTTACCAATAAAGCCTTCTACTTGTTTTAACTTATCTGAAGTTATATCTTCAATTCTTTTTAGCTTTTCTTTAGTTGAACGATCTGTTTCATTTTCTCCTTTATCTTCAAACTTAGCCTTACGTCCATTTAAATGAGCTTGCGCATAATCTAAAGCAATTTTATTGTAATCTTCTCTAGTATTGTTTTTAATATCAGCTTTATCAGAAGCTTCTTTAGTTTCTTTAGTTAACTGATCAACGTTTTTGCTTAAATTTTTTATTAACTCTTTTAAAGACGGATTCGATTCATCTCCTTTAACCAAAGCATCCGTGAGCGTATTCAAAGCAGTTTCGAATTTCGCTTCATTTCCAGATTGTTCTCCAGCGGTGCCGTCCATAAAAATACTTAGGTACTAAACCAGACTTTATGTTATTCAGCTAAAAAGAAATCCGTATTTATATAGAATTGAGAACGAGTACCGTTACTATTTAGCACATTAGTAATATTATCCTGTAAACTGGTTACTTTTTCTGCAAAATTTTGAATACTATTTAACGTAGCAGCCGGTAAGCTTTCAACTAGTTTTATACGCTCTTTATAGTTAAAAGCTTTAAAGTTTAAATCAGTATCTTCAACTTGTATCTTTTTTATAAACTTACAGCAACCCCCGATAATAAGATTTTCAGTTAAAGCATCAATAGTGACTGTTTCTTCTTTAAGATCTCCTCTAAGTTCAACTTCCATCTCGTATACTTCTTTTAAAGTAGGTATTTGAGTGCTAATTTTTATATTGCTAACAGTCAACAACTCTTCTTCAGGTAATACTATAGTTGAAGCAAGTGCTAAGTTAGAATTAAAGTCGATATTTTTTACGGTAGTACCTAAAATATTTCTTCTTAATGCTAATAAAATAAACGCTCTATCAATAATATTTATTTGATCTAGTATATCTGGTTCTAAGCAGTTATCTTTAATAATGTTATATGTTACTATAATAAACTTAGTATTATACAGTATGTTGTCTTTGATACAAGCGTATAGATCTTTATATTGCTTTGTACTAACAGGTTTAAACTTTATCACTCTTTGAAAGCTAGGTAGAAACACCTCTATAGAGTTTTTTACCGCATTAGCGTTAATACTTGCAATAAATTCATTTATATCAGACATAAAAGTACTTACATCATTATACTAAAAGCCTAGTTCTGAATTAGGTGTACTGGTAGGCATGTTTAATCCGCCACTCGGTCTTACTGCATTGTTTTGCTCTTGCTGCTTGGCGTTATCTTGCATAAAATACATCCAGTAAACCTGCAATTCAATAGGGGTAATGTTATCTGCATATTCTGCAGAAAACCCTAGATACTTTACTACGTTGTAAAGAGTTCTATAAATGTTATTTAAACTTTCAGTATATAAAAACTCTACCATTTTTTGCAACATTTCAAATGTTATATTACAATTAAATCTTAATATAATACTACCAGTATTAGGGTCTTTTATTAGAAGTAAGTCAGTGTCATATAAATGATCAGTTTTTTCAATATCCCTTACAATAGCCTTAATTACTATAAGTGGTAACTCTTGTATTACTTTAACTCTAGCTTCTAATGTTAAATCCTTGAATATAACGATCGTTTCTTCTATTTTAAGGCTATCTATAATAGAAGCTAAATTAACAAATGTATCTCTGTTGTTACTAAGGAAAACATGTTCGTCTCTAACTTTATAACTAGAATATTGCACAGTAATATCGTTGCAAACAACTGTACTGGATTTATTAATACTTTTAACTTTACTTAATATAGTTTCTATTGGTACTGTAAAACTATAAGACGTTCCATCTTGTAAATTACATTTAAGTTTTAAATCCGGACTTACGCAATAATTACGTATGGTTAAAAGCAAGGATAACTTATCTTCAAAAGTAATATCATATCCAGCTATATCCGGACAAAGATCTTTTAAAGTAGCGTTATACTGTAATATAGTTTCTTTTTTATCAGTATTATGCAAGCTTTTCACAAGATCTCTATATTGTTTGTAATGAAGCTCGCTTATTAATACTTCCTGCTTTTTGCTAGGCAAGTATGCATTTAACTTAAAAGACATTTATATTAACTTATTTCATATGTAGAGTATGTCCATGTAGTCTTAATATTACGAGCAGTAACTTTAGATCCACCATAACTTGCACTATAACCTTCTATACTTGTTGGTACAGCATCTTTAAACACTATAGTTTTACGATTTACCGGGTCGTTAGAATTAGATGACGTGTTTTTCTTAAAAGCAACAGTTACATCTGTTTTAAAATTTTGTTTTGAATCTTTTTTTCTAGCAAATAGACCGTAATGAGCTGCATTAACTATCCATGGCCTTATGACTTGATCTGCAAACGACTGGCTTGTTTCTAAAAACACTATTTCGAAATTAGTTAAGTTTGAACGACCGGTTAAAACTGGGCCTGAAAGTAAACCACCATACAGTCCGTCTCCTCCTGCAGAAAACCCAGCTTTACTAGAAGTAACTGTTTCCCCTGGTATAGTAACACCATTTGCAAAGAAAATATCGTACCCCTCTTTAACTATACCCCAATCCCCGGTTTTAATTATTCTATCAGGTATTGTAGAGTTTAAATTACCTATAATATGATCTAAATTGTCAAACCCTACAACAAAGTTTGCCTCTATAGGTATATGAAAGTCAGGACTAGCTAATACAGATTTTAAAAATTGACTTATGTTTGAAATTATCATTTTAACTGAAAAGATTGTTTAAAGAAAATAACTGAAAAGGTTTAATTTCTTTTACGTCAGGTACCCCGTTTGAACCTGGTGCACCACCCGGGTATTTATCATCTGGGTTTTCATTAACAGGTACTTTTATTTCAGATTCCCAAGTTTGATAACCGAAGACCACTTTTACTTCTTGTATTTTGCCGCTACCTGATACATTATAACCTTGATTAGGTAATTCTTTTATAAATAACCCCTTTATAGTGTACGTAATTACTTGGTTTAACAAATCATCGTATACTGATACTTGTGCAACGTCTTTAGCTTCATTTGGTATATGGTTTATAGTACCAGGGGTGTTAGCTGCCGATTCAATAAGTCTATCTTCAAGCCAAGACCTTACCCGTAAATATGTATCTACATAAAACGTTACTTCCCAGCTTTTACTGTTACCAAAGTCTCTTGTGCTAGGTGCGTTTATGTCTACCCCTTTGTATTTTACTGATGCAATTGATTTTTTTGTTCCGGGTAAAGAAAACTCTTTAATATACAAATAAGCTGTATCATTAGCTTTACCTGTAAGAAAAAATTCGAAACCATTAAGTTTTATTAAGTCAATTCTTGCTTGAAAATCTCTTGAGAACCCAAACTCACTAGCGGCTAGGTAAAATTGTTGTAAATTTTGAGTAGTATCAGCCATGATTATGTAAAATATTGAAATGCTAATGTTACTGGTAATCTAGCTACTGTTTCTCCGTTATCTCCTACGTTGTATTCAATACCTTCTACAAGTACTGGAAATACCCCATGTAAGGTAATTGTTTTAACAGTTACGTCTTTATCGTTTTTTAAATCTAAAGTTAATTCACAATCTCCAAACGGCCCGTTAAACAGATCTGCTGCATTAGCAGGATTTGCATATATACTTGAGTCACTATAGTTATTAACTGGTTCGTAAAGAGAATTACTCCATTTTTCGAATAGATTTTTAATTAATAAGTTTTCATCTGAAAAAAACGTTACTCTCCATCTACTAGATTCCGGAAAACTTGCATTAGTAGGTACATTAAAATCAAACGCTTTATAAGGTACTGTTGTAATATTTGTTTTTCTTGAAGGTAAAGTAAAAGTTTCTACGTATAACAAAACCGAATCACCTATTACTATCCCTGCTGGCGCGCCTTTAATATCAGCAACTTGGAAGTTATATTTCTTTCCAAATCCTAATGTATTAGCTGCTGTAATGAAGTCCTGCAAGGCCATATTAATACTTAAGCTTAGAACAATAAAAAACCCGACTTACGCCGGGTTTAATAATATAAACTTTATTGGATATTAACCTTGGGTCCAATAATGATACGCTAATGTAGCAGTAAACGTTAAAGGTTTACCTGTACCAGTAATATCATATTTTACTTCACCGAGCTTTTGGATATAAGCTCCGTATAGGTTGTATTTGTTGATCTCTGTTAACTTATCATCAACTTGTACAAGAGTGATAAGTGCTTCAGGACCTCTTACTGATAAGTCGCCAGTACTTGTTAAATCATTGAATACTTGACCTCTTTGCCAAGCTTCGAGTTTCTGCCGGATAAGACTAGCTTTGTCAGCACGAAACTCAACCGTCCAAGCATTACTACCAGGGTATTTTACGGTACCGGGGAAGTTAAAATCAAGACCCATATAGGTAGCTGTTTGATTTTGAATGTCTCTTGAAGGTAGAGTAGCTGTAGTAATATATACGAAATCGTCTTCGTTAAAAATATTATTACCTAGAGAAGTTACTCGTAGCATGTAGTCACGAGCGAAATCTCTTTGCTGTGCTACCCTGTAGAAGTCTTGTATTGTTTGTGACATATTAAATATTTATGTTGAGGTTATTGTAATAGCTCTTGGAAGTTTTGAGATGTTTTAGTGCAGTAAAAGTTTACTAAGATAAATTCTGCTGTACGTACTGGCTTAATGTAGATATCTACAACAAGCGAGTTATCGTCAATAATATCTGGAGTATTGTTTGTATCATTACATACAATCAAGTAGTCGTAAACACCTTGAGTATTCTTAGCTAGTTCAAATACTGGCTTAATCGTATTAGTTAATCTGTTACGAGTAAACGTTGTATTTGGTTCAAATAAGAATGCTTTGCTTGTATTAAGTACTGATTTCTCTAAGAAGAGGAATAAACGACGAACATTAATACGATCAAATGCACTCGGTGTCTGTAATAAAGTCTTTTGACCTTGAATTGAGAAACCAGCACCAGGAGTGTTTACTACTGGGTTGATTGCAATCTTGTAAAGTAAATCGCGCTGCTTTTGATTTGGGTTAACTGCAATATCAACAATACCAGTTACGGTACCACGATTTGCACCAGCAGGTGCTGCCCAAGGATAAGCTACTGCATCGTTACTTGTATAGATTGCTGCAGCAAAACCAGAGAATGGCAACCAAGTAGCTTTTGAAGTAAATGAATCAATAACTTTGACCCAGTTACCATATGTTGTAGCATAGCTTGTATTAACCCCTTGATAGGAGTTACGTAGCGGCCAGTAAATGTTGCTTGAGAAGTTTGTTGAAGGATCTTTTAATGTCTTGAAGTCTGCACCTTGTACGAAAATTTGACGTAATGGGTCAGAAATAAAGATACAATCTTTACGTTGGAATGTAGTAAAGTCTACAAACTTTTGAGTAATTTGAGACCAAGTACCGACAATAGTATCTGGTGTATAGTTACCATCAGATTCTGTTAAATTGTCTACTGCAGATTGAACTGCTGTACCGTATGCTGTATCATCAAATGTGCCTGTTTGTGCAATAGCTGCAACAGTCGATAAACCACCGTCTACTACAACGTCAATATTGTATACATCTGCATTACCAGCTAAACTTAAAGCGTTATCAAGTTTTGCACCAACATCACCGATTGTCTTTACGTTAGTTGTATCTAACGAAGGAGCATAAACACCTAATGGGAATAGGCTAGTTGCTGCATTATAGTTGCCTGTTTGATTAAAAGGAGTTAATACTCTGACTTGTTTTGCAGCATTACCGTCATTGTCTAACCATTTAATATTGTTTGAAATGTTAGGGTTAAGGAATACTGTTAAGTTAGGTGAAGTATTGTTGATTACTGTTTCAATAAAGTCGCTCTTAGCTGCACCACCGTTTTTGTCTTGTACTGTACGGTTAGCATAGAACGATGTAGCATAACCTTCTTGTAAGCTATATGATAACTGTAATGGGTTATTACCGAAAGGAGATGTTCTTACTTTAATAAGAGAAACGATCGCTAAGTCATCAAAGCCTGTACCACCTACATTTGAAATGTCGTATTGTGGAATGTTTTCGATTAACTGTGAAACGCTTGGCTTTGGATCTGCTGCTGTAGCTGATAATTGGAAGCTTAAACGGCTTGATGGAATCTCTTGATAAACATTAGCACCGGTTAAACCAAACGATGATTGTTCAGCTGTAATACTGAATACGTTTTGAACAGCAGACATTGCTGTCGTTGGGTTTAAGTTGAGATTGTCAGCAAGATTTAAATAAAGACCTTCAAACTTTTCGTTAATAGTTGTTTGAGATTCGTTTAATACTACTAAACCGATACCGTTTGCTGTTAAATCAGCAACACTATTAATAGTTGGAGCTGCACCACCGCCAGTTGTGCTCCAGTTAATACCGTTTTGTTTTAAAGTTACGTAATCGTCTTGAGAAAGTTCAATAAGTTGTGGGGCTGCAAGATAATATGTACTTGCACTCATGAATGCTGTAGTTGTTGAAGCTGCAGCTGCTGTAGTTGTGCTTGGTGTTAAAGCTGGTAGTACTGGGAATACTAAAGCACTGTATTTGTTAGCTGCATAACCATCTCCCATTCCACCACCATAAGGTAAACGATAAACACTTACTTGAGCGTTTGTACCTGCATTAAACTGTTGTTGTACGGAATAATAAAAATAACGTTCGGCTGCATTAGTAGGTGTACCGAAAATATTAGTAAAATCGTTACCTGTTGTAAGGCTTATAATTTCATTAGCAGGACCTTGAGCAGCAAAACCTGCAATAAACACATTAGTACCATTAGGTACGCTTGTTGTTTGGCTTAGATCGATTTCATTAATTTGTACACCAGGGGATTGTATTTGACGTAAAGTAGCCATAGTAGTATTTACTATTATTTAGGCTTTTCCGCGAGAAAACCTTGTTGTTTTACAGTAATTCTGAAGTCAACTGGCTGAACGAGAACGTAAATGAAGACTCTAACTGATCAGCATCTCTATAACTATAAGTTATGCCTGTTAAATTTGTAATAAAGGCTTTGCTATACGTCCAACGGATTTTCTTATTATTATATTCATCCAACCCCTCCACCACCACACTTGTTTGGTAAGGCTGTAGATTTGCTAAGCCTGCATACTGAGTTGGTGTTTGAGGTAATTGTGTTAAGTTATCAGGATCCATAGTACTACTTGTAACACCGTTTATATAATCCAACCACTTCCATAATACCCACCAGTTGTTATAATTGTTATCTACTGTAAAGTTTACAGTAATGTTTTGGTACTTCTCTCTTTTGTTAGAAGTTACGCTTAAAGTTTGACCGGAAAATGGTAAATCGACAGGATTTATTGCGGTAGCGGGTACAACTGTACCGTAAACCGAATATTGCAAAGAATCTAGATATACTCCATCATTTGTTCTGTCGCTTTGATTTAATATATTAATCTTCTTAAGAGCGTCAGGCAGGTTTAACGTGAGTAGAAATTTATCTTTTCTACTTTTATTAAGAATAGACTGTTGTGTTATAGGTCCGAGTGCCATTATTTGCCTTTTTCTTTCTTTTCTAAATAGTGTCTTCTTACAATTGGATCAAAACCGAGTACAATGCCACTAGTACTTAGACCACGAGGCTCGGTATTTACCTTATCCATATTCATACTATAAAAACGAGCAATTGCTTGAGCGGTTTGAGGTATAATATATGTTTTACCACGTGGTTTCTTTTTTAAGTTTTCAATTTCAGGAAAAGGAGTCTCCATCTCTCTGTGAGTCTTAGCAATAATACTGACCGATTTTGTATCGTGCCTAGTTAATTTGCTCATACCCGCCGTAGGAGATTGATGTCTTGGACCACGACTACCTTTACCGCTAGTTATGCCTGGTTGAGACATAAACGTCTTAAAAGTTTCAGCTTCTTGATTTAAAGATAGCTCTTTATCTCTTTTAGCTATTACGCCTTGTATTAACCTATCAATATCTTTAGTACGTCTTAACTCTTTATACGCTAAATTTTCTATAGAGTATTCTCCGCCTTTAACTAAACCAGCCTGTCTAGTTTTTAAAATTTTATCTTTTACATTTTCAGCACACTCCAAATCACATTTATCGCTCAAAGCATGGTCAATCATATGTCTCATTGCTTCAGCCTTTTTAGCTATCTCTTTTTTATCTATATGGTCTGATTTTTGAGGTTTATGTACCCAAGCATCGTTTTTTAATGAATATACACCTGTAGAATGATGAGGTTCAAGTATATCTTGTATATATACTTCTACGTCATAGTTTTTAATTTTAATTTCGTGCGTACTATTCCAAACAGTCTTTTTAGCCTTAAAATAATCTTTAAGTAAAGCTTCGTCTATATTATAATCTCTACAATCTGTTATAATATGCAAATCAAAATCGCTATATTCAGTATAGTTATAGTTAGCCAAAGAACCAGTTAAAGTAATATCCTCTACATCTACCGGAATTTCTACTGTTTCTAAAAATGCTTCAGCAACTTCTAATAGCTTATTTTTAATTTCCGGTTTAATAGTACCTCCATCCCATATTAAAGGATTGAGAGTATCGTGATATTCAAACGTAAGCTTGTCAGAAGGCAACATGTTATACAATTACTTACGTATTATTTAATTATATTAGGTTTCCCAAGAAATCATTTTTTGACTATCTGTAGGTATACCTAAATACGCACACTTCCAATCTCCTTGTGCAAATATGTCTAAATTAATCCATTCATCTTTACGCTTTAGTATTTGTTTAGCTACATCATCCCAATCAGTATTTAAAAAAAGAGGTTCAACTAAGAGCCTTCTTTCTTCTATTTTTTCATAGCTAAATTCATCATGTTCATAGTGTAAAACTTCTATACAGTTACCCTCTTTATCTGTATAATCTATTGAAAAATCTAACCCCCATTTTGGTTTTAACTTAATAAGCTTGTATAGTTGGGTATTCCATTCAGACCACAGTTTAAGTCTATCTAGTGCTTTTCCAGTAAAACCTCTACGTTCAAACAGTAAGCTATGGTTAAGGTTAGCTCCTTCAAACACTACACCTTCTTGTACAATCCACGGTCTACGTAAACACTGTTGATCCGGGTAGTGAGTTGATAAATTTTCTTTACTATCATACGCGTACCACTGTTCTAACTTTGTCATAACATACCCTTCTTGATCGAACAGTTCTAAAAATTCAGGCCCTGGTAATACAGGCATATGCCCAGCAGTAGGAAAATCTTCAAAAGCTTTAATAGGTACACTCCAGTATCCAATAGGGTTAAATTTATTATCCGTTAAAGTTAGCTTTTTCATACTATAACTTACTTTTGACTAGTAGTAGATCCATAGTAAGTATATATAATGGCAAAAGCAAAAGGAGATCAGACAACGTATTATTTGGGTAATAAAAACTTACCCGTGCCGGAAACTCAATTTAATTGGACACCAGAGATGGTGGAAGATCTAGAAAGAGCGCGCAAGTCTATTTTACACTTTTCTCGTTTCTTTTACATTGTTAGTTTGGACGAAGGTAAGCAACCAATTAAGCTTTATAACTTTCAAAAGAGAGTACTTAAAGCGTTGGTAGAGAACAGGTTTAATGTTGTATTAGCTTCTAGACAGATTGGTAAAACAACTATCTTAACCATATTTGCTTTGTGGATGATTTGTTTTCATGACGATTATAGAGTACTACTAATTGCTAATAAACAGGAAACTGCTAAAAACATTTTTAAACGTATTAAACTAGCGTACGAAATGCTACCTAACTATATGAAACCAGGTGTAGTGGCTTACGCAAAAGAAGGTATGGAACTAGAGAACGGTTCCTCTATTGGTATTAGTACTACAACGTCTGATGCTGCTAGAGGTGAGTCTATTAACTGTCTACTCTTGGACGAAGCTGCATTTATTCCGCCAGAGTTTATGGACGACTTTTGGGAATCAGTATTTCCTGTTATTTCATCCTCTAAGAAGTCTAAAATCTTTATGTTATCTACCCCTAACGGTGTGGGTAATCTTTTCTTTAATACTTATACCGATGCAGTAGCGGGTAAAAATGGATGGCACCATGAGCGTGTAGATTGGCACGAGGTTCCAGGTAGAGATGAAAAATGGAAAGAAATGACAATGAGAGCTCTTGGTTCAGAAGAGTCATTTAACCAAGAGTATGGTAACGAGTTTAGAGCTGCAGGTGAAAACATTTTTGATAAAGATCAGTTAGACGAATTAACAACTAATGCTCCAGATCCCGTTTATGAAGATGATGATGGTACTTTTAAAATATATAAAGATCATATAGATGGTCACTTCTATAGTATTGGGGTTGACGTTGGCGAAGGTATTGGTAGAGCTAACTCAGTTATACAAGTAGTGGATGTTACAGATTTAACTAACATAGAACAAGTAGCTACATACGCTAATAATAAACTAGACCCATTTAATTTTGCTGGGAGGCTCGTAGAAATAGCCGGTCAATGGGGTAACCCGCCATTATTAGTAGAGCGTAACAACTGCGGAGCCTCAGTAGTAGATGCTTTAGTTAATACTCACCAATACCCCAACATAGTAAAGTATACCCCGAGTATGGGTTCGTTTACTGAAAAGGTAGAAAAGGATAACCGTCTAGGTGTTTATTCTCATACCAACAGTAAGTTCAACTCCATGGCTAATTTTAGGTACTGGATGAATGTATTGAGGTGTGTCAAGTTATATGACAAGCAGACTATAGAAGAGTTTAAAACGTATATACGCCAACCAAACGGAGTATGGAAAAAACAATCTGACAAGTACTTGGATGATAGAGTAGAAGCTCTTATTTGGGCAATGTTTATATTAGACCCTAAAGTAGTAGAACAATTTTACGAAGTGACTCAGCAAGATAGCAATGGTAAACCATTACATATGATACCTAACAATTGGGACCCGTTTGTAGTTAGTATGCCAAAGCCTTCTGAGATGTATAATAAATTTAATAAAAATAAAGAACCGGATATTACTGCACGTAACCCTGTTATTATATCTCAAGGTCCGAGTAATGCTAATCCTGATATGGATGAATTATTTGAACAGGGCTGGAGATTGCCTCATGGTAGTCCAGCTGCTGGTATGTTAGATAAAAGGTTTATAAACGATAGACCTTATTAAGTAGCCATAAAAAAAGCCCTTATTGCTAAGGGCTTTGTGAATTATCTATGCCTTAAAATTACTTCGTGAATATGTTTGCACCTTCACCTTTGTCAGGTGTAAGATTGCCTACTGTATGTAATTTATGACCGTCTTTTAAGTGAGCTGATTCTTTTTCTTTCTTAGGAGCTGGCTCATTCTTAAAGCTTGCACCTTGTTCAGTTGCAGCGCCTTTAACTTTAGTTACACCAGCGCCACCGACTTTGTGAATCTTGTGACCGTCTTTAAGTTCTTCTGATTTAGCACCTTCGAGCGGGTGACCTAGGTCTTCAGCTTCAACAGCTTCTCCCATTGCACCCTCTTCTTCTTCACCGCCACCGGTGAATGCTTGATCTTCATCACCTAAATCACCATGTTCTTTATCATATGCTGTATCCTTTTTAAGGAACTTTAAAAGTTTTTCTACCATTTCGATAGCTTCTTCATGCGTGCAGCATGCTTCTTCACCTTCATCACCCTCAGGACCACCCATTGCTGGTTCTTCATGATCAGCAGCTGGCTCTACTGGAGCGATTTGTTCTTCTTCTTGAGCAACGAAAGGCACGCCATTAACTGCGTCCTCATATAGTTTTTGGAATTTTGATTTAGGCATAGTAAAATGTTGTTTATTATATTTAGGAGTTCTGGAACTAGAATCTACAGTCTCCTCTACTTTTTCTTTTTCAGGAGCTTCTTCATTCTTTTCTGCAGCTTCCATATCTCCTTCTTCTTGCTTTGTTTCTTTAGCTGCTTCTTGTTTTTCTTTAGCTTCGTTCTTCTTAAAGCCTTCAGCTGCATCAGGACCTGTACCTTTAGCTAGCTTTTCTTCTTTCTTACCAAAACCTTCTCCTACTTTAGGGGCGTTTTCATTAAGAGCTTCTTGCTTCGAGGATGTAGGTAAGTACATTGACGCATCTGTTAAAAGAATATCAGGCTGCTTGTTACCGTTTTGAATAGCTGGCATTTTAGCAGCGTTTTCTTGGACCATATTATATAGAGAGTCCAGATCGGATAGGTTCTTTAATTTGCTCATTATAATATTATTTAGTATATTACAGATTAATTCTATACTTTTTGTAAATATTTTTATGTCAATATCGCAATATTGTGTGGATACAGGTCCTTATGTACCACCAGGTACCACTAACCCAGTCGGAACAAACATACCTGGAGCTGCATCCTGTAGTATAGGAAACTTGCGTTATTTAGACATTACAACTAATGCATATGAAATCCAATTATTTAATAATTGGTGGAACGAGCAAATAAGCCAATACGGAATGCTTGTATATTATTATGTTAACAATTATACACTTTCTGGCCACGATTTCTTTTACGGTGAACAACCTCTAGCTGGATTCTTACCACCATTTAATTTGGTAATGGCAATAACACTTAATAATGATAGTATTATATTAAGTAAGTTCGGTTTACAGGGTGAAGCTGATATAACCGGTGTTATATCTATTAATACGTTTACCAACGCTCTATCAACATCATCTTTAAGTAGTGTAACATCTCAATACAATTTTGAACCTAAAGCAGGGGATGTAATAGAGTTAGTTGAGTATGGTGCAACAAGACCAAATGGTAGATCGGGTCAAATATTTGAAATAACAGAGCGTGTTGATCAAAAAGGTGGAGATCGTAATCAATTATTAGGTCATTATATATGGACGATTAAAGGTAAGCGTTATGAATATACATTTGAACCAGAAGCACCTCGTGAAAACTTTAGTGATCAAGTGTATGATAATAAAGTTGACGGTCTAATACCTCTCAATACAGGTAGTAATGGATTTAATGCTCGTGTTATTGATGACAAAGCATATCCACAAAATGTTGATCATCTCACAAAAAATACTGTATATAACTATACAACTAACCATAACGCACCATTATCTGGATATTTAAGTTATAGTGGTAACAGTGGCACAACTGGTAAACCTGATACAGGAGTATACGGTTCTTATGAAAGCAATATTACATTAGTTGATCTGTATGGTGGTAATTTACTACACCCGGCCGCTAGCGCCGCTGGTGTTGAAGGAAGACCTCTAACTTATCTCGGTTTTCCAAGTACGAACAATTAAATATAATATAATATGCCGGTTCCGCAATACCCCACTATAGTATATGTAAACGAATTATCCGCACTTAATGATTATGGTGTTTCGGGTGCAACAACTACAGCCGGAAGCAATGTAGTACCGTCTATTGTATTTCCACACGAACTTTCTCAAGCCCCAAACATTACAACGAACGATCTAACGTTCTTGGAGCAAGTCAATAATGACGGTTCATATACAACTTACTCGGTAGCAATTTCTGCTTTGTCAGCAGGTGGGCCTCCTGGTGCGCAAGGTGACATGGGCCCTCAAGGACCTACCGGTCCGCAAGGAGACACTGGTGCATCTGGTTACTCCGGTATTAACGGAGCACAAGGTGCACAAGGAGCACAAGGCAGTTCCGGTACTTCTGGTTTTAGTGGTATAAGCGGTGCTAGTGGTTATTCTGGTTTTTCAGGTTTAGGTTTATCCGGTTATAGTGGTAAGTCTGGCTATTCTGGTCAATCAGTTGTTGGTCTAATATTATACCCAACTAATATTGCTGCAGACGTACCAAACGATGTATTTTTAACTCCAGAGCCTCAAGATGCTGCTGAAGCTGCAGATGATTCCGGTTATTTTAATTACCTTCAAAACCCTGCTCCAATATTATATACAATTACGCTTACAGGTTCTCCTAATAAGTCGTTAATTAATACTGGTACTTGGTACTTTGATACGTATTATTCAATGTCTGGTCCACATGCAATGGATCCAGGCGTTAATACTCATTTAACTTACGCTGTTTACAAGGTAGATCCAAGCGACAATGAAACAATGTTGTTTTCGGTAACAGGTGATGCATTAACAAGAACACCTACACCGACATTCCAAAGAACATCATATTATATTGATACCCCAATACCTTTAAACTTATCTGACAGAATTAAGATAAGCGTATTTGGTCAAACAACAGATACCTCAGACCCTAATGCAGGTGGTGGTGTTGACATTACATATTGGTATCTTGGTACAAATCATTATAGTAGGTTTGTAACTAACCTTACTTTAGGTTCAGATGGTAAAGATGGCGCGTCTGGTTATAGTGGTGCTACAGGCCCTCAAGGTGCACAAGGCGATCAAGGTATTTCAGGTTTTAGTGGTGATAGTACTTCTGGTTATAGCGGTATTTCCGGTTATAGCGGTGATATGGGTTACTCCGGTACGTCTGGTTATTCAGGCTTTTCTGGGTACTCCGGCTATATGGGCTTTAGCGGTATTTCCGGCTACAGCGGCTTCAGCGGTTATGTAGGTTTTAGCGGTTACTCAGGCTTTACCGGTCAATCAGGTATTTCCGGTTTTAGTGGTATTTCTGGCTATAGTGGCTACAGCGGTCAATCAGGCTTTAGCGGTATTTCAGGCTGGTCTGGTTATTCAGGTTATTCGGGTCAGTCAGGCTTTAGCGGTATAAGTGGTGCTTCAGGTACTTCTGGTTACTCGGGCTTTAGTGGTATATCTGGCGCAAGTGGTATATCAGGTTTCAGTGGTATATCTGGTTACTCGGGCTATACCGGTCAATCAGGCTTTAGCGGTATTAGTGGTTTTAGTGGTATAAGTGGCGCTTCCGGCACTTCAGGCTTTAGCGGTATTTCGGGTCGGTCCGGTTTTAGCGGCATAACTGGTTATAGCGGCTTTAGCGGTGCTTCTGGTATATCAGGCTTTAGCGGTATATCAGGCTTTTCTGGTATATCTGGTTACTCAGGTTTTTCAGGTATTTCTGGTTTTAGTGGTATAAGTGGTTTTAGTGGTACTAGTGGTAAGTCTGGTTATAGTGGTAAAGACGGTACTTCAGTTACTATTATTGGTACAGTACCTACTGTAGGTGGTAACGCACAAGCTACTTTAAACGCTGCATTCCCAGGCGCCGTAAACGGTAACGGTGTTATAGATGAAAATACTGGCGATTTATGGGTATATACAAACGGTACCTGGACTAATGTAGGTCAAGTAAAAGGTGACTCTGGTACCTCTGGTTGGTCTGGCGCAAGCGGTATTTCAGGCTTTAGCGGTTACTCAGGCTTTGTAGGTATAAGCGGTTTTAGTGGTATATCTGGCTTCTCAGGAATTTCTGGTTACTCAGGCTTCTCTGGTCAATCAGGTATATCTGGTTTCAGTGGTTCTGGTGTATCAGGTTATTCTGGTTATTCTGGTCAATCAGGCTTTAGCGGTATAAGTGGTTTTTCAGGTATATCAGGCTTCTCCGGTATATCTGGTTATACAGGTATAAGCGGTTGGTCGGGCTTTAGCGGTATATCTGGTTTTAGCGGTATTTCAGGTGCTTCAGGTATATCAGGCTTTAGTGGTATAAGCGGCTGGTCAGGCTTCAGTGGTATATCAGGCTTTTCGGGCATCTCTGGAACATCTGGTTGGTCCGGTTTTAGCGGTATATCAGGTTTCACAGGTGATTCTGGTTGGTCTGGTATTTCAGGTTATTCTGGTTTTTCAGGCTTTAGCGGTATAAGCGGTTTTACCGGTACAAGCGGCTTTAGTGGCTTTAGCGGTATTTCCGGTTTCAGTGGGGATAGTGGTATATCGGGTTATTCTGGTTATACAGGTGTATCTGGTTGGTCAGGTTATAGTGGCTTCTCAGGCTTTACTGGTATATCTGGCTTCTCAGGTTTTAGCGGTTCTGGTGTATCTGGTTATTCAGGTTTCGGCCCACAAGGTGCGCAAGGGGATATAGGACCTCAAGGCTATCAAGGGGATGTCGGCTCACAAGGTGCACAAGGTTATCAAGGTGCACAAGGCGACTTCGGCCCACAAGGCGCTCAAGGTGATATTGGACCGCAAGGTAATCAAGGCGATACCGGACCCCAAGGTGCACAGGGAGATCAAGGCTTCCAAGGTTCCCAAGGCTCTCAAGGAGATATTGGACCGCAAGGTGCACAAGGCGATGTAGGTCTTTCTGGTTACTCTGGTGTTAACGGTTCTTCAGTTGCTATTATTGGTACTGTACCAGACGCTAATGTTAACCCACCTGGCGACCCACAACAAACTTTAAACGCCGCGTTCTCATCAGCAGTTGACGGTAACGGTGTTATAGATGAAACTTCTGGTGATTTATGGGTACATGCTGGTGGTACCTGGACTAATGTTGGTCAAGTAAAAGGCGATTCCGGTACTTCAGGCTCTAGTGGTTGGTCAGGCTTTAGTGGTTATCAAGGTGTACAAGGTTTTTCTGGTATAAGCGGTTTTTCAGGTTATAGCGGTATAGATGGTTTCTCAGGTATATCTGGTTGGTCTGGCTTTAGCGGTTATTCCGGTATAATGGGTTATAGCGGTATTTCTGGTTTCTCGGGCTTTAGCGGTATATCCGGTTATAGTGGCTCGCCTGTTAATATTTCTAGTCAGTTAATAACTTATAGTAATAGTTTTAGTGCAGGTCAAGTAGTAAGACTTGATAACGGTAATAGCGGTTGGTTCTTATCCCAGGCTAATACACCTCAAAATGCTGAAGCAACTGGTGTTGTACAATATGCTTCTGCTTACGACTTCTATATAGTATATAACGGTTTAATAACATTTGATCAACCACTATTAAATCCAGGGGAATGCTATTTCTTATCCCCAGATGTTCCTGGTGCTATTACAACTGCAGTAGTTAGTGCTACAGGTACTGTTTCAAAACCAATACTACGTGCAATTACATCAAATGTGGGTGTTGTTGTTAATGAAAGAGGTATATTAAATTCAAACGACTCTGCATTAGGTGGTTCTGTAAACGTAACAGGCGTTACTAATCAATACTATACAGCTGTACCTACAGACTATTACATTGGTGTACAATACAACGGACCTTCTACCATTACTCTACCAGTTGGTTATAATGGTAAAGCATATTCTATTAAAGATATGACAGGATTAGCTAATGATACTACAAATACTATTACAATATCTGCTACATATCCAGACACCATTGACGGATACACTTTTGACCAAATTACATCCCCGTATGAAACAATAAGCTTAGTATATTACGGCAATAGATGGAATTTAGTTTAATAAACAACAAAAAAAACATTTCAAGAATAATAAGTAATCTACAATAATATACCACCATGGCAAATTCCTTCGTATACACAGCAATTAGAGGTCAATCAGGTTTCTCTGGCGCAAACGGTGCAACAGGTGCACAAGGCGCAACCGGCACAAGCGGTTATTCCGGAGCCTCAGGCATTAGCGGATGGTCCGGCTTTAGTGGTATCAGTGGTACCTCTGGTTGGTCCGGCTTCTCCGGTATTTCCGGCTATAGTGGCTTTTCTGGTATTTCAGGCTTTACAGGTATTAGCGGCTTTAGTGGTATTTCAGGTTGGTCAGGTTTTACAGGTATAAGCGGTTTCAGCGGTATTAGTGGCTGGTCCGGCTTCTCTGGTATTTCAGGCTATTCAGGCTTTACAGGTATTTCAGGTTATTCTGGCTACACTGGTATTAGCGGTTTTAGCGGTATTTCTGGCTTCACCGGTTTTAGTGGTTACACTGGCTTCTCGGGCTTCTCTGGTATTTCCGGCTTTAGTGGTATTTCAGGCTGGTCCGGCTTTACAGGTATTTCCGGTTATAGCGGCTTTACGGGTATTAGCGGTTATTCAGGCTATACCGGTATTTCTGGTTGGTCTGGTATTTCAGGTTATTCTGGCTTCTCAGGCTTTTCTGGTATTTCAGGTTTTACAGGTATAAGCGGTTTCAGCGGTATATCAGGCTGGTCTGGCTTCTCTGGTATCTCTGGTTGGTCAGGCTTTAGCGGTATTTCCGGCTACTCAGGCTATACAGGTATAAGTGGTTTTAGCGGTATTAGCGGTTGGTCAGGTTATTCTGGCTTCTCTGGTATCTCAGGCTTTAGCGGTATAAGCGGCTTTAGCGGTATTTCAGGCTATTCTGGCTATACTGGTATTTCAGGTTTCTCAGGTATTAGCGGTTGGTCAGGCTTTACTGGTATTAGCGGTTTCTCAGGCATTTCTGGTTACTCCGGCTTTAGCGGTATTTCAGGCTTTAGTGGTATTTCCGGTTATAGTGGCTTTACCGGTATTAGTGGTTTCAGTGGTATTAGTGGTTGGTCTGGTGTCTCTGGTGGTACCGGTGCATCCATTTACGGTAGAACATACTACCTACAAGAAGTAACAAGCGATCAAAACCCAACAGTATTTGAAGTAATGTCGTTAGTGCCAGGCGGTGGTGGTACAGACGTAAACGATGACGCATTAGCTCTTAACTCTACCACAGCAGGTCCAGGTAGCCCAAGCGCTTACGGTTGGTACTTAACACCAATTGGGGAACCAGGCTTAGTTGAAATTCCAGCTGGTTTGTGGGAATTCGATTTCTATCGTAACGTTTCTGCTAGCGCAGCAAACTTTGTTATTAGCGTATATAGTTACTCAATGGCTACAAGCGCTACTAGCGCATTTATCTTAAGTGCTGATTCAGGTCCTGTTACAGATACATCTTCAACTTTCCAAAAATTAGGTTACGTTACAAGCACGATTACAAAGCTTTCTGCAACAGATCGTATCTTATTACAAGTTGCAGCTTATACAACAAGCACATCAACAATTACTGCTACTTACCATTACAATGGTAGTTCAATATATTCCGCTTTACGTACGCCAATCGGTCAAGGTGTAAGTGGTAGTTCAGGTTTCTCCGGCTTTAGCGGTATTGGTACCTCAGGCTTTAGTGGTATTTCTGGTTGGTCTGGCTTCTCTGGTATATCTGGTTTCTCAGGTATTTCTGGTTGGTCAGGCTTCAGCGGTATATCTGGTTACTCTGGCTTTAGCGGTATAAGTGGCTTCTCTGGTATTTCAGGCTTCTCTGGTATTAGCGGTTGGTCCGGTTTCTCGGGCATATCAGGCTTTAGCGGTATTTCAGGCTATAGTGGTTTTAGCGGTATAAGCGGCTTCTCAGGCTTTACTGGTATATCAGGCTTTAGTGGTATCAGTGGTTGGTCAGGTTATTCTGGTTTCTCTGGTATATCGGGCTTTAGCGGTATTAGTGGCTATAGCGGCTTTAGTGGTATCTCAGGCTTCTCTGGTATCTCAGGCTACTCTGGCTTCTCAGGCTTTACCGGTATTAGCGGTTTCAGCGGTATCAGTGGTTGGTCTGGCTTTAGTGGCATAAGTGGCTATAGCGGCTTCTCTGGTATTTCAGGCTACTCCGGCTTTAGCGGTATAAGCGGCTTTAGCGGTATCTCTGGTTGGTCTGGTTATTCAGGCTTTACAGGTATCAGTGGTTTCACTGGTATTAGCGGTTTCTCAGGTATTAGCGGCTGGTCTGGCTTTAGCGGTATTAGTGGCTACAGCGGTTTTAGCGGTATATCTGGTTTCTCGGGTATTTCTGGTTACTCCGGCTTTTCTGGTATTTCAGGCTTTAGCGGTATTAGCGGCTTTAGCGGTATATCAGGCTTTAGTGGTATTTCAGGCTGGTCTGGCGCTTCTGGTATATCGGGCTTCTCTGGTATTTCCGGTTATAGCGGCTTTAGCGGTATATCTGGTTTCTCAGGTATCTCTGGTACTACAGTAAACATTTCAAGTCAAGTCATTACATATACCAACACATTCAGTGCTGGTAACGTGGTACGTCTTGACAACGGTTCAAGTGGTTGGTTCTTAGCTCAAGCAGACAATGTAACAGATGCTGAAGCAACCGGTGTTGTTCAATCTTCAACAGGTACAACATTTACAATCGTATACATGGGCTTAATTACAGGTCTTGCAAGCTTGACACCAGGGGAATGTTATTACCTATCACCAACTATTGCAGGTAGTGTTACAACAGTTTCACCAAGTGCTTTCGGTACAGTGTCGAAGCCAATCATGAGAGCTGTTACATCTACAACAGCAGTTGTTGTAAACGAACGTGGTTACTTAAATCTCGATAATTCACAGATTATATATCCAAACGTTCAAGGTGTAAGATTAGTAACAACTTCACCAAACGTATTACAGTCAACTGACGAATATGTAGGTGTTAATGTCTCTGGAAGTGCTTTATTATACTTGCCAGCTCTACCATTAAATCAAGGTACATTTATAACAATTAAAGACGAATCTGGTGCAGCTCGCACAAATAACATTACGTTATCTGGTGCAGGGGTAACAATTGACGGTCAAGCTACTTATCTATTAAACTATAACTACGAAGCAACCACTATTGTATATAACGGTACTAACTGGTTTATAGTATAATGGTATATAAATATTATTGCTTCAATGAACTATGAGCAATACATTTGTATACACAGCGATTAAGGGACAGTCTGGTTACTCAGGTACTACTGGCGTAACAGGTGCGCAAGGTGCAAAAGGCTCTACTGGTGCACAGGGTGCTTCCGGTTATTCTGGATTTACTGGTATTTCAGGCTTTTCTGGCTTTAGTGGTATAAGTGGATTCTCTGGTATTTCCGGTTATAGCGGTTACTCGAGCTTTTCTGGCTTTAGTGGTATATCCGGTTATAGTGGTTATACAGGTATTTCAGGCTTTAGCGGTATATCCGGTTGGTCTGGTTTTTCAGGTATAAGTGGTTTTAGCGGTATTTCCGGTTATAGCGGTTATACAGGTATTTCAGGTTTTTCTGGTTTCAGTGGTATATCTGGCGCAAGTGGTATATCTGGTTTTTCAGGTATAAGTGGTTTCAGCGGTATATCAGGAGCGAGTGGTGTATCAGGTTTTAGTGGTATATCAGGCTGGTCTGGTTTTAGCGGTATATCAGGTTATTCAGGTTTTACAGGTATTTCTGGCTATTCCGGTTATACAGGTATAAGTGGTTTCAGTGGTGTCAGCGGTTATTCTGGCTTCAGCGGTTTTAGTGGTATATCCGGTTTTAGCGGTATATCTGGTGCAAGTGGTGTATCAGGCTGGTCTGGCTTTAGTGGTATAAGTGGTTTTAGCGGAATCAGCGGCTTTAGTGGTATTTCGGGTTGGTCAGGTGGCACAGGCGCATCTGTATATGGTAGAACGTATTTCTTACAGGAAGTAACTAGTGATCAAAACCCTGCTGTGTTTGAAGTTATGGCTTTACAGCCAGGCGGTGGTGGTACGACAGTTAATGACGACCAACTAGCTCTTAATTCTACTACAGCAGGTCCAGGCAGTCCAAGTGCTTTCGGTTGGTACTTAACACCAATCGGTGAACCTGGTATAACAGAAATACCTGCAGGTTTATGGGATATAGAATTTTATCGTTACGCTTTAGGTGGTACAGCTAATTTTGTATTTAGCATTTATAGTTACTCAATGGCAACTAGTGCCACGAGTGCATTTATTTTAAGCGCCGATTCCGGTGCCGTTACAGATACTACTTCAACCTATCAAAAAGTACAGTACGCTACAAGCAATATTACAATTCTTTCTGCAACAGATCGTATCTTATTACAAGTTGCAGCTTATACAACAAGTACAACAACACTTACTGCTGCTTACCAATATAACGGTAGTTCGCAGTTTACTGTAGTACGTACCCCAATCGGTCAGGGTGTGTCTGGTACATCAGGTTATTCTGGTGTAGGTATTTCAGGTTTTAGCGGTATATCTGGTTATAGTGGCTTCACAGGCTTTTCTGGTTTTTCAGGTATAAGTGGTTTCAGCGGTATTTCAGGCTTTAGCGGTATCAGTGGTTGGTCCGGTTTTAGTGGTATAACAGGTTTCTCCGGTATCTCTGGTTATTCAGGCTTTACAGGTATTAGTGGTTTTAGCGGTATATCAGGAGCGAGCGGTATATCAGGCTGGTCCGGTTTTAGTGGTATATCAGGCTTCTCTGGTATCTCAGGCTTTAGCGGTATTACAGGATATTCTGGCTATACAGGTATTTCAGGATTTAGTGGTATATCTGGTTTCAGTGGTATTTCTGGTCAATCAGGTTTTAGCGGTATTTCAGGCTTTAGCGGTGTTTCTGGTTACTCAGGCTTTAGTGGTTTTAGTGGTTCAGGTGTATCTGGTTTTTCTGGTATAAGCGGTTTAAATGCTACTAATGTAAATGTAACATATAGCAACTCTTTTAGTCCGGGTAATGTTATATACAAGACATCTGGTGGTTATGCATTAGCACAAGCCAACAGCCCAAGCACGTCAGATATTATCGGTGTAGTAGTAAGCGCTACTGGTACTTCTTTCCAGTATGTAGCTAACGGTTATACTTCAGGCTTTACAGGTATAGTAGATGCTGCACAATATTATCTTTCAGACGCAACAGCAGGTCTAATGACCACAACACCCCCATCAGCTGTAGGTTCAATCATTAAACCGGTTATGATCGGTATAGGTACTACAGCAGGTTTAATTGTTGAGTATCCTGGTTCACAAATTCAAGCAGCAGGATCAAACTCTGGTTACTCTGGTTACTCTGGTGCTAAAGGCTCTACAGGAGCTCAAGGTGCAACAGGTTCTACAGGTTCTACTGGCGCTCAAGGTGCAACAGGTTCTACAGGTTCTACTGGCGCTCAAGGTGCAACAGGCGCTCAAGGCGCTACAGGCTCTACTGGCGCTCAAGGCGCTTCAGGTTATTCTGGCTTAAAAGGCTCTACTGGTTCTACAGGCGCTCAAGGTGCAGCTGGTACGAATGGTGCACAAGGTGCAGCTGGTACAAACGGTTCTAACGGCGCACAAGGTGCTACAGGCGCACAAGGTGCTACAGGCTCTACCGGTGCACAAGGTGCTACAGGATCAACAGGTGCACAGGGAGCTACAGGCGCACAAGGTGCAGCTGCTGGTTCAGGCGGTACTTCAAATGTTGTTGCTAAGTTTAACAGTTCAACCACAGTAACTAATAGTTCTATTACTGATAATGGTAGTGCTATATCAACATCTCTTGGTATTACAGCTTATTCATTTACTTCTACTTCATCTAGACGTTTTAAGACTAATATACGACCATTAACCAATTCTTTAAATAGAGTACTACAATTATCTGGTGTATGGTATGATAACACTCTTAAAACCGATCCAAACGATATAGGGCTTATTGCAGAAGATACAGTAAATATAGTTCCAGAAGTAGTTTATGATGACCCAGATAGCGCCGGAAACTATATCGGTATTGATTACAGTCGTTTAACATCTTTACTAGTAGAAGCTATTAAAGAACAACAAGTACAAATAAATAATCAAAATACTTTAATAGCACAGTTAAGTGCAAGATTAAGTTAAATATAATATATGGCTACACCGTTTACATATAGTATACAAGGAGCTTCAGGATTTTCAGGCACTCAAGGCCCGCAAGGTGCAACCGGTCAAACAGGACAAACTGGTTCTCAAGGTGCACAAGGCGCAATTGGACCTCAAGGTTATACCGGATTACAAGGTGCTCAAGGTGCTCAAGGTATATCAGGCGTAAATGGTTTAAACGGCGCTCAAGGTGCTACAGGCGCTCAAGGAGCACAAGGTGTTAACGGTACAACCGGGCAAAACGGTGCTCAAGGTGCTACAGGTGCAACAGGTGCCCAAGGGGCTACAGGCGCACAAGGAGCTAAAGGTTCCACCGGTGCTCAAGGCGCAACAGGTAGTAACGGATCTAATGGTGCTCAAGGAGCAACAGGAGCTCAAGGGGCTACTGGTTCAACTGGTTCTACTGGCGCACAAGGAGCAACAGGAGCTCAAGGGGCTACTGGTTCCACTGGTTCTACTGGCGCACAAGGAGCAACAGGAGCTCAAGGGGCTACTGGTTCCACTGGTTCTCAAGGTGCAACTGGTTCAGGAGCGCAGGGCGCTCAAGGCTCTCAAGGCATTAGTAATAATGCTATAGTACAAAGTGGTGTTAATAACGGTACCCCTAGCGGTGCTGCAAACGGCTACCTGTGGTGGAATTCAGATACAGGCGTATTAAACGTTTGGTACAACAGTCAATGGGTTGCAGCTACACCTGTAGTTGATCCTTCTCTAATTTTTAGAACATCTGGTGGTAACATTTACGGTAACGTAGGTGTTTCTGGTAGTTTAACAGTTTACGGTAGTGTATATGCAACAGGCAATGTTGCAGCTTACTATTCAGATAAGAGACTTAAAGATATTAAGAGTAATATTAGCGGTGCTCTACCTAAAGTATTATCTTTAAACGGTGTATATTACACTAATAACGAAACCGCTAAACAGTACGGTTATACTTCCGATGAATTACAAGTAGGTGTTATTGCTCAAGAAGTAGAAGAAGTATTACCAGAAGTAATTAAACCTGCACCGTTTGATGTATTAGTAAACAACGACGGTACAATTAGTTCTAAGTCCGGTAATAACTTTAAAACAGTGCAGTACGAAAAAATTATACCTCTTCTTATTGAAGCAATAAAAGAACAGCAAGCTCAAATAGAAGAACTAAAAAGTTTAGTTAAAAAGTAAGACATGGCTCTTAGCTTTCCAAGTTCTCCTTCAACTGGTAACCGGTATAATGCCTATACCGGTTATTTTTACTTTTGGGACGGTTATACCTGGTGTGCAACTGGTCAATCATTAGGTACTAACCCGGTTAACGCTAACCCTTTCCTTTATCGTACAATGTACACTAGAGGGTATATGCACTGCGGTTATCAAAATAGTTCTCCTTGGAGAAATACTAATAGAACTTTACATGTAACAGACACTACAACTAACTTAGGGGATATGATGGACCGCGGTGCATCGTATATTGACGGTGGTTTTAGCGACTACAACACGTATGTATTTAACGACTCAGGTAGTGTGCAAGGAACCTCTGCTTACACTTCGTCAATGAGTATGGTAACAGAAAGCTTGAGATCGTATAATAGTATCTGGAATACAACGGTAAGTCGTCAAAACTGTAAAGCGTTAATGAATGCTGATCTCACTGCAATATACATTACGGGTGGTAATAATTCTTCAACAGATAAATTTATTACAGCTTCAGATACTATGATAGCAGCTAACTTAGTAGCTGCTAGCTCATCTTCTGGTGGTACAGCTGGTGGTCTTAGTGGTTTTTGGGGTCAATATTACGGTATTATAAACGCTAATAGTGGTGGTGGTTATTTTACCTGGAGTACAGAAACATGGACCAGTCAAAATATTTTTTCAGGTTATAGTAGTACAGACGGACAACCAAAAGGTTTGTCGAGTAAATGGGGATACGGGTATAATGCGCCTGGTTCATATGCTGGTTCATCAACTTTATATAAATTTAACGATGTAACTAGAACATACGTATCAAGTATAAGTCGTCCAGAGACTTGTGGTGAAGAAAACTGTCAAGTAGGGCAGGATTGGGGTTATACTATAGGTTCTTACAACGGAAGTGGACAAACAAATAACTCTACAAAAGTTTCATATACAACAGACTCATGTGTAGCTGGTGGTTCAACTATGCAACCGAAAGGTCACGGAGGCGCGTCTTCTGGTGCTTGTGGTACAGGTAGCTGTTTAATCTTAGGAGGAGTACTAGGTACTACAATATAATATGTCAGTATTAAGCTTTCCAACATCCCCATCAACAGGCACTCGGTACTTAAACCCGAACGGTTACAATACATATGTGTTTGACGGATATAGCTGGATGGCAACAGGCGTTGATATTAATCCAAACCCTAATAATAACTTATTTCTTTATCGCACAATATACACTCGTGGGTATATGCACTGTGGTTATCAAAATAGTTCTCCTTGGAGAAACACTAACCGTACAATGCATAACACAGATACTACAACTAACTTAGGAGATATGATGGATAACGGTGCTGCGTATATAGATGTAGGTTTTAGTGATTATTATTCATATGTTTGGCCTGATGCAGGATTTCAAGGAGTATCTTCGTATTGTTCATCAATGAACATGCAAACTGAGGCGTTAAGAACACATACTGATAACTGGAACATGAAAAATAATCGTATGCAGAGCAAAACCTTAATGAACGCTGGTAATACAGCTGTATATATTTGCTGCGGTTCATCTGCTTCTACAGATAAATTTTGTACAATAACTGATACAATGTTTGCAGCAGGTACAGTTGGTTACAACGGTGTAACGTCTGGTGGTTCAGCAGGAAGCGGCGCAGGCTTTTTCGGTCAATATTACGGTACTATTGCTAATAGTAGCTCTTCAGCATCTTTAGCATGGTCAACTGATACTTGGACTACTGGTACATGGACGTATCTAAACGGTCTAGATGGTATTAATCACGGTTTGTCTAGTAAGTGGGGTGTTGGTTATAATGCAGGTGGCGGCAATACAGCTAGTGTAAATTATTATAAATTTAACGACGTTACTTTGTCTTATATTTCTACTATTAACCGTGGAGACAACGGTGGAGAAGAAAATTACGAAATAGGTCAGGATTGGGGCTATGAACTTGGTAACTACAATGGGGTGCAAAATAATAACTCTTTTAAACAATACTATACAAGTGATACTTTAGTGACAGGTGGTTCAACTATGCAACCGAAAGGTCATGGAGGTACTTCTTCTGGCGGTTGTGCTACAGGTAGTGCAGTACTATTAGGTGGAACAATGGGTACTAATATATAAATAACTTTAAACCATGTCATACTACATTGCAAAATTCTTTCGATATATACCTACCATAGACGGTATGAGAGTAGTTACATCATTTGATAACTTCAATGTCGTTGAATTTACAACTGACACCGCATACGCTGCAGTAAGTTCTATGGAAGCATTTCCATTTCAAGGAGTAAAAAAATATATACCTTTAGTTGAGATTACTCAATATGAACTTTCTGCATGCAAGCATTATGGAGAAACTCGTCCTTACCGTAAAGCTTATTCCGATGTTGAAGGTTTACCTTCTGATCCAGATGAATTAGCTAAAGGTAAAAGAAAAACAAAAGTATACTTAAACAACGCAAACTTTGCAGCTGTTTCTGCAGATGCTGTAGATTTAACACCGCATCTTGTTTCATTAATGAAAAAATCTCTTAAGTTACACCTTGAACAAGAGATGGAAGATAGAAAGTTAGGTCTACCGAATACAGATACTCTTTATCCGAGACCTGATTACGATGCAGACACGCATGCCAGAATACATACTTTAATAGATAGCTTGTCGACAATAGACGACTTGCATTATGAACGTGAAATGACTTTCGGTATAGAAATGCCAAAAGACCTCGCAGTGCGTAGAGGTCATTGGAACGATACAAGAAACGCAAGATTAAGTGCAGTAAAATTCGGTTACCAGTTCTAATATATGGAATATAATGATATTATTAAATTCGTCGATGAGAACGAAAACTCTCTCGGCATGTCTGATTTTCAATCTCGTTACTTTGTTGTAAATTCACAAGTAACAGATTACCGTAGAGTGCGTCAAGCTTTACTAGAAATTGATACTCGTATTGGTTCACAAAAGCAAATTGAACGTCAGCGCAGAAAGCGCATGATAGAAAAGCAAATATTAGAACGCGATATTGCAAATGAACCAGACGAGTTAAAGAAACAACTTATTCAAGTTGATATTGATCAAGCAGATTGGGACATTCATATGTATGACAAAAAAGAAGTTATGGTTCAAAATGAACTTAATAACTTTGTTAACATGGTAAAAGCAGTTGTACCTAACTTAGAAGCGTTACAACAATTCGGTACTCATAATGAACAATTAGAACGGGAGTACTGGATAACGAGAATGGCTAAACAGGCTGCAATGGACTTAAACACTATTGGACGTATTAGTCAAGGTAACTTAGACTCAATATTAATGATGCCGATGCCAGATGTTAAAGAAACACTTGGTCTTGCTATTAAATATAATGGGGTTTTAGGTAAAGGACTTGATGCAATCGGTCAAGCAACAATGAAACAGTTAATGAGTTCAGCAGGAACAGATTTAGCTTATATTGATGATGTTGCTAAGGACCAGTTGAAACTCGAGACTAAGACCAAGAGTGAAGATATTTAGCATACCGCTTAATCCTAAACTTACAGAACAACAGTTCTATTCATTTTTAGCGTTTTGTAAGGAGTATAAGGATTACATTTACGACATTTATTTTACTTGTCGAATAGATCCTTTTTTACAGGATGCTATGGGTGATGTGTTTGTACAAAAAGAAGCACATCAGTTTGCTATTGAAACAGCTTTATACGTACAGAAAGAAACTGGTATAACTGTATCAGCTACGTTTAACAATATATCAGTACGAGCTGATCAAAAGAACTTAGAAACCTGGATAAAGAACTTTAAACCGTTGTATGACGCTGGTATAAGATCTTGCACGTTACCACACACTCACTGGATGTTAACTAAGCAAGTTAAACATAACTTTCCAGAGTTATTTGTCAAGAACACTATTCTTAGAGGTGTAAAAGAACCAAGAGAAGTAGCAGCTTTAGCACAGGCTGGTTTTAACTATGTTAATCTTGATCGAGTACTCATGAGAGATCATGATAGACTTAGAGAGATAAAAAGAGTTAAAGACAAATACGGTATCAAGCTATCTTTATTAGCTAATGAAGGTTGTGTAGGTGGGTGTCCTGTTATGGATGAGCATTACCACTTTAATAATACTAGAACAACAGGTAATCAGTACTTTACAGACCCTATTAGTAGAGTTAGTTGTCCTAAATGGCAGACTCAAGATTCAGCTGTACAGTTAACTAATGCTAACTTTCCACCTTGGAGAGAAGATTGGTTAGAGTTTTTAGAGTTAGGTATTGATACGATTAAAATGCACGGTAGAGAGAATAGTAACCGTTTAAACGAAACTATGGACATTATTCGTAGATTCGCTAATAAAGAAGAGTTATTATTTGACGGGTTTAAGCCTTATATTGAAGATACTAACTTAATAGAAAAACCTATAAATGCTTGGCGTCAAAAGATTAAGACATGTAAATTTAATTGTTGGGATTGTGATTACTGTACAAAAGTATGGAGAGCTAAAGGTAATAAAAACAACAAGAAGGTTGAAAAGGTTGCTCAATTACTAATAGACACTGTTAATCAACCAATAGGAGATACTGTAGAAGGTATTACTTCAGACAAAATGAAACAGCTATTAAACGGTATTGGTAAAATATCGACAGGTTACCTTGAAGTGGGTGTGTTAAACGGTGGTACGTTTTGTGCTACTATTAAAGATAACAATCTTAGAGCTTATGCAGTCGATCATTGGCAAGAACAAACCAAGTCTGCTAACGGTAAAGTTGATCTTGAATCCTCAAAAGAAAAATTTATTGAGAATGCTAAAAAGTATAAAGGTAGTAACACTTTAAAGGTATTCAATAGCCATTTTTTACAAGTCGACAAGTCTGATATTGGTAATATAGACTTTTTCTTTTATGATGCAGATCATAGCGAAGAAGCTAACTATCAAGCTATAATGTACTTTGCAGATAAGCTAGTAGATGAAGCTGTTCTTATATTTGACGATGCAAATTTTGATGGAGTAGTTAGCGGTGCTAAACGCGGTATTGCTGATGCTGGTTTAGAAGTAATATACGATAAGATATTATTAAATGATTTAGAAGATCCTGATATGTGGTGGAATGGTTTTTACCTGGCTATTGTAAAGAAATAATATAAAATATAGCTATGAGTGACTTTTTAGACCGTTTTTATCTCGGAGACGAAATCTATCTCTTTGTACTCTTTACTATTATGGTAGTAGCGGGTATTGCCAAAGAGCATAACCTATTCGGATGTACGTATGGATGGTTAAAATTTAAACTTAAAAGTAACAAGTTAGTTATTGCTGTTATTAGTCTTATTAGCGGTATATTACCTCTAGAAGGTAGAAGTACAGTTAGTGCAGGTATACTAGATACTGCAACAGCCTCAAAGGAAAAAGATGTAAAAGCACGTCAAAAGCTTGGACCTATTGACTTTCTTACTACTCATCACTATTATATGTGGTCTCCTATTGAGAAACCAGTAATATTACCAATGGCAGCGTTCGGTATTACATATGCAGTATGGTTAAAAATGTTATGGCCGTTAATAGCTGTTAGTGCTGCATTTATTTTTTACTATTTATTCTTTGTTATTAAAGAAGATGAGATAGAAATTACACCTCAAGAAAATCTCGGTGCTAGTAGCTTTATCAAAAACGTAATACCGTTTATTGCTGCTGTTCTTACGTATATGCTACTTGGAGGAGAAGGCCCAGAGTTAGTGTTTCCTATCTTCGGTACTCTATTAGCTTATTATCTGTATATTACTAAGACCTATAGCTGGAAAAAGATTAGTAGTTATGTCAACTGGACTACTATTGCATTAATTGGTGTTATCTTTTTTACATCGGGTTATATGCAAGAACATAGAGCCTGGATTGAACACGCAGTGAGAAACTGGGGTTTAGACCCGCATACATTTAGTGGTATGTATATTATTAGTATGCTACTATTTGCTGCTAGCTTTAGTATGGGTAGTGACGGTAAATTTGCCGCATTAACTGTATTAGCTACAACAGTATTCGGTAAACAGTATCTGTTATGGTTCTTTGCATTAGATTATTGTGGGTATTTATTAACACCTATGCATGAATGTGTTATGATTGGTAAACGTTACTTTGGTACGCCTTTATCTACATACTACAAAGCATTAGGCACTTGGGCGTTCTTACTTTTATTAACTGCAGCTATATTTACTTTCGTACACTAAATATATAATAAATGACGTTACAATCATCAGGTACTATATCAATGAGTAATATAGATGTGGAGCTTGGTAGTACAGCTACTACAGCTCTTACACTTAATGATTCTACTGCTCGTAATTTAGCGGGTATAGCTTCTGGACAAATAGCATTAAATAACTTTTACGGTAAAACTAATACATTAGGTACAGCTGGAAACCCTGCTTCTTCAGCTAAAGCATTATACAATGCCGGGTATCGTACTGACGGAGTGTATTATATTAATTTACCTAGTGTAGGTTCAACCCCGGTGTACTGTTTATTAAACTCTGGCGCAAACGGTGGTGGATGGATGATGGCGTTAAAAGCAACTCGTGGTACTACTTTTAATTATAATTCTGGTTACTGGACAGGCAATAATACTTTAAACACGAGCGCAACTAACCGTAATGACGGAGATGCAAAGTTTCAGGTCTTTAATTATGCTAACGTTACAGATATGATGGCGTTGTGGCCTGATATTGGTACTAATGGTGGTGGTTTAGGTAGTAATCCGTATGGTTGCTGGTCTTGGCTGCAAAATAATTTTGCAGGTCAAGGAGACAGCCCTAATGTTAGTAGCACAACAACTCTTTTAAACTTTTTTAGCAATGCTGGTACGTATCAAGATGACGGTTCTGGTAGTGCAGGTGGTGACTTTCTAGGTGGGGCATCCGGTTTTAATGGTTTTCAAACTGGTATCTTTTCATCTCAAAACGATATCAACTTTTACGGATATAACTTTATTAATGCAGGGGACTGGGGTTACGGTGGTGGGGCAGCGGTGCGTTGGGGGTTTGGTTGGAATGAAAACGGTGAAGGGCAATATAGTGACCCTTCTACATTGTTTAATAGTGGAGCTGCTGGTTCTGACGACGTTTCTGGTGGTTTAGGAATGGCAGGTAATTTCGGTAATTATTCAGCTGGAGACTATGTTGCTTGCTGTCAAAATCAAACCGGTATAAACAGATCAGCAAGAGTAGAACTTTATGTAAGGTAATAATATGGCCAATATACCAAACTCATACGTAAATCATATACAAGATTATTACAATGTACCGTTGTTATCTGCGTTTGCGATGCAACTGTACACCGATTCAATAAGCTTATCATCAGGTAACATGCCACTTTCAGCTTACGAGGCTACTGGTTTAGTAGCTATGCCAGATAACGTAGTCGATCTACCCACAGAAGTTATAGATTACATAGGCCAAATAAATTATATTAAAAATCGAATTATTTGGTCGTATAATTTGTCAGCTAAAGCTTAAAGCTGGAAAAAATAAAAAACTATATTAAAATATAGTTATGAACATAGTAATAGTGGGTGGTGGTACAGCTGGGTGGCTTGCTGCTTTATTTTTTACTAAAGCACAATTAGGTAAGCACAAAGTCACTGTTGTTGAGTCTAGTCAAATTAGTATTATTGGTGCTGGAGAAGGCTCAACTGGAATGCTGGTAAACGTACTATCAAATCACTGGTTTAAAACTGGTACTACTATATCTAACTTTTTAAACGACGTTGACGGGACAGTTAAACTAGGTATATTACATAAAAACTGGACACCAGCTGGAGATAGTTACTTTGCACCGCTTGACGGCACGAGAACCGGCACATCAAGCCCTGATATACATTTCTTAAAATCTTTTATTAAAGAAGGCAAAGAAGGTATGCATAAAGCCTCAGAATTTGGTAAAATTTACTCTGAAGGTAATATATCTCTTATTTCTGCGTATCATTTTAATGCATTTAAAATAGGTGCACATTTTAAAAAAGTACTTAAAGACGATATTACAGTAATTGATGCTGTTGTTAATGATGTGGGGATTAACGAAAAGAACGTAATAACAAAAATACGTTTAAACAACGGCCAAGAACTTGAAGGAGATCTTTTCGTGGACTGTACCGGTTTTAAGAGAGTACTAATGAATGCTCTAGAAGTTAAATGGAAAACATATGCTTCTCATTTGCCTGTTGACCGAGCAATGCCATTTTTATTACCTATAGATGAAGATAACCGCCCAAGACCGGTAACCATAGCACATGCATTAAGTTCGGGGTGGATGTGGCAAATACCTACCACAGAAAGAATAGGCTGCGGGTATGTTTATCAATCAAACTGCATTACACCTGATCAAGCACAGCAAGAGGTCGAAACTGCATTGGGTAGAAAAATAGAGCCTATAAGACATATAAGCTTTGATAGCGGTAGGTGCGAAACTTTGTGGGAAAGTAACTGCTTAGTGTTAGGTCTAGCTGCAGCATTTGCTGAGCCTTTAGAGGCTACTTCTATTCACACCACAATAGTACAATTATTAACGTTTATGGAATATTTAAGACCGGACGCGACGAGTACATTAATTGACGTTAACAGAAAATATTATAATAAAAAAATGTGTAAATTATATGATGATGTACTAGATTTCTTAGTACTACACTATCAAGGCGGTAGAGATGATTCCGAGTTTTGGCGTTATATAAAATCAGGCAAAACTATAACACCTTTTGTGGCTGATCTATTAGAAAGATGTAAACATACAGTACCTGGTGGATTGCAATATGATTACTATTATGGCAGTGTAGGGGCATCTCTCTATAATTGGATACTTGCAGGTATAGATAAAATTACACCAGAATTAGCTCGACAAGAATTAGACCTATACGGTATTGACTATTCAAAATAATAACTTATCATAGAACTATGCAAAATTATATTATTCCTACTTCAGTTATAGACGGATTCTTTGAAGATCCTTACAAAGTAAGAGAGTTTGCATTAGTACAAAACTTTTCGCCAGACCCCAACAAAATGTGGCCTGGAACCAGATCGGATTTATTAATAAATATTAACGCAAATTTACATTATTATACTATTTTTAAGTTTCTTTCTATATATTACCCTATTGCGGATATAAAAAATTACTTTGCTAAAGCATATTTTCAAAAAGTAAACAAGGATTTTAAATCTGGTTGGGTACATAAAGATAATGATATTATAACAGGTATTGTGTATCTTAACCCGGATGGAGATGAAAATTCAGGTACTTCTATATGTGAACCTAAAGTACCTGGTACACAATTAATTAACGGAGAAGAAAAGCGTAAATTTATTGCAGACCCTAAGAATTATAAAGGGGATATCAATACTCTTAGACAGCAAAATAACAATCAATTTACTGATTCTATTATTATTAAAAATAAATTTAATAGACTGCTTTCATTTGACTCCCATTTATATCATACAGCTAATGAATATGTAGGGGAAGATACAACTGAAAGATTAACTTTAGTATTCTTTATAAGCAGACTAGATGTACCTGTATATCCAATGCAGCGTTTAAGGCAAACTATATAGTAAAATAATAAGTTAAAATAGTATTAGGTTTACTAAATAATATGTAACCAATACTATTATGGCATACTTTAATCCAGCAAACGCATACTCAGGATATTCAGGCGCAGGCGCACAAGGAGCACAAGGTGCTCAAGGCGCTACAGGCTTAAACGGCACAAACGGTGCTCAAGGTAGTAAGGGTTCTACTGGTGCTCAAGGCGCTACAGGCGCTACAGGCGCGCAAGGCGCACAAGGTATTTCTGGTTTTTCTGGAGCTAACGGCGCTCAAGGTGCACAAGGTTTTCAAGGCAATCAAGGAGCTACTGGTTCACAAGGTGCTACAGGTTCTACCGGCGCACAAGGCGCTTCTGGTTATTCTGGCTTAAAAGGTTCTACAGGTGCAACCGGTGCTCAAGGCGCACAAGGAGCCTCAGGTACAAATGGTTCTAACGGTGCTCAAGGTGCTACTGGTTCAACTGGCGCTCAAGGTGCAACAGGCGCTCAAGGTGCTACTGGTTCAACAGGTGCGCAGGGTGCAACTGGTGCTCAAGGCGCGCAAGGTGCTACTGGTGTAAGCCCTGGTGGTACATCAAATTTAGTTGCTAAATTTTCTGGTGCAACTACATTAACAAACAGTTCTATTACTGATAACGGTAGTGCAATTTCTACCTCGCTTGGTATTACAGCTCTTTCGTTTACTTCAACATCTTCTCGTACAGGTAAAACAAACATTAGACCAATTACAGCTGTTGTTAGCGATCCTCTTGCAACAACCAAAGCATTAAGTGCAGTTGCTTATGATAGTCTTATCGACTTAACAGCAACTAACGAAATTGGTCTTATTGCTGAAGACGTACTCCCATTAGTACCTGCAGTAGTTTTAACTAATGATGACGGTTCTTGTGTTGGTATTGATTACGGTCGTTTAACAGCTCTCTTAATTGAAGCAGTTAAGACTCTTTCAACCAAGGTTGATCAGCTTAGTGCAAAATTACCATAATAAGGTAAATTAAAGTGTGGCTACACTTAAAACAAGCGTATTCAACTTAACCGAGACGTTAATAAACACTGTAAAAGTGTATAAACAGCAAGGCGCTATACTTGCGAATGAAGCCAAGCAAACCGCCCGTATAGAAGTATGTTCAGCTTGTCCTAATTTAGGAGAAAATAGTAGATGTAGTCTTTGTGGTTGCTACATGAATTTAAAGGTGAGGTTAGAGGGGTCAAAATGCCCCGCCTCAAAATGGTAAAACACCACTCTGACTGTAAGTATTAATAATGCCTGTTATTAACATACAGTCCCTTGCAAAACCCACCGGATTAACTACCGAAACCGATACAGGAAATCCGTATTCGTATCAACAATGGTTACAAAATAATAGTAATATTGATAGTAAGACTCAGGTTGCTCAATATAATACATACTTGCAGAACTGGTATAAAAACCGTGCAAACACACCAGCTGGTCAGTTGTTATATGTAAAAAATCTTTATATAAACTTTTTACAGCAACTAGGTTTATCAACACGTAATCCAGAAGAGCAGCGTTTTTTTAGTACTGTTAACTATACAAACGATTTAGACTTACAAACAGCTATTGTTTATTATGCACGTAAGTTAAAAGATGTATCACGCTACCTAGCAGAACAACGTAATAGTATTGTTTATTCCAAGTTAAAATATAACTTAATTGGTACTAGTGAATATCTCACTAGTTTGTTTTACACTTATATATTAAATGTTTTTACCATTAAACCGGATCCAGACAAAATCATTATTACAAATGGTGATCTATTACAGTATTTGCCAAATTTAAATGATATAACGGATTCTTTTAGTGTAGAAATTGAAGAACTTTACGATACAGCAAATTACTTTGATAGAGATCCTAGAGTGGATATATCTCAGTATACTACGTTTGGGGCTGGTTTAAGTGCAAGTGATTATGAAACCTCGATATATGATATTCCTTCAGAGTATATTTTAAATTTAATTATCCAAGCACTACAAGCTGCTAATACTTTAAATCCTTGCTATGGCGTATCCGGCTTTGTAGGTACAACTGTAAGTAATAATACTACATCAACAATGAGCAATGTTTACGTCTATTCCGGTGATGGTCAAAGTACCTCGTTCCCTTTGAACAGTATTACTAATACTGATGCCTCTCAATATAGAGTTACCATTGACGGGTTATTGCAAACACCTGGTATGGCGTATACTATTAGTGTACCAAATCATAACGTAACCTTTACAGGAGTTCCTCCTACTAATTCAGAAATAGTTATTGTAGCACCTCTCACATAATATGGCACTAACAACAATAACAAATCTTGAGATGGTACCTGTTGCAGCAGCTTCAGGTTTTTCCGGTTATTCTGGTGCTTCTGGTGCTTCTGGTTTTCCAGGCGTGCAAGGCGCTCCTGGCGGTACTTCAGGTTATAGTGGTCAATCAGGTTACAGTGGTTTAACTGGCTCACAAGGTGCACAAGGTATTGGGTTATCAGGTTACTCCGGTCAAAACGGTACTAATGGCACAAATGGTATTAATGGTGCACAGGGAGCTCAAGGTGCAACTGGTGCTCAAGGTACTGGTCCGCAGGGTGCTACCGGTCCACAAGGTGCTCAAGGCACACAAGGAGCTCAAGGTAGCTCTGGTTTTAGCGGTTACAGTGGTATAAGTGGTTATACAGGTGTTTCCGGTTTTAGCGGTACTTCTGGCTTTAGTGGTGCAAGTGGTTTTACAGGTTATAGCGGTCAATCAGGCTTTTCTGGTATATCAGGCTTTTCTGGTATAAGCGGTTACACCGGGCAATCAGGTTATAGTGGTACAAGTGGTTGGTCTGGTTTTAGTGGGGTGTCTGGTTACACCGGTACTTCTGGTTTTTCTGGTATAAATGGTACTTCTGGTTTTTCAGGTGCTTCTGGTTTTTCAGGTATTAGTGGTTGGTCTGGTGTTTCTGGTCCTGCAGGTGGTTCTTTATATGGTAGAACATACTTTTTAGAAGAAGTAACGAGTGACCAAAACCCTGCAGTGTTTGAAGTAATGGCTTTACAGCCAGGTGGCGGCGGTACAACTGTAAATGATGACCAAGTTGTAATTACTAATACAAACGGTATTAGTGCATTTGGTTGGTATTTAACACCTCCTGGAGAGCCTGGTGTAGTAGAAATACCAGCTGGATTATGGGATATTGAATTTTACCGTTACGCTCTAGGTGGCCCAGTTAATTTTGTATTCAGTGTCTATACATATTCAATGGCAACTAGTGCCACAAGTGCATTTATCTTAAGTGCAGATTCTGGTGTAGTAACAGATACAGTATCAACATTTCAAAAAGTAGGGGCTGTATCAAATAATGTAACTATTTTATCTGCTACTGATCGTATCTTGTTACAGATTGCAGCATATACATCAAGTTCCACGCCTGTTTCAGCTTCCTATCAATATAATGGTAGCTCAGTATATACAGTAATACGTACACCTATCGGTCAAGGTGTTTCCGGTGCTTCTGGCTTTTCAGGCTTTAGTGGTATAGGTGGTTCTGGCTATTCAGGTTATTCAAGTTTTTCAGGCTTTAGCGGTACATCGGGTTTTAGCGGTGTATCAGGCTTTAGTGGTTTAGGTTTATCTGGTTTTTCAGGTTATTCCGGTCAATCAGGCTTTAGCGGTACATCGGGTTTTAGTGGTGCTGTTGGAGCTAGCGGTCAATCAGGCTTTAGCGGTATAAGTGGGTTTAGTGGTATATCTGGCTATAGTGGTACTTCCGGTATTTCCGGGTTTAGCGGTATTAGTGGCCAAATCGGCGCACAAGGTCTTAGTGGTATTTCAGGCTATAGTGGTTTTTCAGGTATTTCTGGTTATACCGGTATTTCTGGTTTTAGTGGTTCAGGGGTTTCTGGCTACTCTGGTGCTAAAGGCTCTACAGGAGCTCAAGGTGCACAAGGTGTTGTCGGTCCTTCTGGTTATTCAGGTATAAACGGCTCTACAGGAGCTCAAGGTAATCAAGGTTCACAGGGTGCTCAAGGTGCTTCCGGTACATCTGGTTACTCGGGTTACTCAGGATTGTCTGGTGTACAAGGTTTTATTGGCGCACAAGGTGCTCAAGGAGCTCAAGGTGCTACTGGCGGACAAGGTTCAACAGGAGCTACTGGTCCACAGGGAACTCAAGGAGCAACAGGTGCACAAGGTTCGGTCGGTTCTGTAGGTGCGCAAGGTAATGCTGGTACTTCTGGTTATTCTGGTTTTTCCGGTGCAGTAGGCGCTCAAGGTGTACAGGGTACTCAAGGTAGTGTAGGTATTATGGGCGTACAAGGTGCTCAAGGCGCTACTGGCGCACAAGGAACTTCAGGTATTTCTGGTTATTCTGGTTTTTCCGGCCCTCAAGGACCTCAAGGTTTTGTAGGTAATCAAGGACCACAAGGTGCTGCAGGTAGCCCACAAGGCGCTCAAGGCAGTTCTGGTTATTCTGGTTTTAGTGGTAATAGTACTTCTGGTTATAGTGGTTACAGTGGGCCTGTAGGTGCACAAGGCGCTACTGGCGCTCAAGGTACTGGACCGCAAGGCGCGCAAGGAGCTTCAGGTGTTTCTGGTTATTCAGGTATTAACGGAGTACAAGGAGCTACAGGCGCACAAGGTAATTCTGGTTATTCAGGTTATACCGGTATAAGTGGTTTTAGCGGTATATCTGGAACATCTGGTATATCAGGATATAGTGGTTATTCAAGTTTTTCTGGTTTCAGTGGTATTTCTGGTTATTCTGGTTTCAGCGGTACTAGCGGCTTTAGCGGTATTTCAGGTTATTCTGGTTTTACTGGTATTTCAGGCTTTACTGGTATAAGCGGTTTTAGTGGTATATCGGGTTTTTCAGGTATTAACGGAGCACAAGGCGCTATAGGTGCACAAGGTACTACAGGTACAAGTGGTTATTCTGGTTACTCCGGTCCAGTAGGACCTCAAGGTTTTACAGGTCTACAAGGTGCACAGGGTGCACAAGGCGCGACCGGAGCTCAAGGTACCGGGCCTCAAGGAGCTACAGGAGCACAAGGTGCTTCTGGTTATTCTGGCTATTCTGGTGTCAACGGAGTACAAGGCGCTACAGGCACACAAGGTGCTTCAGGTTATTCAGGCTATTCTGGATTAAAAGGCTCTACAGGAGCTACAGGCGCACAAGGTGCTCAGGGTGCTCAAGGTGCTCAGGGTGCTCAGGGTGCCGGACCACAAGGCGCTACCGGAGCTCAAGGTGCAACTGGAGCTCAAGGAGCTTCTGGTGCTCAAGGTAGTAAGGGTTCTACTGGTGCACAAGGCGCTACCGGTGCTCAAGGAATTACTGCAAACCAAACCTTAAACACAAATTCATATGTAAACTTTGCTGGTGTTAATACTAGCCCGGGTGGTTTAGGTATTGCTTCTACCGGTTATGGTATAGATGGTAGTGGTAATGTTAGCGGTTACGGTGCTTATATAGGTGCAGCTGGTATTACTAATGCTGGTGGTTTAACTCAAAACAACATATCTCTATTCACAAACACTGCTTACTTTGGTACAGGGTCAGGAGCGGGTGTACACATTACTTTAGCTTCAAGCGGAGATGTTACTGCTGTATCATATACTACTACTTCATCTAAGAGATACAAAACCAATATTAGACCTTTAACAACCACAATAGGCAATGCTTTAACAGTTACTGAACAGCTATCAGGTGTAATGTATGATAGTTCATATGATGTATCTGATACTAATAATATAGGTCTTATTGCAGAAGATGTAAAATTAGTACTACCACAAGTAGTATCAACAAGTGCTACAAGTGCAGGAGAAGTTTGCGTAGGTATTGATTATACTCGTTTAACAGCATTATTAATTGAAGCCGTGAAAGAGCTTAAAGCTGAAGTAAATACACTAAAACAATCCTTATCAGCAAGTTAATAAATGCTATCTGCAACACAAGTCGATGTAAACACAACTTCTGGGCAAATTGATGCTCAGTTAGTAACATTATCTCAAAAGTATTTAGGTAATAAAGAATATGTACTATCTGGTACGACTACTGGATATATTGGTGCTGAGATAACACCTCTTGCACCTTGGAGCAACTTAGCTAATAGATACTATCCTACAGTTGCTACATTACCACAAAGCGGTAACAACATTAAGACAAAAGCCGAGCTAGGTGGTTATTTTACTCCTAATAATTTAGGTGTTTCTACTTATTTAGCTAAAAATTTAACACCGTTAATTAACATTAACGAAATTACACCTGGTAATACATATAGGTATGTAGATCCAAACAAATTTAACAAAGGTAGAGGCTTAACTGAAAATGATCAAGATAATATTATAACTCATTTGCAGAATTTAAGTTGGTTAAAAGCCTCTAATACTGGTACTGCTTTTGACGGTCAAGTAGTCGGTTCAGATACTTATCAAAAATTCATTCCTTACCAATCTAACTTTGAAACAACCAAACTAGACAGTAATGGTGTTACCGATGTACATAATGATTACGAATTTTGGACTGGAGATCAGAAAAACATCTGGTTAACTACAAACAAATTTACTGAAGAAGATTGGTTACGGTATTTTGATATTGATACTCGTGTTAGTAAGCTTTTAATTAATTCTAATAAAGAGCTATACAGCTGGCAAACAGATGTGTATGGTAATCAATATGCATTATATAAATTACCTACTGGAGACCGCACTATTTATAATATGCAAAATGCATATGGAGAGTTATGGGTAAAAACAGTTGATGGTATAGTTTATACTGCTACCGATATACTTTCTGCAATATATAACAAGCATATCAATGAACATGCTATATATGCTCAGTTATCTGCCAATAACATTAAAAACTTTGAGGTATTTTTTGATACATTAGTATTTGAGTTAAGCGGTTACACCATATTTGAGAAGATTAACTTTGACTACACAACCGGTCAAATCATTACAACCAATCAAGACTTTTTAACGTTAGATTATCATCAAAACGTTTCTACTCGTATACTTTCAAGTGCTTCTTTAACTGGTATTAAAATTAACGATACAGCTGCTGTGTATTATGGTGGTAATTGGTATGATGAAACAAATAAAAAGATAACTTCTTGTTTATTGTTATCAGCTGCCGTTGCTACTACCAATTCTGCTTCTGCTTTAGTAGTTCCTGTGTTATATCAGTACGATATTAATCATCCTGGTAAACGAGTAAGAATATTCCCTACTAACAATACAGATTATAGCTATTTTTTTTATAATAGAGGTATTAGTTCGGTTAACCTAGATCAAGAGTTATTAACTTATATTGAACCACCTCTCATTTCGTATAATCAAGACACTACTTCATATATTATAGATTTTGTAGCTTACACCAATCAAAATTTCAAGATTATAAGCTACAATACTAAAGAAGCAACTCTAGGTAAAGTTTTAGTAAATGAAGCAGTAGTACCAATTGTAACAGATACAGGAAACAACATTGTAGCCGTATAATATGAATATTAATTACCACAACATTGTAGCCGTATAATATGAATATTAATTACCAATTTGACAGTACTTCATCGGTTTCAGGTTATACACCTTTAACTATAACGTTTCAACCTATATTTGTACCGCTAACAGGTTCTCAGTTTTTAAGTAAAGTTATATATCATTTTCCTGATAAAGTAGTAACAAAAGTTAATACATTTGTTTCTTCTAATTACAGTGGTGATGATTGTAGATCAGATTTTGTATATACTGTGCCTAATAGTAACTCTCCATTAACTATTAGCATATCTGCTTATGTAGGTCCAGATCATTACGATCCTTATATATATTCCTTCACAGTAACTAATGTTTTACCTAAGTTTACTAAAAATCCTATTGCAAATGCTGAACCTTATGCTTTTGAGGAAGTACACTTAGTTAAAATGAAAGCTTGGGGTCCAGATAACAGTCAAATAATAGCTTTAGAAACGAAAAACCCGAACTATTTACTGTTAAATTATAATGGATAGTACTATACATAACAACTAAATAATATTAACAATGCCTCTTAAAATTACAGATTTACCACCAGTTCCAACTGGAACAGTTTCTCAGGATATTTCAATACCAGTTTCTAAGAGCGAAACAGATCCAAAAACATACAGAATGTCTTTGGCACAGACGTTAGCTTGGTTAAGCACTCAAGGTATAGGCCCAGGTGGTACAGGTATTTCTGGTTTTTCTGGAGCACCAGGCGCTCAAGGATCAACAGGTGCACAAGGTGCAGCAAGTACAGCAGCTGGACCTCAAGGTATTCCTGGTAGTTCAGGGTTTTCTGGCTTTAACGGTAATTCAGGCTTTTCTGGTTTTCAAGGTTCAACGGGCTATTCTGGTTTTCAAGGCAATTCAGGCTTTTCTGGTTTTCAAGGTTCAACAGGCTATTCTGGTTTTAACGGTAATTCAGGTTTTTCAGGCTTTACTGGTAGTTCAGGCTTTAGTGGTGTAAGCGGTAAATCAGGTTTTTCAGGACCGCCTGGTGCAAATAATGGTAACCCAGGACCTGGCTTAGTTTATACAGGTTATTATAGAGGTCCAAATTACATTTACTACGATACACCTTCTCGGGTTGACGTTGCAGGTTATTCTGGTGGTGGTAAAATTAATTATTATATAGCTAGAAGTACCACTTTAAGTAGCGATTCGTTCTCAGGCTATACAGGCTGGGGTATACCAGGAGTAGATACAGCTGATTGGGCTTCATTTGGTGAAAACTTCGCAAGTGTAGCTACAGACTTATTATTAGCACAAGACGTATCAGTTACTCAAGGTATTGTATTAGGTACAGTAGGGGACCTTTCTGCTGGTTTTATTCGTACAGCTAATGCAGATTGGCCAGGCACATCCGGTTCACATGGAGTGTGGATGGGTAACTACACTGATGGTAATGCTTATTTCTTTGTAGGTAACTATCCAAACAACGGTTTCTTATATAGAGGAGATACTGGTCAGTTACAACTATCTGGTACTATATTTGCAAATGCTGGTTCTATTGGTGGTGTTGGTTTAACACAAGGTTCTATTTATACTGGTGTTGCTAGTGCAGCTGGTACAGCAGATACTCCATTTTATGTAAACGGTACAGTTGATGACGGTCATTCAGATCGTACCTATATGACTTTAGGTAATACGTTAAAGTATTTCCGTGCCGGTGGTACAAATTATATGAACGTATCTGGTGGTATAACAGCTACATACGGTTCCATCGGTGGTGTTGGTATTGCAGCTGGTGCAATATATACAGGTGTTGCAAGTGCAGCTGGTACAGCAGACACTCCGTTTTACGTTAACGGTTCATATGATGATGGTTATTCAGATCGTACATACATGACTTTAGGTAACACTCTAAAATATTTTAGAGTGGGTGGTACAAATTATATGAACGTATCTGGTGGTATAACAGCTACATACGGTTCCATCGGTGGTGTTGGTATTGCTACAGGTGCAGTATATACAGGTGTTGCTTCAGCTGCTGGTTCTGCTGACACACCATTCTATTTAAACGGTTCCTACGACAACGGCACTTCAGATCGTACTTATTTTACATTAGGTAATACCTTAAAGTATTTTAGAGCAGGCGGAACAAACTACATGAACGTATCTGGTGGTATTACTGCTACATACGGCTCTATTGCTGGTGTGGGTATGTATCAAAATACATTATATACCGGTGTTCCAAGTGCAGCTGGTACAGCAGATACTCCATTCTTTTTAAATGGTACTACAGCTGCTTCAGATCGTTCAAATGTAAGTCAAGCAGTACTTTATCTAGGCGATTCATTTAAATGGTACAAAAAAGCTGGTACTTCTACCCCTACATTTAATATGTTATTAGGTAGTACAGGCTTAACAAGTAGTTATACACTTAGTGCTACAGGAAACTATTTATGGTGGGATGGTTCTAGCTTGACACTTAAAGGTAGCTTATATTTAACAGACGGTTCTGCTGCAGTAAGTACATCAACCGCTACAACTATTGCTAATAACGCGGTTTCACCAACGGCTTCTGCAGTATTCACTGATAGTACAGGTGCTATCGTAAAAACTCCAAGTCCAAGCACTGCAGGTTTATATTTAGGCTCTAATAATTTAGGTTATTATAATGGTAGTGCATGGAAAACGTATATGGCCAATAATGGTAACTTTTACCTATCTGGTCCTAACGGAGATTCCTTAACCTGGGCAAACGGTTACTTAACTATTAATGGTGCTATTAATATAACTGGAGGTCAAGCTGCTACAGACATTGCTACAGCTAATAGTAACGCAAGTACAGCTAATAGTAATGCAAGTACAGCTTTAGGTACTGCTAATACAGCTAATAGTAACGTATCCACATTATCCGGTAAAGTAAAGACCGATAGTAACGGTAAGCTAGTAATTGATGCAGCTCCTTCTGGTAGCGGTTTATTTTTAGGTCAAACCTATATGGGTTATTATACTAGCGGTGCATTTAACACATATATAAAGAATGATGGTACTTTTGCATTTAACGGTACTGGTGCAAATTCAATATACTGGGATGGTTCAACTTTAACAGTAAAAGGCACGATTTATGTTGGTGGTAGTACGCAAGTAACTTCAACGTCTATTAACAATGCTAACTCTGCTTTACAAAGCGGACAAACAGGTAAGAGCTTAGGTCTAACTGGCGGTTCAGTAGGTGGCATTACAATAGCAAGTACATATTTAATGGCTGGTTCCGGTGGCTATGGAGTTGCTGGTTTCTATGCTGAAAATACTGGTAAATTCTCATTAGGTAGCAACTTAACTTGGGACACATCTACATTAACTATTAATGGTAGTGTTGCTATAGCTAATAATAGTGGAAATGCAGTATATCAAGGTAAATCAAGTTACGGTTCTGGTACTGGTTTCTGGTTAGGAGATGTTAGCGGTACAGCTAAGTTTGATATCGGTAACTCTAGTAGTTATATGCGATGGGATGGTAGTAACCTATCTATACACGGTATACAAACAGATGACGGCGTTATAGTAAGTTCTTATGTAGGTTTACGTTATATAAATAATAGCGGGGTATTAACAGTCACAGGTGGTCAAAGCAACGGTATTAGTAATGGCGCGCAAATTGACTTTGCAGGTAATAGTAGTGTTGTACCGGGCGTATTAAGTCTTAATGCAGGTGCTGCCTCTGGCGGTTACATAAGATTTGCTACTGGTCCGGATTTAGGTGGTGGTGCAAACACAATCAGAATGAAAATCAACTATGACGGTCTAGTTGATATACAAAACAATGGAAATGGTAGTAATGCAGGTAATTTAAACGTAGCAGGAACAGTTACAGCAGGTACATATAATACAAGCTCTTCTCGTAAATGGAAAACTAATATATCACCTATTGTAAGTGCAATTGAAACTGTAACAAAATTACAAGGCGTCACTTTTGATTGGAATAATAAAGATGTGGTAAATGATATTGGTTTAATTGCTGAAGACGTAAACGAAGTATTACCTACAGTAGTAAGTAAAGATGTTTATACAGGAGAAGCTACAGGTGTTGATTACGGCCGTCTTACAGCGCTATTAATTGAAGCGGTTAAGACATTAAATGAAAGAGTTAAAGTACTTGAAGCTAGATAATGGCCTCGAACTACAAACTTTCCAACGGTACTGATCTTGACAGTGTTTTTATGGCAAGAGTAGGGACTGCTGGGTCTAATACTGGTTATAAAGTAAACGGTCAGGATTTTGCTCAAAGATATGAAACAGCTGGTGGTGGAGATTTAGGCTATAACACAGGTTATAAAGTGGGTGGTACTGATATGAGGTATGTTTTTAAAGATATTAATGCAACTACCACTACTTCTACAACTACCACTACTTCTACAACTACCACTACTTCAACTACCACTACTAACCCGCCTTTGTATTCTGTAACTGTCGTTAACGGTACTATGGACGGTAGTACATTTATACTTGGTGTACAAGTCGGTCACGTAGGTTCATTAGTTGCAACCGGTACAGGTACATTTACAGGTTGGACAGCTACTCCTTCTGGAGATGCTACTTTTGCTAATGCTTCCAGTACCTCAACAAACGTAACCATTAATGGCGGGCCAGTTACTTTGACAGCTAATTATGCTGGTAGCACTACCACTACTACAACCACGCCTGCTACATATAGTATTACTATGGTAGCTGCAAACGGTGGCGGTTCTTCAACAGCTTGTATAAACGGTACTCAATGTAATAACACATCTAATCAGTCAGAAACTGGGCCAAATATTATTCATGCTACTGCAGGTACAGGTTATGTATTTAGTAATTGGACGAGCACTGGTGGAGTTTCTATAGCAAGTCCAAATAATGCAACTTCCGGAGTAACACTTACTGGTAACGGTACAATTACAGCTAATTTCGTTGCAGTAACAACCACAACAACTACTACTACAACAACTACTACCACAACTACTACTACGACCACAACTACACCCCCACCACCTGTTATTTCAGTTACAGCTATGGAATACTTTGATGGTAGTAACTGGCAGTCTGGTAACCCTACCTATACAGCTGGTGTCGGTCCATATGCAATACGTTGCACAGTTTCTCACACAGATGGTTATACCCCACAATTTGATTGGTATCAAAACGGCGGTAATATAACTGGTTGGCAAACAGGCAACATAAATGCAAATCAACATCAATTTGTTTGGAACCCTGTTGAAACAAATAATGCAGGTACTTGGACTTGTTATGTCAGACTTGCTGAAAATACATCTATTACAAGCAGTGGTAGTATATATGTAACCGTAAATGCCGCCACCACTACGACAACCACCACTACATCAACACCACCGCCTTCGACATGTTTAACGATAAGTGTGGATTCTACTTACAACTATGATAGCGACGATTATGAAGTAGAGTTCTACTGGACCCCATGTGGCGGTAGTGCACAATACTACTTTGATTCTCAAGGCGGTCCATTTACATTTAATGGTTGTGCAGCTGATAATAGCGCTAGCATATTACAAGGTTCAGTTTCATATGGTTCTACCGGCTCCTGTTAATATATAAAAAAATGACAACTACGATTGATAAAACTAAAGACGCTATTATAACTGCTCTTAAAAGCAGTTTGGTTAAAGGTTCTACTAGTAAACTTTATATAGTTAGAGATAGTACAAGTACTGTAATTTCAGGAATTACCTATACAGAGAAAGATAACATACTAAACGTTATTTTATCTCCGGATAAAACTTATTTAACCGTAAAAGACACTGATACGATAGAGTTACGCAGCTAAGCTATATTGGCTTAATTCATTACTAATAATAAGTTATAATTAAGAATGAAAAAACTCACTATAGGTTTTACTACATATGATGATTATGATGGAGTATACTTTACTATACAAGCTATACGTATGTATCATTCAGAAGTTTTAAATGATATTGAATTTATAATAATAGATAACAACCCGAATAGTTCTCATGGTACCGCGGTTAAAAACCTAACATATTCTTTTCCGCAATTAGTTACATATGTACCATTTACTGAATATAACAGTACTGCTATAAGAACAAAAATATTCGAGCTTGCAACTACTCCTTACGTAATGTGTATTGATTGCCATATATTATTAGAGTCAGGCGCAATAAAAAAATTAATTGATTTTTTTGATCAAAGTAAAGATAGCGGTAATTTGTTACAGGGCCCAATGTTATATGATGATTTAAAAAATATAGCCACTCAGTTTGATTTAGTGTGGAGAAGCCAAATGTGGGGTATATGGGCAACAAATGAACGTGCTAAAAACCTTAACAATGAACCATTTGAGATACCCGCGCAGGGTTTAGGGCTATTTGCTTGTAGAAAAGATAGTTGGCTAGGCTTCAATCCAAATTTTAGAGGTTTTGGTGGGGAAGAAGGTTACATACATGAGAAATATCGCCGAGCTGGTAAAAAAACTTTATGTTTACCTTTTTTGAGATGGATGCATAGATTTGGCAGACCTAATGGTGTAAAATATCCGCTTACTTTAGAGAATAAAATTAGAAACTATTTTATAGGGCATATAGAGCTTGGTTTAGATGTTACTCCAATTATTGAGCATTTTAAAGAGTTTACCACCATGCAAAATATACAATTATTGCATGATGATGCTAAAAAATGCTTTCCAGATAAGGTAGTATAAACAAACCCTAATACTAAGTATTTTATATGTCGATTGTTAGTACTTACCCTGTTAATTTGACCTACAATTACGGTTCAAACGTAAGTACCCTTCTCAATGGGTTTTCGACTTCAGATGGGATTTTTTATAGTTTATCCCCGTTACTTTCAGGTGCAAAAGACGTAACGTTTAATCAAAACTCGTTAAACATATTATCTAACAATCTCGTTCTATCGGATTGTTTGAGTTCTGTTTCTTTTCTTGACGGTACAAACTATATAACTACATCTACTTTAAGTATAGGCAGTTATTATCTTTCTGCAAGTACATACAGTGGTAGCAAAATACAGTTCATTACCGATCCTACTAAAGCTACTTTATTCACATTAACGTTCGTAACAAGCGCTAATACAGTTGCTGTAACATACAACAATAACTATGTTGCTTATGTAAACGGTTTTACAAATATAGATGGCGGTTTGAGAATGTCTAGTACAGCTTATGTACTGCATTATAATCTTTATAAAAACAATATTAGTTTATTTGTTAATGGTGGCTCAGAAAACGGGTATGTAGTTAGTGATATTGATAACACATATTTAAAAACAAGTACATTCTTAGGCTTTAACACTAATACTAACGTTTTTACTTTAAATAGATTTACTGAAACAGCATATAAATCTGTAGGTGATAGTAGTAACGTAAAATACGTCAATACACCCAATAGTATTGATATAAGCGTAGCAACTTCAAAACTACCTTACAATTATTTAATTACAGCTCCTTATGAAGATATTGCTTCTATATCTGACGAGCTAGATTATAACATTACACCTTTAAAGAATTATTATTCTCCGGAATATATTCAAACCCCTACTTTAAGTGCACAGTCAAGATTGTATAATAAGATTTTCACTGGTTTAAACACTGAAGAAGGTTATGACAAAATTTATTTAAGTTATCTAGGCAATCAAGCAGCTCAGACCTTCTATAAAAATAAGGATACATATTTTCATTATCCTGTAAGTGCTGTTAATATAGCATTGTCTGGTAGTACATTAGCTAAGTCTGGTGCGACTCCAGGTTCATCGCCTTGGCGTTCAGATCGTATATTTGTTAAACAAGCAAATTATAGAAAATACACACCTTGGGGCAATTATATCAATGCTTTAAGCTCTCAACCAGGTACATTATTCTGTTCTTGGTTATCTGCATCAGATATAGGTGCAGAACCGGTATGGATGGATAGGTACTTTGATCCTAACAAAGTTGGTCCTGCATTAGTGTTAAATTCTCCTGGGGTCAGTCCTAGTAATAATAATTACCCTAATGTTATTTGGGATACCCCTACTACACAAGTATTATGCCCTGAAAGCTTATACGTTTATCATAAAATAGGGGATAACGATAACTTAATGGTTGTTGATAATCTTTCAGGCACACTAACACATCAAATAACAACATGGACTAACCCATTAGTTAACAATGTTACAGGTTTAAGTGCAGGATATGTATATAATTTAGTTAGTAACTCAACTCAAACTTATACAGGTACAAGAGATCAGGCTTTAAATACTTCAGTTAGTTATGCTAAGTTAAACTTAACGGATAATGACCTATATGTACCAGGTTTTACACTAGCATTCCAAGCATATAACAATGATTGGAGTAATTTTCGTGGAGATCAGATTATAGGCAATTTCTATAATGGTGGTTTCGGTTTGTTTAAATATAACCCTCTCATTACACCGTTCATTACATTGGTTGGTGATAAAACTAAGATACAGACTTTAAACACTCAGTTATCTTCATTACACACTACTACTAATGCGCCAGCTAGCGGTAATAGTATCGTATTAAAAGGTAACTACAATGAAAGTTACTTTATTATAGACGTACAAAAAGACGTATTTGAATACGATCAAGACGGCACCCTACTTAAGAAGTTTCATTTATATAACAGCAGTGGTCAAGAGTTATTAGGTGCATTAATGAATGCACATTTAATATATGAAAACAATATACGTAAATTGTATGTGTTTACATACTACAATAACACAGTTTATTGGTATAAGTTCGACCCAAACGGTACTTTCTTAACAGGTAACTCAAATGCAGGGTTTACTAGTTATGCTTTAGACTTAAGTGGTAATATTTCTTACTTTAACGGTACCACTAGCGGTACAGTAGATAGTAATAATGTAGTATTTGCCCTATCTGGTGATATATTAGTAAGAAATCTTAATACTAACAGCCCACAGTTTATATTATCTGCTTACCATGCAGAATATGTAGCATGTGATCACCAAAACAATCTTTGGTTGTTATACGGTGGCTTATCTGGTAGCAATCTATGCAAATTAGACAATTACGGTAGATTAATATGGGATATCAGCTTGACAAGCGATCAAGTATTTGCAGTTAACGGTAAACCTAGAAATTCGTCTCGTATTATTAATTTCTCTGCAGAGCTTGACCCTAACTCTAATTCTATTGTATACAATGCAGTTGTTATAGATGGTAAAACACAAAACGTGTTTAAGGTAGAACCATTAAGTGGTAAGATACTAGCAACTTATAACGCTACTACAGCCATGTATGGTACTTTAAGTTCAGCGCCACTTTATATTACTCAAATTGGTGATGCTACCGGTTATGATTATCAGCGCAAATACAATTACATACAGAATAACAGTAAGACATTATTAACAGTAAAAGCAAACGTTAATAATACAGCTACTTTAAAGAGAGATAATAAAGTTTATCAGTTAAACTACAACTCATCTATTTTAATGCCTGGTTGGCACCATTTTGCTATTAGTATTGATCCGTACAACATGTTAAATCTGTACGTTGACGGTAATTTAGCAACAAGTACCTCTGTTGGAGATCTTTCTGCAGGTGTATACAGGATATACAATCAGCGTAACAATGTAGACTTAGTAGTAGGTACATCTAGCTTTAAAACTCAAACATTATCTGAGTTTACTAAGCAAACAATAGATCCTTACAGTTTTAACGGAGCCATCGCAGATGTACGGTTCTATTTTCAAGCTCTAGAAAGAGCTGATATTGTTGCACTACAAAGACGCTTTACTTTAAACAGTTATTCAGATTTAACTTGGGCTGCTCCTGCAGGCACTCGTTATTATATAGAACAAATAGATAGATTCTTCCCTCATCGTTTACCTGGTGCTAAATCTCATTTATATAATATTAAAATTAAAAACTCTAATATTACCGATCCAGGTATTAGAAGTATTATAGAGAAAAACATATTATCTTCATTAAGTAAAACGACCCCTGCTTACACGCAGTTAAATCAAATAATCTGGCAATAACATGACAACCTTTCAAACAACAACATATTACAACTATAACGATGCGTATAATGATATTGTCGCGCAAGTTACCGGTAGTACTGCTTTAAACCCACAGCAAAAAGCAGATTGTTTACAAGCGCTTGCAACTATAGCACCAGGTTTAGTTTCTTCAACAGGTTCAGTCAATAATACCCCAGGTGTTATACCACCACCAGTGTATAACCCGCAAACACCTTCTAATTTTTCAGCTCTACCATAATGGCAACTAGTATAACCAACAATCCAGTTACTTTTAACTATACCGGTACAAACGGGTATACTAGTACAGTTACATACTCATACATACCTGGTAATGCTTCTTATATTGCGTTAAGTATAGATGAAAATGCACCTTCTACAAAACCTACTGGTGTTGTTATTACTATTTTCCCTTCTGTTTTAAATAACGGGGTTAAGGGTGCAGCTTATAGCTCTGTAACATTCACAGCTACAGGTGGTGTTAGTCCGTACACATTTTCAGTAGATTCTACTACATTACCTAAAGGTCTTTCACTAGTTTCAAATATATTAGAAGGTAATGTAGCAAGTGATGCTGTTGCAAAAGTTTACCCTGTAACTATTAATGTAACAGATAATGCAGGTAATAAAGGCAGCCAAACATATAACATAACCATTACAGCCGCTGTAGTACAACCATCTACACCGCAAACAGCTCCAACTTTTCCCTCTCCTACCCCAGATTCTAATAGCTTTAAGTACATTCAAGGCATATGCTATATGTCTTTACCTACTTCTACTGTTACATATGAGCAAACTATTGGAGCGCAGTTTATTAACTGTGTAAATCAACCTATTATATTAAACGTTATTGACATTAACGGTAACGCTATACCTAAAGGCACTACAGTTAAGTTGTATGATGTTGATGGTAATGTTTTACACTCATTTTATACAGGAGATAAGAGCACTTCCGGTACAGTTTATAGCATAAATCTTTATTATACCCCTACTAATGCTACCCCAATTTTTACAGCAAGTGTTTCTATGGATAACCAAGGAACAGGCTGGATTCCAGTTACAACCCTAAGTGCTGCAGGTACTGCACGTATTGTTGAGGGTTCTAACCATGCTAACATATTTGGTCCAGATGTAGGTAATTACGGTACGGGTTTATTTGCCGGTGGTAATGCAAACAATACATATTTAAGATATTCAGACTTTTTAGACCTAAATGGTAACCCGCTTACTATAAGCAAACACTTTACATACAGACTAAACGGCCAGGGCTTTCAAAACCCTAACTACGGCACGTTACTGGCTTCAACTGGTATACCAACTTATGGGCCAGAGATTGGTTTCGGTCAAATAGACCCATCTACGGCTGGTACCCCATATGGCTCTAATATAATAGATACTATTATAGATTTCTCTGTTATTACTAACCCTTTAACAGCCGCTGCAACGCCTCTTAAACTGTATACCCCATACACTTTCTTAAAAACCAATCAACCATTTTGGATACAAACAGTACCTCCTTATGCTAATCACCCATCTGGTTATCCTTATTATGTTGTAACTTGGGGGGATGATACAGGTCCAGATAGAGTAGATACATCTACAACTTCTAACGGGGTTATATATTTTACACATTCTTATACGAAAGCTAGAAATAACCCTTATACAGTTACTCTTTCTGCTTACTCTCAATCTTCCGATTTCGGTAAACCTGCAGTTCCTGGTGTAATACCATTAATGACTGCTACTTTAAGCGCGCAGTTCTACGTACAAGACACTTTCCCAGAGATTAGTTTAGCTGACTACGCTAAAACATTAGAAGGAACAGTTCCAGTACTGCCTTACACTCAAAGCGATGTTGAGATTGGTTCAAATGAATGGGTTACTGCAGATAACATTAATGCTGCTTTAACTAAGCTTGATAATAACTTTAGTTATTTAAACGGTATTACTAAAACCATAAGAAAGACACCTCAATTTGAATTAATCGAATGGGTAGGAGATTTTCTACAATTCCCATATTGTAATACGTTCTTATCTGGTTCAAACACTTATACAGATTTATCTTCTACATATAACTACGGTAATGTACCGGGTGTTATTAGAGACTTTAAGTCATATAAGTCTCCGTATAGTGCACCAGATTATTATAATTTTATTGTTTATACTTCAGATAGTTCATACAGTTTCTTAGAAGTTAGAAGAAATAACTTTACTAATGATAGGGTAGCGCTGTTAAGTGCGGTTGTACCTGGTAATGACAATATCAACATTTATACAGCAGATGTAAGTGGTAATAACTTGTATGTATTAGCTTCTGATACATATCCTTACGGTATTACTAGTTTGTATCGGTTTGGTCTAAACTATAATGCAGGTAGCGCTACAGCTACAATTATTAATCAGATTGGTGGTGCTAAACCCGATGGTACTGGTGGTGTATTAACAGATCAATACTATTTTGGTGCTGGTCAAAATTATACCGATGTACCTACAGATATTAAACTCTATAATAATCAAGTTTACGTAGCTGATAAGAGTAATAACTGTATTAAAGTTTATAATTCTGCTTTAACATATGTTAATACAATCTATACCAGCGCTTTAACTGGTTACGAAATTACACCATTTGATATAGATCAAAATACAGGTAATATTCTCATGTTAGGTACACTCAAAGCACCTAACGCTCCTGTTATCGTGTCAGTACAGACATCTGCAGTAGATGCAGCTACCACACAATACGCTGTCACCTGGGATCACGACGGTTTACGTTTAGCTAGTGTGTTTGGTGTAAGTGCAAACTTCACTATATACGGGGAAGTAGAGGGTAACGGTGGTAACTACTTAGAAATAGATAACTTCTATTCACCAGCAGTCAATCTTGACAATCCTCCAAGGTTAACCAAGTATATATTTGACTCTACTCAAAATTACGTTAGCTTTGTAGTACAGGCAATGAGTATGTATGGTGCAGGTTATGATTCTGCACCAAGCTCGCCTTTAGTTACACCTAACCAAGATGTATTCCCTTCTCCTTATAAGGTGTTTGTATTCGACACAAATAACAACTTATTAAACACTTTAGAAGTACCTGAAGTACCTGCTAATGCAAAAATACTTAAACTGTTAATAGAACCTACAGGGGTATTCTATTATATTGTTACAAGTGAGTACATTTACAAGTACACTACAACCGGTCTATTTGTAAACCGTATTAACAGTCCAAGTTATAATAATAACGCTTTAAATGAACCTATTGTAACTGCATTTATTGATGACAGAAGTTACTTCTATGTAGCTACCGGTACGCGCTTATTTAAGTTTATTGACTTACCTAGTACATCAACACTATTTGATATAGACAAGATAGGTAATCAGTATACATTACTATCTGCTTATACTATTGGTTCTGATGAACTTATACAGGACTGGGTATACAACAAGTCTTTAAATGCAGTACTTAAAAATCACGAAATTTTAGCTAAAAGTATTGCAGGTAAATATGTTATTACAGTAGATCAAAGTAATAATTTAGTTTCTTTTGATACAAGACAGCTTTCTGCATCAGACGTAATTAACTCTTTAAGTGCAGATGAAAGTAACTTTGTACATGTTAATGAAATATTAAGTTCTGCAGTTATTAATCGTGTTATTGACAGAATTTACAACATACAAACAGCAATACTCTCTGCAGTTACTCCAGAATATGTAGTACAACCACCCTCTTACATAAACAATTTATTAGGTAGGACAACAGCGGCTAGTGCATATACATACTACCAATACATTCAACCACAACCAATAGTAACAGAACAGCCTGGTTTAGTTGCTGTAACCGCTGGTCAGGACGCTACATTTACGTTTGGTGTTTCTTCAGCAGGTGGCCCAGACTCTATTTACGGTTATCAGTGGTTCTATAATGGTATGCCTATTGAGACGTTAGCCGCTTCTAGCTCTACATATACAGTATTAAGCGCGCAGTTAACAGATATCGGTTATTATTCATGTTCTGCTGCAGATGCAGCTGGTGTAGTATATAGTAACGGTCAGGGTTATCTAGATGTAACACTTGAAACGTTGTTTGCATTTGCTTCAGCAGCTGCTATCGGTAACTTATATAGTGCTTTACCTAATAGCTTACCTTCACGTTACGGTAATGACTATAACTTTAAGTTTAACGTATTAAATGCCCCGTTATCTGCAAGCTTAATTATTAACTTGTGTGAAACATACGGTGCTTCACCTTGGTATTTCGCAAATAGTGTATACGTTACTATCAATCAAGATACTACACCTATTTTAACTACATCTACAAGTAACTCTTCAATATTTGTATTACCATTAAGCACATATCTCACTACAGATAGTAATACCGTACAACCTGACGGTTATCCTGGTACATATTCAGGTAAGTTCAGTGTAGATCTATCACTAGGTAGTATTACAGCGGGTCATTCTATAGTACCAAGAGTAGTAGCTTCGGTATCTGAAGGTTATCTGTATGATACTAACTTTACTAACGGCTTAAGTGCAGGCCCACTTGGTATGTCAACAGGTACATTGACAGTCTATAAGTTAAGCGGTACAGCTGCATATGCAGGTATATCTAACAATAGTTTAGGTGGTTATATTAATAACAACCCATACATTTCTCATACTTGGAGTATTGATGGAGTACCAAGCAGCACATACCCAAATAACCCTGTACTACAATTAACCCCAGCAAGCTTAACAAGTTCAACCTTAACAGTAAACCGTACAACTTGTCCAGGCGAAACTGAAGTAACTTTAGGTTATAGTAGAACAATACCAGTCACTGTAGCAGCCCCTAGATACACTATTACAACTCAAGCAGCAGTCATAGGTAAGGGTAACGGCTTTGTAACTGGTGGTGGCACGTATATAGCAGGTAGTATTGCTACTATACGTAATGTGGGTACATATTTAACTGCATATGGTAGTATACCAGGTTGTACAACCCATAGCGGTGCTTCTAAGGGTTCTCCTTTAATAGTTGACGGGCCAGGATGCTGGGATGTTGGTATTTACCCACTAGGTGGCGACGGTTCTGTACATTACACAGGTGGTAATTTAACTGTTAAGGAAGACCCTGCCTCGTTTGGTAATGAGAGTGCAGCTTCTACTTCTATAGCTACAGTCTATGTAGACGGTAACAAGACAATAACAGCCTACTTCGAAAAGAATGATTAAGAACTAAAACCGGTTTTGTGATCAAACCTTACAATACCGGTAGAAGCTTCTTTAATTTTAAAGACAGTTTCCTTATTACCTAAATTGCATTTAAACAAAGCAGTCTTATGTGCTTCGTACTGATCTTTTGCTATAACACTTATCTCTTTTAGTGGAATCTCCTCACCGAGGAAATCATCGACGATGCCTAAAGCGGCAATATATTTGTTCATATTTTAGTCATTAAAAAGTGTTATATCGAATTATACAATTATTTATAACAAATCTTAATATATCTAGTAGAACTTTAGAAAAACTATGTTATACTATGGAGGAATTAATACACCCATGCAAACGCTAACTGAAAATGTTATTATTAAAGATATCAACACTCGTACTCTCGGTGACGAGAGCGTTGAACAACGTATGAATGCAGTAACTCGTCGTTTTAATCCAACTAAGTACAATGTGCTTGGTTTTATTAATCGTACAAGTCAAGTAGTGCTTCAACCACGTTTCTACAACGTACGCGACTCAAAAGGTCGTTGGGCAAAGATTCGGGAGACTAAGTAATAACTAATACAACACAGAGGGGCCTATTACTAAACATAGTAGGCCCCTTTTTTACTATGACAGTAAAATTTATTGATATTGCGTTTGAATGTAAGTTGGCATCTTTTCAGCAAGATGCAGTTAGAGCTTTGTTATGTATCGAAAAAGATACAACAATAGATATTAAAACAGTAAAATTGTTTGCTGCTGATTTTCCTCGTAGTTTTAGAGAGTGGTTACACATAAATAATCCTGATGCGATACTTTTTAGTGGACCTCCTAAGAAAAGCATAGATAATAGTGATTATAGAGATTTTATTTAATACAGAACAATGACAATAACAATAATTGGTAATGTTAACGAGCTAACTGCTGCAGAGCAGAAAGCTCTTTACAATGACGGTGCTGATATTACAACAGGTATATATTACCTTGTTGCTGATGCAAAAGACTTCGTAACTCAAGGCAAGGAAGTACTACCTAACCTTCCTGCTTTACGTAGTCTATCTGCTGCAGCTAATATTGATTGGATTATCACGAATTTCCGCGGTAATAAAGTAGCATTCGGATCAGCTTCAGCTTAAAGCTTGCACTAGTCTAATAAAGTACCATACTAGGTACTATGAATAAAGCATTCTTACGTAGACAAGCCGCATCTAAGTGGAAAGACTTACAATGCGGTATCTGGGAACGGTGGGACTATCGTTGCTGCTATCTTGTCATACGTCAACTTGATAATGGTAAATTCAAACCAATGATCGGTGCTATGGCTGATTTAAGTATGCCCGGTGCAGATCTACCACCAGAAGGCTATCATCAACTTAATACATTAGATGAAGCTAAAAACTTTTTACACAAATATGTTGCCTATATTCGTGAAGTATGGGATAAACAAGTAATAGAAGGACGCAAATAAACTATGCAAACATTTTTACCATTCGCTAATTTTCGAGAATCTGCTAAAAGTCTTGATATGAAAAGACTCGGTAAGCAGCGTGTTGAAGTATTACAGCTTCTCAATTCGTTTCATAAACCTGATTATAAAGGTTGGAAAAACCATCCTTGCCGGGAAATGTGGCGTGGCCACGAAAATGCATTAGCGTTATACGGTATGGTTATATGCGAGGTATGGAAAGAGCGTGGTTATAAAGATACCTGTTATGAGAAAATACGTGCTTACTACAATGAATCCAAACCTACAACGTATCCTTGGTGGTTAGGTATGTTAGATATACATTTATCACATCAATCAATGCTAATAAAGAAATATCCGGATCATTATAAACAAGAGTTTCCAGATGCACCAGAGGGATTAGAGTATATCTGGCCTTCGAGCAATCCCGATACCTTTCAAGTTTTAACAAGTAAATAATAGTGCTTGATCTTAATTAATTAGGCACTATAATCATTTTTGTTCTTTAAACACTTTGTAAGTTTAATCGCTTACATTAACAGAGATTCTTCTCAACAGAGCACGAGGCTTTGTCAGAGCCTGATCCCCGCGCAATAACGTATACCTTCGCGATGCAACTATAGCAAAAATACGGGGCTGTAGAATTTCATAAAGGCCTTCATTTTTATGGTTATATTCAAACCAAATAAACTCATTAGAAAAGCGTATCCTATGATTAACTGGGATACGCTTTCCCTTGTATATTCAGCAATACTTGATCCTGTATACAAAGCTAAAAAGAAAAGAAACTTTGTTATCAAGATAAGAGGTGTAAAACACGGTAGATGGAACTGGTACAACTATGATTCTGATGGAGCATATTTTGTTATTGTACCTGATTTAAGAATAGGCCAGTTTCACAGAGTCATAATACATGAATTTAGGCATTTCGTACAAGATAAGATATTGCACGTACCAATGACAGCGGATTATGAAAAGCTATACTACCGTCATCCATTAGAAATAGATGCTAGATATTTTGAAAATAAAGGTTTGCACTTCGCTAGAAGGTTATATAATCGTATTGAGAAACAGAAAAAAACATTCGCAATATTAAATGAATACAGACCAAAAGGTGAAAAAACTAATCGAAATGGGAATACTTCCCGATCCAAACTACGTTCCAAGGGAAAAGGTAGCAAATAGGTTTGGTGTGATGGTGTGGGATCATAAGACTGCAGGTACTTGTCAAGTAATGACTGGTGATAGCTTTAAACAAGCTAAGCAGTATATGGCTAGACCAGGTCACCGTTCAGGTATACAAAAGCTTGGCTATAGAGGTTAAAGCTTGCCCATTGGCTTGCTGATAACCGCTTCTTGCTTTTTACGCTCTTCTATTACTTGCTTTAACAGCTTAAACTCTTCTGGGTTTATAGCTGTAACAGGGGTAGTGTCTGTTTTCTCAGGCTCTAAAGGTTTAGGTTCTGGCTTAGGTTCAATCTTTTTAACTACTTTGTTCATTCTGTAATTTTTAATAATTACATTGAAGCATAGCAATAAAGATACCGCTAACGGATCAAATACACACATAATTAACCAAATAAACCAAGTAACAGTTTGATCGAGCTGTAAATTTAAGTTCTTAGCAACATACTTAAATGTACCTACGTCTGTAGTGAGTATCTTTGATTGAAGTACGTTATTCGCTGATTGTAACTTAATTATTTTAGCTTCGTCTTCTTTAGCCTTAACTTGATTAGTTTTTATTTTATTTTCTTTTAAAGACATTAACCCAGCAATACGAGTATCAGCAACACTTTGTATTTGTTCAAAGTCTTGTTTATCTTTGATTATTTCTGATTGCAATTGTATTACTTGAGCTTCATTAGCTTTTACAGAAGCAATTAACTCCTCATTAATTAAACTAATCTGTTTATCACTATCTGCATGTAGCTTGTCTATTTTGTCCTGTACATTTTTAATTTGAGCATCTATTTGAGCTCTTTCAGCAGCTTGTTGCTCCTTTACTATACGAGCTTTGTCAAGACTGCTCTTTTTAAAGAAACCACCATCATCATTTTTATCTAACCAAGTTTGTATTTCTTTATCTAATATAGATAACCTATCATTATAAAGTTTTATTTGTTCAGATACTCTATTAACACTCGTGTCAAGCTGAGCTCTATTAAGTGCAACACTCTCCATAGCTTTCTTTTTATCACTCTCAATAGTAGCTTTAATTTCAGTAATATGTAGTTCTTTCTGTTTTATAAACTGAGTAACCTGTTCTACTTGCTTATCTTTATTAATGTTAATTAAAACTACATCTTTATCATTATTAGGTATAATAGAAAGAGTGGTTATGTCGCTCTTATAAACTTCTATTTGTTTATTATTATTTTCAATTTGTTCCTGCAAATCTTTTACTTTAATAGAAGTAGTATTATATCCCGAAGCAAGATAACCATATATACCCAAAGAAGTAATAGTCATTAATGCCAAACAAGCTATTATAAGATAGGTTTTTAGCATTACGTTCATTTTTTCCCAATATTGATGTAAAAACGTAACTGCCACGAGTTTACCTACTTCTAAAGTGGTACCCATAATCATGATAGAAGCTCCTGCTCCTACGAATAACAGACTCAAACCTATAATACTAAAATATGCCCCGACTGCTGCTATAGCAAGAGAAGCTAAAAGCAGTATAATTGCCAATAGTAACATACTAATATTTACTATATAGTGGAATATTATAGATAACTTCTTAATTATGTATTGGCCGGTAGCTATTTTTAGTGGGTGTGAAATAGGTGTTTATAGCTACCGGCTTTTTTAATGTTTATAATAAATATCTAATATGCCGTACGTCGCTCGAGGAAAATGTGTATACCGTAAAGATACAGGTAAGAAAGTTGGTTGTACAACTGGCCCTGTTAAAAAGTATCTAGCTGCTTTACATGCTAATGTACACGATGAATCGAAAACACCTAGTAAAATTACACAAAAAGACGTGATGGCTGGTGTGCGTAAAGATATGCCACCTCCTTCTAAAGCTTTTGTAAGCAAAACAAAATACAACAGAAAGAAATTTAAATCTTTTAAAGATTATTGGGATGAAAATGCAAATGGTTTAGATGGTAGTCAAAAAGTGACTGATGATACTACAGCTACTGCAGAGAGCACAACCAGTACTCTAGGTTATGGTAGTAGCGACAAATACTACGATACAACCCAGGACCAAGAAGCCCCAGATGATCCTCTAAAGTACGAAGATGAGAGCTCTCCTGGGGATAATCCGACTGTAAATGCAGCTGTAACTCAGGGCATTGAAGGAGAAAATTTCATGGATGGTAAACATCCTGAACGTAAGGGTTTAGCTAAACGCTCAGGTGTTAATACTAAAGCAAGTGTGAGTACGTTACGTAATGTTGCGAAACACTCTTCAGGTGAAAAAGCACGTATGGCTCACTGGTTAGCTAATATGAAAGCCGGTAAAGCTAAGCATAAACACTAGTAGTTGTTGCACATAGTACCTGTTGAGATAAATAGATTTATGGGTAAAAAAGTCGCAATGATTGGCATTGGTAAGCTTGGTAAAGACTGCGCTGATGTTATGGCTTTAGCGGGTCATAAAGTGTACGGTTACGACACCAATAAAAACATACAGTCTCAACACATAAAGATTGTTGATACCATTAAAGAAGCTATAGAGGGTAAAGATATTATCTTTGTAGCAGTACCCACCCCACACGATCCTGCATATGGTGGTGAAACTCCCACAAGTCGTTTAGAACCTAAAGACTTTGATTATTCTATTGTTAAAACCGTATTACGTCAAGTTAATTTATGGACTACTAATAAACAGTTAATCGTGCTTATTAGTACTGTATTGCCTGGTACTGTTAGAAATCAGCTTATCAATTTAATACCTAATAAACGTTTTGTTTATAACCCGTACTTAATAGCGATGGGTACTATAAAAGAAGATATGGTTAGACCAGAAATGGTAATTATGGGCAGTAAAGATGGTTCACAAGACAATGCAGATGTACAAGAGTTATCAGAGTTTTATGAAACAATAATCGATTGCGATACTCGTTATGTACACGGTACTTGGGATGAAGCAGAATGTATTAAAATATTTTACAACACATTTATATCTACTAAGCTAGCTTTAGTTAACATGATACAAGATGTTGCTGAAAAGAATGGTAATATTAATGTAGATATAGTTACAAATGCTTTAAAAGACAGTGATTACCGTATTATGGGTCCAGCTTATATGACTGCTGGTATGGGTGATGGTGGTGCGTGTCACCCTAGAGATAATATTGCTTTACGCTGGTTAGCACAGCGTTTAGAGTTAGGTTACGACTTGTTTGACAGTATTATGACTAGTAGAGAAATACAAGCTGAAAACTTAGCTCTACGATGTGTTAAAGAAGGTGAAAAGGTTTGTGTTGTGGGTAAAGCTTATAAACCAGATGTACCTTATACTAACGGTTCTTATAGTTTGTTAGTAGCTCATTACATTGAAAAGCATGGTGGTAAAGTAACTTATTACGATCCTAATACCGGGGACTCTACTTTTGATTCTAAAGCAGATGTTTATTTAATTGGTTATTGGAGCTGGTGGGTAAATGAAATAGACTTCCCATATGGTAGTATAGTGATTGATCCTTGGCGTAAAGACAAGAAATACGATCCAAGAGTTAAAGTAATACATTACGGCAAAACAAGGTAATGATAGTAATAAGAAGAGCTTCTAAGCATGGTAAGGATTATACCGTTGTTATGCTTAGAGGAGAAGAACCTAAATGGATCTTAACTACTGATTACGAGCATAGATGTATATTAGAAATTTTTAAGCAGGATAAGTTTTACGATGGTATCGAAAACGATTTCTCTGATAAAGATTGGCAAATGTTAATGAACATACCCACATACAGTAAAAAAGATATTGATAAAGAAAAATAATACGTTATAATACTACATATGGCAACTAAAAACAATCCATCTAAACTACACCCTGAAGTTCTGAAGTTATATGGCTCACCTATATACCGCAGGAAGATTAAACGTATTGTTGAAACTGCAAAGACTTTCCATAATATGATAGGTAAAAAGGTACCTAATCGTGTTAAGCTCAACAAGAGTAATCCAACTGATAAAGAACTGCAAGACTTTAATAAGAAAAATGCAATAAAGTTAGATAAGGAATGTTTGCATTACTTTGCTCAACCTAATGATCCGAGTCAAGAGCGTAGACTGGCAAGACCACAAACACCTATACAATAAGCTTGCATATTAACAGTTAAGGTACCATACTGTACCTATGAACATTGATACTAATCTTATAGCCGTATCTAAAGACGGCAAATACGTTTATCCAGTAGATCATATCTCTGGACATAAAACGTTTGCTCCTATTGACTACTTCAAAAAGACTGTCACCGAGAAATACGGTGGCAGTGTTGAAAGGTTTGTTAATGAGTACATTACAAGAGAAACTAAGAAGTATCTTGAAGCTGGTTACTCAAAAGAACAGATTAGAGATCTAGCTTCTAAATGTAAAAATAATAAGCTGCCAAAGATTAATGTTAAGCTTAAGAAGCACCCTAATATGCCTAAAAAAGAGCGTAAAAAGAGGCTGGCTTCTCATGCAGAAACTTCAGTAGTTGTAATCAACGAAGAAGGTAAAGAAGAGAGAGTACGCACGTATCCTTGGACTGGTAACCCAGATTATTTTAGAAGCGAACCAGCGTATACAGATTTAGCAGCTACTACTGCTGAAGCTTGTTTAATGCCTCATATCTATCTTGATGATGATTGTCACGGTTGTAAGTATTACGATATTTGCCAATGCCCTCTGAAACAATAAACATATTCGTCGATTTAGACGAAACCTTAATTCATACCCTTGGTATGAAAACTATTGCAGGAGATCTTGGTGATGAATCTAATCTTTGCGATAAACCTGTAACTATTGCTTTAAGCAAGAAAGAACAATACGTAACAGTATTACGCCCTGGTGCTAATTACCTGTTATTTGCTTTAAGAGACTTTGGTAAACTTTATATGCTTACAAGAGCTACTAAAGACTATGCTATAGCAATGAACAAAGCTTTTAACTTTGGTTTTAATGAAGATAGAATATTTGATAGGAAGTTTATTGAGAAACCAAAATATAACATACCAACCGGTGTAGGTCATGGTAGAAACTTTCTTATTGACGATCTAGATGTTAAAGATAACTTTGAAAAGATAACTTTTATTAAAAGATTTGGTAGAAGCGGTTATGTTCAAGTGCCTGCTTTTTATGGTAACAAAGAAGAAGGCTTTACACATGCGTTAATAGATAGTATTATAGACGAAATTAAATCACATGCCTAAACTTTCTATATTAGTTTGTACGCTTACTTCTCGTAAGCATTTCTTCGATTCTCTTTATAAGAAAATTAACAGACAGCTTACCCCAGAGGTACAGTTTATACCTTATTGTGATAGCGGCCAACTTACTATTGGAGCTAAAAGAGAAATCTTAAAACAAACGGCTACTGGTGACTACATCGTTTATATTGATGATGATGATCGTATCAGTCGTTATTATGTACGAAATGTGCTTGAAGCTTTAAAGAGCAACCCAGATACTGTTGGTATAAGAGGTTTTCAAACTACTGATTTAACTGACTTGAAATATTTTGAATGTTCAATGCAGTACGGGGAAAAGCAATGGAACGAAACACATAACAATTTAGTTGTTAAACCTACCAACCATATTAATCCGGTTAAAAGAAAGTTAGCATTACAATGCCCTTTTCCTGATTTGTATTATGGAGAGGATAAATTCTATTCACAAGCTTTAAAACCTTTACTTAAAACTGAGGGGATTGCAGATGGTTGGTTATATTGGTATGATTATAGACCTAATAACTCTGAATCCGTTAGAATGGATATAATTGATAAGAATAAAGGGTTAAAAGCATTACATGCTGCTGGATTTAATTAACACTTAATATAAGTGTTGGTATGAAGTCCAAAAACGAAAAACCAACTACACCCGAACCAAAAAACGAACAAGTTTCTAAAAACTTTCCGAACCCGGACATGATTCATGTGTTAAAGACTAATAATGTCGATGTGCACTTTAAGAAAGATGAATCGGATTTACTACTCTGGTGCAATTACTCTAAACTTAATAAAAATAAGCCAAATCAAGGATTAGAGGTATGGGGTAGATCACAACAAATAGTGGAACATATTACTAGAACTGTACTCACTTTCTATCCTAAAGCTGAGGTGACATCTCAAAATATGAATGCAAATATTATTTTTAAATTGAATTCTTGAAGTAACTTAATAAATTTAATATTATGGACGATACAATTAACCAATCCACTGTACAACAAGTAGAAAAGAAACGTCGTGCTCCATCGGCAAAACGCGCAGCAACTAAAGCTCAAAAAGAAGAATCTCGCGGATTTCCTCTACCTTTATACCTTGTTTGCCCTGTAACTAATAAAACCAACAAATACACATCTTTAGCATATATACGTAAGCTTATTGCTAAGCATGGTTCTATAGAGAATGTTAAGAAAAACTATGTTTCTGCAGAGGGTAAAAAACTGCAAAATAGTAAGTAAAGTTAATGCAGATTTAAGGTCTTTAGGATAAGTATACATAATGAGCTTATCAGCAGTACCAGTAAATAAAGTTGGCAATTTAACATGCAACCAACTAGCATTTTTGTATGATGGTAGCGGTAATGTTAGTGCTGCTTTCTTAAATGCTGGAGACTATACCCCTATTGTTATTAATGCAACAGGGGGTACACCTGGTGCGGTTTATACGGTAGTTGCAGGTGTAAGTGCATCTGTTAACCTCGCTGCTGGTACATTATCAGCTGGTAATGTAGTTGGTGTTTCAGCGTATTACAATCCTGCTAAACCAGGTTGGCCAAATTACGTAAAATATAGTACATATACTGCATCTTAATCTTATAAATATATACAACCATGGCATCAAATTACGGAGTAAGCGGTCACGGAGATCTAGACACAATATTTAGAGCAATAGGCACGGGCGTACGTCCAGGTCCAAATGCTGCTGCTACTGGCTTGTATACTAATTCAGGTGCGCAAGACTTAAATGCGCGTTATAATGGTGTTAACGGTACCGGGTTAGATCTTATTACGTACAATACAAGTTTCAATTCGAAAGATAAATCTAAAGATTCTAGTGGTGATTTAAGGTGGATATTCCAGTCTGCTGGTTATAATTGAGATTTACATATTGATAATTCTCTAATATAGGTTAAATTATATTATAACCTGTATGAGAGAAAAAACCGAAACACCTGCGTTATTAGATTCTAGCAAAAGTAATATAGAGCTCGAGCTGCTACAACCAGCTGAACCTGAGCAAGTTGACAGAGTTGACAAGAAAGACTTTACTTTTGTTATACCGTTTTATAAACTTAAAGGATCTGCGCTTAAAAATTTCATGTTTATTTTGCCGTCTATTGCGGCAACAGGGTGTAAAGTAGTAATAGCAGAACAAACTGATACACCCACTCCTTCTACTGTTTCAGAGTTAATTAAAGGTCTACCTAATGTTGAGTATGTAATGTGGCCTAAAAAGTTTGATGACGGAGTTAATAAAGAATTTCATCGTACAGCTTTAATTAATTATATTACTCAGTTTCATATTAATACTGAATGGGTATGGGTTAACGATCCATGCGCTTTAACAAAATGGGACAGTTTATTTTCCTGGTTTGACCCGGTTTATGATTTTATATTACCCTACAGCCAATGTAAAGTATTAGATGAAGAGACTACAGTTAAGATTCTAAATAGAGAAAAAGTTACTATAGATTATAATGACCCGTTAGGTCAATTTGAAACAGTGTTTGGAGATCATTCTTTTGTTTATAGAAAGCAACGCTTTTTAGATGAAGGTGGTATGGATGAAAACTTTATAGGCAATCGTTATGAAGGTTTAGATTTGTATAGAATGTTAATTCTTAAAAATATACCTATACAAAAAGTACGTGGTCAAATAGCAAAAATGTGGTACGAAATCGATATAGATCACCACAACATGATAGAGGCTTTACATTTTGTAAAATTAGAAGCTAAATTTAGTGATCAAGCTAAATCTTTAGAAACTCTAGAAGTTAAGTTTCTTAAAGAATGGCGTAAGAAAAAACCTACTCTACGTCACCGTAATGATATGGCTGTTATTACAAGTCATTTTAACTGGTCTGGTTACAAGAGACCGGTAGCTAACTTAAATAGGTTTTTACGTTATATGGAATCATTGCAGATTCCGGTGTACGGGGTTGAAGTATCTTTATCTGATCATTTCAGTACAGAAGGTAATGACAATTGGCTTCGCATTAAAGGCAATCAGTATAATATCTTATTCCAAAAAGAGTGTTTATTAAATTTAGCAGAAAAGTTAGTACCTGAAAAATACACTAAAATAGCTTGGTTTGACCACGATGTATTCTTAGATAACAATTCTTGGTATGATGAAACATCATTTGCTTTAGATAATCATAAAGTTTGTCAAGTATTTGAACATTGTTATTGGACTACAGAAGTAGGTACAATTGGTAAAGAGTTACCGGCTATGTGTAAGTTCCCGCCAAATAATGAACGCTGGACTGGGCATCCTGGTTTCGGTATAGCTGCACAAAGAGATATGTGGCAACCAGAAATAGGTGGCTTATATCCTTATTGTCCATTAGGGCATGGAGATACAGCGTTTATGTATGGTATATTTGAAACACCTCTTTCTGTACACTCTGAAATTGGTTTAGGTTTAAATAACTGTCCAGACTTTGCCCCTTACCACAAGTGGGTTAATAACATTATCGATTGGGCTGCGGGCAAACCTGTAGGTTCTGGTGAAGGTAAGGGTGCTAAAAAGCTAGTAACATATGCACAAGGCAATTGCTTCCATGAATGGCACGGCGATATATTTAACCGTAGCTATGTTGATAGAGCTTTCTTAATGACCTGGTATAATCCTTCTAAGCAAATCTTTATTAACGGTAAAGGTATACTTGAATTAAAGAACGTGCCAGATACTTGGTTAAAGATGATACAAAAGTATTTCTTCGATAGACGTGAAGATGGTACAATACTGAAAGGAATTCCACAATAATATGCCTACATTTACATTAGATACATTTACTAAAAACTTACCTATTTGGGAAAAAGTATTAGATGAACCTTATAGAGAGTCTTTTGTTCATAGCCGCACTAATATACTAGATATTGGTGCTGGAGAAGGTCCTGCAACTATATGGCTCGCTGAAACACTAGTAGATCACCCTAAATCAAAAGTATACAGTATTGACAGTTGGTGGCAACGAGAGATTGAACGCAAGTTCGATTATAACGTTGCAGATAGTGGTTGGTCTCATAGAGTAGTTAAAATGAAAGGTAGTATACCTCATATACTATGTGAACTAGCTATTAAAGAAACTGGCTGGAACAAATTTAAAGTAATACATTACAATTACACGACTAATAGTATTGATGCATTAAATATCATTTCTATGGCTTTTAGTTTACTCTTAAAAGACGATGGTATATTAGTTGTTAATAACTATGATTCTGAGCATAAAATTAATTTGTTAGGCGGGGTTGCAGTACACTATAAAGAAGCACTACTGTTCTTACAAAGACTATATGCAGGTAAATTTGAAGTACTAAGTTCAGATAAGTTATTAATTCTTAAAAAGCTAACACCTGATCAAATTTTATAAAATGGCAAAAAACCAAATAATATGGGGTGCATCTGGTTTATCTCATGATGCAGCAATTGCAGTTATTGTCGATGGTAAAATAGTATTTGCATCTTCTGCTGAACGTTACTCTCGAGTTAAAAACGATCCTAATTTTAATATAGAGTTAATTGCAGATGCATTAGAGTATGGAGAACCAGATGTAATTGTGTGGTACGAAAAGCCTTTTAAAAAGTTTTTAAGACGCTTAGTAGTAGATAAGCAATGGCAACCTTACAGTGTTAAGAACGTATTTAATATGTATGGTGTTAATGCACCAATCCAGTATGTAGATCATCACGTATCACATCTATGTGCATCTCTATATACAGCACCGTTCAACACGGATAAAACATTAGGATTAGTAGTAGATTCAGTAGGCGAATTTAAAACCTTATCTGTATGGGACATTAGTAATGGTACATATAAATGTATTCACTCTCGCGGTTATCCTAACTCATTAGGTTTATTCTATTCTTCTATGACTGATATGCTCGGTTTAAAACCACAAGAAGAAGAGTATATTATGATGGGTATGGCTTCTTATGGTACTTCCAATTATTTAAAGTACTATAACTACATACTAGAAAATCTATTTGATGATGATTGTAACTTAGCATTAGACTTACGTAGGGGTTGTAGGGGTTTATTTACTAAAGAAGAAATTGAAGCTAATAAATTTGATATAGCTTTAGCAGCTCAAAAAATATACGAAGATATAGTAGTAGATATTGCTAAAGAGTATTTAAAAAAGACAGGCTATACAAAACTCGTACTTTCAGGTGGTTGTACACTTAACTGCACTGCTAATAGCTACCTTTTAGAGTTAGTAGATGATATGTGGATATTTCCTAACCCAGGAGATTCAGGTTCCTCAGTAGGAGCAGCACTAGCTTATTATGGTCAACCAGTCGAGATGAATAATTTATATCTCGGTCACGATGCAGGTACTAATGTCGATATTGATGATTTAGTAGATTATTTAGACAAAGAAAAGATGGCTGGGGTAATATTCGGTAAAGCAGAATTTGGCCCAAGAGCTCTCGGTCATCGTTCTATATTAGCTGATCCTAGAGTATCAAATATTAAAGATATTGTTAATGAAGTAAAAGGTAGAGAAAAATTTAGACCTTTTGCCCCTATCGTGTTAAAAGAACACTTTAACGATTTGTTCGTTAATAAGGGTAAACACGATTCTTACCCATACATGCAATACACACATATTTGCAAACGTCCTGATTTGTATCCAGGTGTAGTGCATGTAGATTGTAGTTCTAGAGTGCAAACTGTAGATGTTAATACACCTTTTATACATCAAGTACTAAAGAAATGGTACGATAAAACTGGATGTCCTATTTTACTTAATACTAGCTTAAACATTAAAGGTAAGCCGCTCTTAAATAATGCTAACCATATTGAAGAGTTTAGCCATACTAAATTAAAAATATATGGAAAGTCTAGTTAGAGAACGAAAAGACTTTAATAAAATCTTAGAAGATAATATTTCGTTTTATGGTTTGCACTGGACTAATTGTTTTCCAGTGCAAACCTATTTAGGTAATGACGTAGTATTAGACTGGATGCCTAATGAAAACAAGCAAAATGTTAATCCCGTATATAAAGATGTAGAAATAAAATACCATATAAATAAAGATGGTTACAGATACTACCCTGGAATAAAAAATACTACTGATAAAAAAACTAAAAAGCTATATTGTTTTGGCTGTAGTTTTACCTTAGGACACGGTTTACCAGATGAGCATACCTGGCCATATCTATTAGCTAAAAAATTAGGACCTGAATGGGAAGTGTATAACTTTGGTAAACAGGGTGTTTCTATACAAGCGATGACTGAAATTTTTTATCAAGTCATTACTACTACACCTAAAGAAGATTATCCTGATGCAGTTTTCTTTTTATTGCCCGAAATAATGAGAGATTATTATCTAGGTAATATTGAAAGTAAGCCTATAGAAACGAGTATAATATATAACTATAACTTCTTAACTACATACGATGAGGAGAGAGATAATTTTTATAAACATCCGGTAGGAGAAAATATAAAAATAGGACCAGTATACCGTTCTTACAATTCTGCTCATGTTAGATTAAAACATTATGCGTATACCTCTATGGTAGAGGCATTTATGCATGGTTTACGTTTTTTTAATATTATAAGAGAAAGTTGTAATGCTCGTAATTTACCATGGTACTGGTATTCATGGTCTTTCAACTACTGTCAACTTGAAAAACCTGCTCTGGAAAAGTATTTAACCACGAACAATACACTAATGGATGGAGATGGCTTAATGGTATTGAAACATACAGATAGAAAATCTCGTGATAGTAGTCATTTTGGTTTTGAGCCTATGGAGCAAATTGCAAACGGTTTTGCCAAACTTTATTTAAAACAATGAAAGATTTCAGAGCAGAATTAAATAGAGCACCGCTTATTAATAAATGTGCGAGAATGTCTTTACCGGAATCTGATCTACTACATATTAAACCTAGTAGTGATTGGGATAGGATTATTTCTACTATTTGGGATCCTAGAACATTTCCGCTTGCACCAACAGACGGGTTGAAAAATAGAAACAAACAAATAGAACGACTGACTCATGAAGGTCCAGCTGTAACTCCTACATATCTAGATACAAAAATACTTTACACATTTGGCGAGAATTGCTTTAGAGAGTATCCTAACTATAAACCTGAAGATCCTCGTAAACTCTTTACATTCGGTTGTAGTTTTACGTTTGGTGTTTCTTTACCTGACGAACACACGTGGCCGTATTTATTAGCTAATAAATTAGGTAAGTGGAACTTAAAAAACTACGGAATAGGCGGGGTTGGTATAGATACTATTGCGCGAGTGTGTTATCAAATTATAAGCACTCTTAAAAAAGAAGATTATCCTGATTTAGTGGTGTTTGACTTTCCGATGATTTTTAGAAAAGAATATATAGGTAATATTGATGATGGTTTAATAACTAGAAATACCTCGTATAACATAAACACAGAACCTGATATAGAAGCTACTAGAAACGGAAGATATAAGTGTGATGATTATCATAACGATCCGAAAGCTAAGGATATACAGTATTATGACTATACTTCATGTATGCATAGTTTTTACGAAATGGTTACAGCCTTTACTCTTATTAAAGAAACACTTGAATCCAGAAACATAAAATGGATGTGGTATATTTGGGATGAAACATTCTTTAAATTAAAGAAAGAAACTATTGAAAAATTCTTTACATCTAATACAATGTTAGAAGATGAAGGACTAAAGATAATAAAAGTAAGAAAAGACGATAGAGCTAGGGACGGTACACATGCTGGACTTAGCTATATGAATGAACTAGCTGAAGCTTATTACAACCTATACAAAACATATGACTTTAATAAAAAACTTATTTAAAACAGTAAAATCCTGGTATAAAAAATGGCAAAGAAAGCGTATGATTAAGCTTGCTATAGAGAGTAACAAGCTGGATAAACACATATACGACTAGTAAATTAATATATGTCTACAGACACCGAGAACAAGATTTCACCCAAATCAGCTGATGGTAAGCCATTGAATGCTGAAGCAGCTAATGCTGTACAGAGACTCCAAGCTGTAAAAGACAAACTAGATGCCACTAGTACAAGCTTTTGTTTAGCTAAATGGAATCAAGTAACTATACACCTTACTAACGGTACCACTCATAGCTGTCATCATTGTCCACCACACAAGATACCGTTAGACGAGCTTAAGAAGAACGTTTCTGCTTTACACAATACTAACGATAAAAAAGAAAAACGTAAAATGATGCTTGAGGGTAAGCGTCCGGAAGAGTGTAATTTTTGTTGGCGTATTGAAGATTTAAATAACCCGAATTTGTTTAGTGATAGGGTAAGAAAGAGTGCTACATCTTGGAATGATGATCGTATTAATACAGTACCTCAGATGCCTTGGGATGTAGATATTATACCGAAGTCTTTAGAATTAGACTTTTCAAATGCGTGTAACTTTAAGTGTTTGTATTGTACACCAGCTTATTCGTCTACCTGGACGAAAGAAATTAGAGAACACGGTTCCATACACGCTGGTGCATTTATAACTAACTCTCTAAAGCAGTTAGAAATGGAGTCTAGGTTACCAATTGAAGATGAAGATAGTAACCCTTACATTAAGGCTTTTTGGGAATGGTTTCCTGGTATTATAGCTAGTGGAGAATTACGAGAATTAAGATTAACCGGTGGAGAACCACTACTCAGTAAAAACACATTTAAGTTGATGGATTACTTTATTGAACATCCTCAACCTGAGATGATGTTCAGTGTTAATACTAACTTAGGTGCACCTAAACTCTATATAGATAAGCTTATAACATATCTAAACAGAATTGCAGAAGCAAACGCTGCTAAACGTATTACAGTTTATACAAGTGGTGAAGCTTATGGTAAGAGAGGTGAATATATACGTGCAGGCTTGAATTATAAAACTTGGTATGAAAACGTTGATCGTATATTCACTGAATGCCCTAAAGTAGAAATGGTATTCATGTGCACATATAATGCAATGTCTGTTACTTCGTTTAAAGACTTTTTAACAGACAGTTACTATTTAATTGAGAAACATACTAGATCGCTTGATAGAGTGCAACCTTTAGTTATTAGTATACCATATCTTAGACAACCTGAGTATATGAGTGCTTGGATATTAACTGAAGATTATTTACGCTATATGGAAGAGTGTGTACAGTATATGAACGAGCGTATACGCAAAGTTGAAGTAGATGTACACATACCTGGTGGTTATAGAGTTACTAAGCCTGGTTTTCCAGAACTTTGTGCACAAGAAATGGAACGTGTATTAGAAGTAATGAAAAAAGCTATTGTAGAAGGTATTGGTCGTTCAGACATTGCAGTAATACGTAGAGCGTTTCACCAGTTTATTGATGAGTGTGATTCTCGTCGTGGTACAAGCTTTTTAAGTGTGTTCCCAGAAATGACAAGATTTTATTTAGATTGTAAAGACCAGTATCCATAATATGAAAGAACCGATTAACGTAAAAGAATTACAAGACCAGTTTAATGACCCAGAAGGCTTTAGCTACGAAGGGTTCCTATCATATAATAAGTATAGGACATCTCCAGTAGCATCTTTTAGATATGCCGGTGCCAGTCGTATAAAAGGCATACTTAACGTTGAACATTTAAATTGTTGTGCTATAGCTATTGAACGTAGTTCAGGTACTAGTTTTAACCTTGTGCCAGGTGTAACAGCTAGAGAACTTATTGATAAATGTTTAAAAAAAAATATGATACCGAAGTTTATAAAACCTGGCCAGGCCTTTAGTTTTAGTGATAGTGCCGCTGAACCAGGTGCACCTATAGAGATAAAATTTTATTTTTACAGTGAGTGGAGAGTAGTACCTTATAAAACTAGAGAGCAGATAGAAGCACAAAAACAAGAAGAAGATAGTATCCGTTACAATATTGAGCAAACAATAAACGCATTTAAGCTCTTTTACACATTAGATGAAGTAGAGATTACAGGGGAATTAATGGAATCAATAATAAAGAACCAACCTACATATATTAAGTTAGAATTAGTTAATGAAAGAACGCATGTTAAAGGAATGTTTACGTTAGCAGAAGCTTTGACTTCAGAAGAATAAGTATAATAATGCGTTCAGATAAACTCCTTATTGAAAAATATCACTCTATTCTTGTTAAAGAAAGTAATGACACTGCTAGTTTACTTGCAAAAGTAAAAGAACTGATAGTCGCACAAGGCAATAACCCCTTGGAGAGTAAGGATTTATCTACTGCTTTTAACGCTTTACTACTTTCATTAGTTAATTCTACAGATAGCAATATTAAACAAGCTGCAGCTAATTTATTAAACCAACAGACACAAGTAGCTAAAGAAGAAGACGAACCTATGGGTAATATGCTTGGTAAATATAACGATACAGGTTTTTGAGTCAAAAATTACTAAATAATAACATATATGGCTACCTACTTCAATTCTCAAGTAACACAAAATCAAGTTGGCAACGATCCTACTACATATCAAGGTATTGATTGCAATATCAGCGATAACAGAGCTGCTATACTTTTTAACGTAATTCCTAGTGTCTCTAACAGTTTATCTGGTACAGGTAGTGCACAAGCAAACTTTACTTTAAATTACGTGAATACGGCTAATAATACCGGCGTAGAAGGTCTTTCATCTGGTACAGGTTCCATATTTGTTGACGGTGCTTATCAATGCACTACAGCAACCGGTACAGTATCCTATCAAGCGGGTGGTACATATACACAAAGCATTAGCGGTGTTGTAATCACGAATGGTGGATTAGGTTATTGGGGTCCAGGTAATGATGGTGCAGTAACTTGTACTTTCTCAGCTCCACAATCCGGTTCAAATCGCGCAACTGGTGTGCCTATTGTTGGTAACGGTAACATTATTGGCGTACAAATCACTAACACAGGTTCAGGTTATGCTAACCCAGGTTCTGCTACAGTAACATTTTCGTCTCCAGTAGCTCACAAAATGTATTTACAAAAGCATGATTATTCTTGCTTTGAATTTACAGTACCTGCTACAGGTAGTAACGGTGGCGGCGCACAAGCTGTCACATTAACCCCAGTAGGTTATAAAGTAGAAGGCCCAACAAAGCGCCGCAAGTATCTCTTAGGTTACTAAGTTATTTCGACGTAGCTCTATAAACTCCGTCCCAATCAGCTCCAAGGTTAGCTCCTTGGAGCTCTTTTATTCTCTCTAGCATAGCCTCGTAGTATTTTTTAAGTTCAGGATTATACTTCTTTAATGCTGTAGCTAGTTGTACAGCTTCATCCCATTTTTGAGTTCTATAATCTATTAAGAATGCTTCATGCATTCTGTTTACTTCTGTAACCATCTCGATTAAGCTATTTTCTAATATAGTGTAAATTCTAACACCTTCTTTTTTACCCTTAACTGCTATACAATCAAGCTCAAAACATTGGTAGTCATTCTTTACGTACTCGTGTGTTACTGGTCCAACAATAATACGTACCCCGTATGGTTTTGATTGTCCTTCTAGACGAGAAGCCAAATTAACACCATCACCTAAGCAAGTATAGTCAAATCGCTGAGTACTACCCATATTACCTACTACTACAGAAGCTGTATTAATACCTAAACCCATACCAAATGCTGGTATACCTTCTTTAGTTATTTCTTCATTAAACGTGTCAAGTCTCTTTAGCATTTGCATAGCAGTCTTAACAGCATTACGAGCATGATCTGGATCATCTAAAGGAGCGTTCCAGAAAGCCATTTGTGCGTCACCAATATATTTGTCGAGGGTACCGTCGTTATCTAATATGGCTTGAGTCATAGCAGTCATATAACGATTCATTATCATTGTCAGACCTTGTACGTCTTTACCATAATGCTCTGATATAGTTGTGAAGCCTCTTACATCAGTAAACATAATAGATAACTCTCTTTCATCTCCACCAAGCTTTAACAAACCTGGATTTTTTTGTAGTTTCTCTACTAATGCTGCACTTAAATAAGTACCAAATTGCTTCTTGATCTGCTGCTTTAACTTAAACTCCATTACAAATCTAAAGAATATAGCACCTACCCAGGGTAATAATACCGCTAAGGTAGGCCAGGTATAATCCGTAAGATATCCGTGATTAACAAATAAACGAGATCCAATAAAATAAGGTACACATAAAAATGTAGTGATTAGTATACCATTTAGGATATACCCCAAATAACAAGCAGCAACAATAAGAATAATAGCAAGTATAACACCACCTGTAAGTTCATATAGATCGAATGTTGAAGGTCTTTGTAATCTGCTATTATCTATTAACATTTGCAAGGTTTGAGCAGATATCTCGTATCCTTGTGAAATACCAACAGGAGTAGCTACAGTATTATTTAGGCCTTCTGCGGTTAAGGCAATGAATACTATCTTATCTTTAACAATAGACCAGTTAGCATCTGCAAATGAAACCGAATCAAATGTATATTTAAAGTTTATCCACACTCTACCATTAGCATCAGTAGTAATAGGCGGGGTACCTTTAACTCTAATAGCTTGTACTCCTGCTTCATCTACTTTAGCTTGATAAGACTCTTCACCACCAAATAAACGCAATGCTTCTAAAGGTATAGTGGGGTATACCTCTCCCTTTACTTTAACCACTAAAGGTAAACGTCTTGTAACAGCATCAAGTTCAGGGGTAGTTAGTAACATACCGACCCCGGCAGATGATTGCCCTATTTCTTTAGTAGGACCAATAGCAGCAGGGTACGTAAACAACCAATCTCCTAACCCGTCACCTATAGTAGCCAAGCCTCTTGGTACAGGCTGTCCTTTGCCTTTTTGTGCAGCTGATTGTGCAGTTATTACTGGATATTTCTGCAAAGTCATATTAAATATAGTATCACCACCTAATCTATCTTTTTCAGAAAATAGAATAGGCATAACTACAACTTGCGCACCACTATTAAATGCTTTTTCCAAACCTTCGCTTAATACTGCTCTGGACCAGGGGAACTGGCCAAACCTGTCTAACGACGCCTCGTCTATGGTTACTACAACAATATTATTACTTTTTACTTTACTTTGTTGCCTTTGATAGTAATCTAATCCTTTTAAGCGGGCTGTTTCAATAAAGAATGGGTCCTTTATTCTTAATACTACAAGACTGGCAAGGATAGCTAACCCAGTAAGCAGTATTTTATACGTGTGCTTCATTAACTTATTTAGTTGATTTTTATATAGAATACCTGATAATACTTGTATGAATATGATCTTTACGTTTCGTAATTTTGTATATGCGCTTATAGCTGTTAGTTCGGTTATAGTAGTTAGTTATATTGCATTTGGTATATATCATATAATACAACATAGCTACTTTGATCTGTTTTTTGATGTACTATGTATAGCAATGAATACTTGGTGTGTTACAGTACAACTACAATCATTAAAGTACGATAAACTTTCCAAAGAACTTAAACAAACGTTAGAAAACTAATATGGTTGTTTCTTATATAGTAGCATTAGTAGTAGTTGCTTTAATTATAGCAGCTTTAATAAAATACCTACCAAGAGATTAACTATTATCTACAGAACTTGTTCGTTAAGAGTAAACGTTTAAGATAACTACCTTTGCTCGATATTCATTATTACCCCGGTGCCAGTACCATTCTTAGCTGATACTTTGCCGCCCTGATAAACATAGTTAACAGTAACGTTTTCTCCATTCGGTATAATAATGTTTATTACATTGCCTTTAAAGTTACTCTTAAGCTTATTTTTAGAAGCGTCTGCATCGTCTTGTTTAAATACAAATGTAGCGCTATCAATTTTTTGTATAGCCTGAGCAGTAGCATATAACTGTGCCACCGCTGCAGCCTGTTGTAGCTGTTGTTCTGCTGCAGCTTTATCAGCTTTTTCAGCAGCTTCTGAAGCAGCTGATTTAGGAGAGTCCAGTAACAGGTTATTATTAACACCACCTTCATCTAATCTGAATATAGTGGGGGGTGTGGGCATTGTAAAGTTAGTACTAACAAATGTACCTTCAAATGCTTTATCTAAAGTAACAGTACCAGCCATTGTAGTAACATCAATCTTACCAACCACATAACGATTGCCTATCTTAGTTGGTAATAAAATAACTAAACTCTTACCCATTTCATCTACAGTCATAGAGAAGTCAGTACCACGAACAGCTATACTCGCTGTAGGCGTTTGCACATTTACGTTGTTATGATTATTGTGCGCTATTTTACCAGAAAAGTATCTAACTGTACCGAGAGGTGCTTTTAATCCTATTTTACCTGAACTACTTTTAGGATCATACACAAAATCGTCCACCAGTAATTTACTATGTTCACTTATTGTAACGTGAGTTTCATCCGCAAAGGTAATACCGGTCTTACTGTTGAGTGTCTCTACCCGATCATTACTTTCAATACCGGTTTTAAGAGCAGCTATAATTTTATCCGACCCTCTCGTAATTTGAGTGGGGCCGGTTATCTCTGTTACCTGTCCAGCTGAACCATATACGAGGCTACACCATAGCAAAAAAATTAAAATGACAAGAAGAGTGAATAAAAGCTTTTCACTCTTTTTCATACATATTAAGGATGCGTGATACCAGCAGTAGTAGCGATATTAAGTGGTGTTGTACCTGTAGGTCCTTGTGTAATAGAAGTATTGGTACTTGAGCCTGTTAACTTGTAGTATAAGCTATTAGCACTTGTACCGTTCTGATTAATATACACATTATTGCTACTACCATCAACTATCACTGTTTGATTGTGACCTGAAGTACCACTTACTGCTCCGTCTTGTAAAATGTTAAATACGTTACTATTACCAGCAACTGTGTAGTTTAAAGAGTTATATGTTCCAGTATCAGTACCGATATTAAACGCATTACTATTACCACCAACTGTAAATGTATAGGTACCGTGGGAGACATTAGCCTGTGTTGTACCAGAGTTACTTGCATCACTATTAAATACCATAGTATTGCTTGAACCGGTAAACTCTAAATCAAACGTGTTACTACCACCATTAATATATAGACCTTGAGTGTTGCTGTCTCCGGTATTATATATTTTTAAGTTAGTATTTGATGCACTTGTAAAATTAAAATCAAGAGCATTACCATTACCTACCTGCTTAATGTCTATAAAAGCTGTATCACCGTTAAAAATAGAGTTCAAACCAGAGCTACCAATACGGTTAGCGCCACCGGCTTGTAAGACATTGACAATGGCTGAAGTTGAAATCTGTTGTACATATAAAGCGTTTTGCCCAAACGCGCGTGCTAATCCGATTAGTAGGAATATAGCTATAGTTTTAGTAAGGTGTTTCATAGACTTTGGGTGTTGTCTATACTTACTATTTTTATATAAGATTATTAGTTTTTACTATTACCCTTAAACTTCCACAATCCTTGCTTCTCACCCTTATGGATTAGCTCTATAACTGCTTGATCAATAGCAGCTCTAACAGCAACGTTACCGGATTCATTATTTGCGAATCCAAGCTCTCCTTCAGAATATTTTGTTCCATTTGAGTACCAACTCATTAAATTGCCATTTATATTAACGGAAAATACAGTCTTGGTGGTGGTAACGCTCAATAAAACTTCCGAAGTATTTACACTTACCAATCGTAACGTAACAGTTACTACATCTTTGCTGTATTGTTCTTGTGCACCAATGTTGAGTACATTTGCACCAATACCCCCTGTAATAATGTCTGAATCGTACCCAATGATACCGCCCTCAACCAATACCCCCGCAAACAATAGAGGTAACGTACCAGGTGATTTAGTATTTTCAAAGTCTTCTTTCGCCTGCCTTAACATTTGACGCTCTTTAACAATATCATCAAGCCCTGTACGCTCTAATACCTTAAAATAGCCGCCGTTGTTTGCTGCCTGTAAACTTTCTACCAAATATGACTCAGCACCCTGGGTAACAGCAGAACTGAATAGAGCTAAATTGTTTGACGTTTTACGCTGTCCGGTTAAGTCGCTAAACTTATACACAGCAATAGTCATTTGTGGTGCATCTAAAGGTGGCAGTGCTCTTAACTGCTTAACTAAAGGACTCTCCTGTAATACAGGTTTATCTTGAGCTTCATAAGGATGTACAGCCATTTTGTAAGTCTGGCACCCTGTTAAAAGTAAGCAAAGTAGTAAAACGTATTTCATATTAACCTCCAGTAGCACCAGCTGCTAATAACGTACCTACAGGTATTTGTATAGATGTTGTTGTGTTAGTAGTTGGATCGTAAATCTGTAAAGTAGCAATGCCTTTATTCTCTACCCAGTTAACTGTAGCACCTGAAGGCAAATTAAATGTACCTTGTGTAGCAGTAGTAGAAAACAATTGAGAAGTTAAATTAGCAGCAATTTGTGAATAGATACGTGCCTGTAAACCACTAATAAACTGATTGATAGGGGTGTTTTGTGCAGCAGCAGCAGCTGTAGAAGCAGCAGCTTCCTGAGTAGCTATAATAGTTTGCTGTCTATTGTAACCGGTGTTTTCTAAAGTTAACTCGTAGCCAGAAAATGACCCGTTAGTTTGGAAAGCTGATGACTTAAATGCGAAAGTCTGTTGTGTTGCGTTGGCAAGACTTGCCATAAATGCTAATAATAGCAGGTATTTCATATCTATATTTAGCTAAGTAATACTATATGAACGAAGCATTTGTCAAAACCTTACCCGTATACTTCCCTTCCAAAGACTTTATGACAGTCCTTCAACCAGACAATAAAATCTTATTGACTGATATACCAGCAAGCAAATTACGCTCTAAACAGAACCAAATGTACGTGTTAGCTGATACTTCTGAGGGCTCAGTGCTTGTACCAGTAGATAATGGCTAAGAAACTAAAAGTTAAATTTGAAGAGATTCAAGCATCTGCTTTATTTGCTGGTGTTCCACCAAAGATTGTAAAAAAGATTGCTACCTTTCCAACCGCAAAAGAGCACCCAGCTGGTGAGGTTATCATTAAAGAGGGCGACATCGGAGAGTTCATGTTTGTGGTTCTATCCGGGCAAGTTGATGTCGTTAAACAAGCAGGAGATAAGGAAGTGTTTCTTGCAACCTTGCCACCGGGAGTGTTCGTTGGAGAAGGAGCTTTAGTATCTGGTGCACCACGCAACGCTACTGTTAAGGCTAAAACGCCAGTTAAGATTGCTTACTTTGACCGAGAAGCATATAACAAAATGATTATGGCAGATGCTGCTATTAGCGCAACATTAATGAAGGTTCATAAAGAACGTTGTAAAGATCAAATTAAAAAAGTTAACATTGCCAAGTCTAAAGCATTTCTTATATCAGCAGCAGTAGCAGCAATACCAATGATACAATCATATGTTATACCCCATTTAGGTGCGTTGTCTACTCATTTACCATCAGGTTTAATAGCATTATTAGGACCTGCAGGTGCAACATTAGCATTCAAGTTTCAACAATCTGATATAGCAGGATTAGCAAGTAAGTTCGATAAAATGTAACTTGATTTCTTAAGGTTTCTTCTTATGTATATGTATGAAGAAGATCTTAATAATGGGATTACCCGGCGCTGGTAAAACAACTCTTGCTTTAGAATTAGCAAAGTTACTAAACGCTGTACATTTTAACGCTGATGAAATACGCAAAGAAATTAATAAGGATCTTAAGTTTTCCGTGGAGGATCGATTGGAGCAAGCCCGAAGAATGGGATTGCTTTGTGATATCGTTACTCGTTCTGGGCAATTTGCTGTGGCTGATTTTGTTTGCCCTATTCCTGAAACGAGAGCTGCTTTTGGGGACGCATTTATAGTTTGGGTAAATAGAACACCGGTTAGAGACTTTGCCGATACAACTAAGCTATTTGTACCACCAGATGATCCAGATGTAGTGGTGACTGATGAGGGTTCGCCTTTGTATTGGGCTACTAAAATTAAAAAGCAACTTATTCCTACGTTTAATTCGAAAGCACCTACAGCATTTATGCTCGGTCGATATCAACCATTCCACGATGGCCACAAAGCTTTAATTGTAGAGGGTATTAATCGGGTCGGGCAAGTTTGTATCGCTATTAGAGATACACAAGGTACAGATGAAAAGAATCCTTTCTCATTTGAAGAAGTAGAAGCTAATATACGTAAAGGTATGCTTGATTATGAAGGTAAATACACTATAATACGTGTCCCTAATATCACTAACATATTTTATGGTAGAGATGTAGGTTATAAGATTGAGCAGATTGATCTTGATAAGAAACTACAAGAAATATCAGCAACTAAAATACGTAACGAAATTCTTAAGTGAGTAGAGTAGCTATAGTAATGCCATATTATAACGAGAAAGACCTTCTCGTTAAATCTGTACAAGCTGTGTTTGCACAGACGTATAAAGACTGGACATTATTTATAGTTGATGACGGATCTAAATCTGAGAACAGCTTAGTACGTTCTTTAAGCGGGCTTGGTTTTGATCAAATGAAAATGTGTACTATAATTAAAGAAAATGGCGGGGTCAGTACAGCGCGTAACCAAGCACTTAATATTATAAATCATTCTTTAGATTTTGAATACATAGCATACTGTGATAGTGATGATGTATGGGATTCAGACTATCTTAAAAAGCAAATGGCAGTAATAGATAGAGAAAAACCAGACATGGTTTACTCTGCTGTACGTCACCGTTTTTTAGATGGTACAGTAGCAGTACCTTTTGGTATATCAAACCCAGAAACGTTTCCAGGCACAGAAGAGCTCATTAGAGGTAATTTTATCTTCGTTTCAGGGGTAATACATAAAAAAGAATGTATTAAGGAAGTAGGTTATTTTGACCCTACACTCAACAGTATAGAAGACTGGGACTACTGGGTGCGTATCTCTAAAGCGGGTTACCGTATTATTAAAAACCCGGAAGCTTGTTTTACATATACAGTAAAAGGGGTAGGTAACGGGGGTAGACGCACAGAAGAAATATTTGAACGATTTAAAAAGAAACATGTTATCAATAATAACACCAACTCATAAACCTGACTATTTAATGAGACTTTACGAGTCTCTTAAAATACAGACGTGTAAAGATTTTGAATGGGTAGTGGTACCCAACAATAGTGCTGATGTTTCTTTTTTACCTAAAGAAGATTGGATACGTATTGTACCGTACTTAGAAGATAGTAAATTAATTGGTGCAATTAAGAACTATGCATTCAATCAAGGTTTAGGAGAGTGGCTAGCTGAAGTTGATCATGATGATGAAATTACACCAGACTGTGTAGAAGAGATATTAAAAGCAGCTAAAGAAAACGTATGTGATTTTATATATTCTGATGGTATAGATTTAATGCCCGGTAATACAGCTAATGTATTCAATTCTAACAATAACTGGGCTTATTATCCGTATACATATAAAGGCATAGTATACACTATTAACAGAACGTTCTTACCTACCCCTCAGTCTGTATCGCGTATTTGGTTTGCACCTAATCATATTAGAGTATGGAATAGAGATTTTTATAAACGTTTAGGTGGTCACGATAAAACATTAAAGGCGCTAGATGATCAAGACTTAATGTGTCGTACTTATATTGAAGGTAAGATGTATAAAATAGAAAAAGTACTGTATGTGTATTATTATCATGCTACTAATTCTTTTGCTTCACAAGAACTAAACAAATGGATACAAGAATATACTTGGGTACTATACGAAAAGTATATTGAACAGATGATGCGTAGATGGTGCAAAGATAATAATTTACTAATAGTAGATATTAGTAAACGTTATACTAAACCTGATTGCGTTAAAATTGATTTAGATACAATTGGTACAATTAAAGAAGATTCAGTAGGTCTTATATTAGCAGATGATGCTTTACAGTTATATAAAGATCCTGTTAAATCGATGGAAAGAATGTGGAGATTACTTGCTCACGGTGGTATGTTACTTTCAAGTACACCTTCTACAGATGGTAGAGGAGCTTTTCAGGACCCTACACATGCGTCGTATTGGAACGCTAATTCATTTTGGTATTATACTAAAAAAACTTTTGCAAACTTTATCAATACTAAAGTGAAATTTCAATCCACTTATGTAAAAGATTGGTGTCCGTCAGATTACCATAAACAGAATAAAATAGAGTATGTAACTGCACATTTAACCGCTATTAAAAACGACCAACTTAGATACATTATACCTGGAGTAACCGAGATCTAACCTTAAATATTTATATGCACGAGACAAACAATAAAAACTTTATAGGATATATTGATACACAAAGTAACGTTAACGGTTATGTTAACGATATGAACAAAAATACTAATCCTACAGGTATAGGTTGCCGTGTAACAGGGTGGGTAGTTGATACTAGTACTGACACGCTAATTACAGCTGATGATATTAGAATAACAGGTCAAACACCAGGCACACGTGTTACATACGGGATAAATGTTGTTGACCGTCTAGACGTTAAGGAGTACTATTTATATAATAGTTCAGAAAAATTTCTTAAAAGTGGATTCGAATTAGTATTTGATGCTTTACCAGGAACATATTCAATTACTGTTAGGGGTAATAATGTATTTACAATCACAGTAGTATCTCCTGTTATACATATTACTAAACCTACTGATCCTGTAGATAGTGTTATTACTCTTAACAAATATAAAGGGCCAGATTTAATTGTTGTAGATAACTTTTATGCAAACCCAGACGCTGTTAGAGATTACGTTTTACAACAAGAATTTAAGCATAACGAAAAATATCACAAAGGTGCTCGTACAGAAAGACAATATATACCTAGTTGGGTAAAAGCAGAGTTTAGTAGATTGCTTAATAAGGAGGTAACTGAATTTGTTGGAGCAACTGGAGTATTTCAATATTGTGTCGCTAAAGACAATGTAGTTTATCACTACGATACACAACAGTACGCAGCGATGGTCTATCTATCACCAGATGCACCACTACAAACCGGTACCCGCACATTAAAAAGTAAAATTACTGGTTTAATGACAGCTGCAACAGATGAAGATGCAAAACGCTTAGAGCGTACTAAAGAAGATTTAGACTCTTTAAGCTTTAATGGTAATAATTTCTATGATGTAAATAACTTTGAAATAGTCGATACAGTAGCAAATGTATATAATAGGTTAGTCATATTTAACGCTCGTGCGTTACATGCTGCAACAGGCTACTATGGAGACACAAAAGAAAACGGTAGATTATTTCATCTGTACTTCTTTAACGTAAAAGAATAATGACTAAAACAAGACCCACAATCGTTTTTGCAACAATGTGCAAGAACGAAGAACACTGTATTCAAAAGACTCTTGAGTCTGTTTATAAATCTATTGATTACTGGATCGTTTGCGATACAGGTTCAACCGATAGAACTTGTGATATTGTAAGAGATTTCTTTAAAGAAAAAAACATACCAGGAGAGCTCTTTGTAGATGCTTGGCAGGGCTTTGATAAAAACAAGTGCTTAATGATGGCACGTGCTAGAGGCAAAGCTGATTACATTTTACATATAGATGCAGATGATTTGTTGTTTGGAGATATTGAATTACCAGATGATAATAAAGATGCATACTACCTGTTAAATAGAAGAGGCTCCTCTTCTTTTAAAACTACTATATTATATAGTGGCAAATATACTTGGAGGTTTTGTGGGGTTGCACACACTATTATTAAATGTGTCGAAAACCCAAATTTTAGTGCAGGAGATTTATCTGATAAAGACTTCTACATTAGATGCGACCCTATAGGCTCAAGAGCATTTGATCCTAAGAAATATTTTTATGATGCTGAACGTTTAACTAAGCAATTTTTTGAGACATTAATAGATGATCCAGATGGTCTTAATAATCGTTCTGCATTTTATACTGCTCAAAGCTACTTTGACAGTAGTATGTGGAAAGAGTCTATGCAATGGTATAGACTATACTTGAAATTAAAAAATACTTGGATAGAAGAATGCTTTGAATCTCAAATGAGAGTAGCTCAATGTTTAATAGAATTAAAAGCGCCTGTTGATCAAATAAAATACGAAATGCAGCTTGCTATTAATATGTTTCCGGATAGATCTGAACCGCATTATATATTAGGTAGGTACTTAAACAATTTGCAAATGTGGGAAGAAGGCTATAAACACTTAAAAGAAAGTAAGTCTAAGTCTTTAGCATTAGTTAACACAAAATATGTATTGTTTGTCAACGAAAAAGTATACGGAAAATACGTTAACGATGAGTTATCTGTATCATGTTACTGGACAGGTAGATACCAAGAAGGTTTAGATCTAGTTAACGAAATTATTGATGATCCTGAGTTTGCTGATTGGAAAGAAAGACTTATTGCTAATAAGAGCTTTCTTGAAGCTAAGTTAAAATGAAAACTGCTAAGATAGTTGGATGTGGGTTATCTGGTGTAACTGCTGCTATTTTATTAAAAGAAGCCGGTTATAAGGTAGATATATATGAAACACGTAACCACATTGGTGGTAATTGCTATGATTCTAACGTAGCCGGTACCTTAGTACATAGCTATGGCCCTCACTTCTTTCATACTGACGATGAAGAAGTGTATTTGTTCTTAAGTAGATACACAGAATGGTTTCCATTTGATAATAAACCTAAAGGTGTAACTGAGCTAGGTACCATATCTTTACCATACAGCAAAAAGACAGTAAAAGATATTGGTAGAGAGTTGACTCAAGAAGAAATAATAAAATACATCTTTAAAGACTATTCTGAAAAGCAATGGGGTGTTCCATTCGATCAAATACCTAAATCAATTACTAATAGGGTACCTAAAACTAAAGACTGTGAAGACCCTACTTGGTATGAAGGTCAAAAGTATCAATGCATGCCAGCAGAAGGGTATACAAAGATGTTTGAAAAGATGCTTAAAGGTATCAAAGTACATTTAGGTGTTAGTCAGTATACTTGGATGACTAAGAAAGCAGATCTTACAGTTTATACAGGTAAGATAGATGAGTTTTACGGTTATAAGTTCGGTAGATTACCATATAGATCGTTGGAATTTATACATCAGTTTTCGTATAAAAGGTTAAATAATTGTGTTACTAACTTTAATACTGCGGACGTTCAGTTTACTAGAATGTATGATCATAGCTACTTTACAGTTAATCATAAAGGACCTACGATTATTACTTCCGAGCGATCCATTGAGCACAATGAAAGTAATATACCTTTTTATCCGATGCCGTTTGGACCTGGTGGGGAGTTGTATGCAAAATATAAAAAGCTTGCAGATGTAGAAGATAACGTTATTTTTACAGGTAGATTAGCAACATACACCTATCTTGATATGTGGATGGCAGTCAAGCAATCAATGCTAAAAATAGAAGCTTATCTTAAAAATAAAGCTTGATGTTTATGTGTAAAGTACCGATAATAGGTACTATGAAACGCATTAAACACATCCCTAATGACGAACTTTATTTTAACTTACGCCAACTTAGTGAAGTTGCTAAAGTTGTTGCATATGCAGGTAGCAACGAAGAAGCTGAGTACTTCACAGTAAACTATTTACGTCCTATATTAGAGAAGACTGAAAAATTGTTAGATAACAATAAAGAAATAAAGTAGAATTATTTATTTTTTTTATAAGTTTAATAAATATTTCCTATATATGAGCTCTTACTATTATAATCCAACTGGTAATTCCAGTTTATACGACCAAGATTCTACTCGTTTAGAAGTGGTCACTACGTCGGTTGGCTTTGCTGACCTTCTTGATGTTACACTTGACGAAAATATTGAACAGACTGATACATTTATTGTTGTGACTGCTCACGATGATTATGATACCCAAAACGTCTGCCGCAAACACGGTGCAATTTGCGTACCAACAGATTTGTTTCAAAAAAATGGCCGTAACTTTAATAAGGGAGCTGCTATTAATGCTGGCATGAATTATTTTCAGTATCACGGTTGGCGCTTACATTTAGATACAGATATTCTTCTACCTGAAAACTTTAAGAGAATGTTATTTAATCATACGCACCTCGATCGTACCTGTTTATATGGTGCAGATCGTATAGATGTAATCGGTAAAGACGAATTACAACAAGTACTAGATGGTGATTCACATCAACATACTTTTTTAGCTGGTCCAAAAATCGACCGTAAAGTAGGTCATCGCTTTGTAAGTCAATTAAACGGTTATCTACCTCTCGGTTATTTCCAATTATGGAACGCAAGCTGTCAGAAAAGCTATCCTTACTCATTAGGTTCAGCTGCTCACGACGATACAATGTTTTCAGCTCTCTGGCCTGAAAGTAAGAGACGCTTACTACCTGCTACTTTCGTTTATCATATCTGTTCTCGTGCACCTGTGTGGGGCGAAAACTGGGATGGTAACCGTCAAATGCCAAAGTTTTACCGCTAATGGTAAATGGTGGAGGTGAAAAAAATTAACCTTGCAAAATAGTTTAAGTTTTTTTAAGTTCCGACACCCTCGGAGCTTTTTTTTGTGTAAATATTATTTGAACCTATGGCAAACACAATTGAATCCTTAGCCGCACGTTTAACTGCGGTAGAAACCAAATTAACCACGCTGGCAGGCCTACAGGCTCCTGGCGTTGATGCTGCTAGCATCCAAGAACTAGATACTCGTCTTACTATTGTTGAAAAAACAGTAAACGATCTCGTCACAAAACCAGCTGCTGATGCAGTTGCTGCTATTGTAGTTGCTCCAGCTACCCAAGCACCAGCTCCAGTTGATGCTGTCGTCGCTTTAAGTCCATCTGCTGCAGTACCTGCTGCTGCTGATATTGTATCAGATGTAGTTGCTGCTCAAGCCGCTGCACCTGCTGTTGCTAACCCAGACGTTGCTGCAGCTGTTGGTGCCGCAGTTACTGCTGTAGTTACAGCTGATCCTGCTACAGTACAAGATCCAGTAGCAGTTACAGCAGCTATTACTGATGCAGTTGCTGCTGCTCCTGCTATTACAGATCCTGTTCAAGCTCAAGCTGCTACTGATGCTGTTGCTGCTATTGTTACAGCTGCTACAGGCACAGCTCCAAGCGATGCTACTACAGCCGCTGTTGCTGACGCAGTTGCTGCTTGCCCAATAACTAATACAGTTGCAGATATCGTTGCAGCTGATCCAGTACCAGAAGCTACAGCTCAAGCAGTTGCTGCAAGCGTAGTAGCAGATAGCCCAAGCGCAGATGTTCCTGCTGCTGCAACTGTTATAACTAACGTTGTTGCTGATGTTGCACAAGCACCTGCAGCAGATCATCCTGATGTTGTTGCTGCTGTATCGACAGCTGTTGCTGCTGTTGTTAATGCAGACCCTGCTACTGTAACTGATCCAGTTGCTGTAACAGCTGCTATTACTGATGCAGTTGCTGCACTACCTGCTCCTGCTGCAGCAGTACAAGACCAAGTAACAGCTGCTGTTGCTAATGTTGTTGCTTCTGCTACTGGTGTTGATACAGTTGCTCCTGCTGTTGTTGCACAAGTTGCTGATGCAGTACAAGCTGATCCAGCACTTGATGCTATTGCGGATCGTTTAACTGCAGTAGAAACACAACTCGGTACGCTGGGAAAATAACAACCAGCGTAACCCGTTTAGCAACAAGCGCGGTACGCTGGGTTTCGAACTTCACAGTTAAAGGTTGGAAGTTTTAATATTCAAGAGCTTCAGAAATGGAGCTCTTTTTTTATCTTGTTGTTGCCAAAGAGTTAAACTTAACAGTGGAGATATTCTCAGAAGAGCTTATAAATATACGAGTATGAAACAAATCCTAAAACTAATCGCATTAACTATATTGACGTTTGCAGTTAGTACTTCACTTATGGCGGGCGGTGGCTCACCAACAGTTGTTAGTACAACAAACGGCACTCCAATAGTAACCGTAACAACTACTCCAGTAGATGTAGTTGCAACTAACGCTTACGGTTTCTCTATTGATAATACATATGTTAATACAACTACCACGACAATCCCTACTACAGTCACTTTATATAGTGATAATAGTTCAGTAACAACAAACGGCTCGCCAGTTGTCACTGTAAACCATGGTACAGTACCAGTACAGACTGTCACAACAGGTAATGTTACTACAACATCAACAGCACCTCGCACTGTTACATCAACAGCTAATGGTGCTACTATTGCTACAACATATCTTGATACAGTAACAACAATTACACCGACAACCTGGACAACTGTTAACGGAGCAACAACATCTGTAACAGGTAACGCTGTCGTAACTACCACACCAGCAGTAACACCTTCTACAGTTGCTACTACGACTAATGCAGTAGCTGTAACTACATCAAACGGAACACCTATCGTAACATTAGCTAATTCATATGCCCCTGTTACTACTACAAGTGGTGGTTCAACTATTGTTACTACTAACTTAAACGTATTAACAACTACAACAGTTCCAGTTGCTACTACTACAGTGACGACGCCGATGACTGTTATTGCAGATAGTACAGGTAATACTATTAGTACAGTATATGGTACACCAACATCTAATACAAATGTATCATTTGCAGTTTCAACAGCTAATAGCTCTTCTCTTTATACAGTAGCTACTACATCCAATCAAACATCTACAGTTACTAAAAACGGTACCGCGGTAGTTGGTGCTACTATTGCTTATTCAACTGCTAATAGTGTTGATGCAAGTAACAATCCAGTAGTTAAGACTTATAAGCTAACAACTACAACAACTACTACCCCAGTAGATACAGCTACAACAGTTACACCTGTTACAGTTACTAAAGATGCTAATGGTAATCTTATTAGTACATATTACGGTGCACCAACAACTACAGATAATGTAGTTAACAATGCAGTTGTTACAACAGCTAATGCTTTATACAGCACAGCTACAACAACCCAGAACGTTGCTAGTCAAACAGTATTTGGTAATCCAACAACCACATATGCAAGTGTAAATGGTACAGCTGCTTCAACCACTGCTTATTCACAAGCTAAAGCAAAGTCAGCTGATACTAAAGTGTTAAACATCGCTAAGACGACTACAGTTACTACTGTTACACCAGTAATAACTACTGCTACAACAGTTACACCTGTAACTAATGTTACTACTAATACAGCTGTTACTACTACAGTATATGCTGATGGCACTACACCAACATTAGTAACATATAGTGCTCCAGTAGTTACAGAAAATACTTCAGTATCAACTGCTAAAATTGTTACTACTGGTAACACAACAGCAGTAACAAGTTCTGTAGCTAATTACGGTACTCGTATCGATCAATATTCATACCTACAGGCTGCAAGCCGTCGTTATAATATGCTCGTTGATTCTAATCCATTAGATCGCAACTATGGCGGTACTTGGAATGCTAATAAAGATGATGGTTGGAACTCTTATTTAACATATACACGTACAAGTAGCAATACGACTGATACGTATAAAACTTCAAGCAATACATTTACTATCGGTGCTGAATCATTTGTTACAGCCGATGTTCTATTCGGTATAAAGTATGACTTTGTTAATGCTAATATTAACGGGGATCAAGCTACTGGTACATTACAAAAGCATCACTTAGGTCTATATAACTTAACCACGTTTAACAATCTATTAGTATTAAAGTCTGATCTTGGTTTTGCTTATGACCGTTTTGCTAATACTCATACATTAGCTGCTCTAAACTATGCTAATGCCGGTAAGGGTAATGGTAAAGACATCTGGTTAAATGAGCGTTTATATTCAAAGAGTTACTTTGGTTTCGCTCCTTTCATTGGTGGTCGTTTCGAAACAAGCTCACTTGATGCTATTACTGAAACAGGCGATGCTTATACTGCTCAATCATTTGATGCTGCTAAGGTAACTCGTGCTGCAGCAGAAGGTGGCTTACGCTTTGACTATCAGTTCGGGGATGCTTTCAGAGTTATTGCTGAAGGTGGTTACTTAACACCTACTAAGTCAAAGGGTATTGATGGCATTACAACATACAAGCTTAACTTGCAAGCTACTCCAACAAAGTACATTTCCGGTACTATTGGTGCTGGTCAACAAAAGCAAGCAACGTTAACTGATACTAACCTAACAGCTGACGTCACATTCAAGTTCTAATCCAACTTACATATTACAACAAAGCCTGTAGCAATACAGGCTTTTTTTATTGAATAAATATAATTAAACGTTATAATAATGTAATGAAGCACAACTTTAAAGTAGATAAAGCAGTAAAAGACTATGCTAATGACATAGTCAATGCTGTCAAGCAATCTAAGTTTGATATCGAGGTGGATTTAGACTTTGCTCCAGCAGCTAATATAGCTGAAACAGAGGAAGCTTCGTCTGCTATTATAACTTCCGATATAGGTATTGTAGTTGTGTGGCCGGACTTTAAGAAGAATACTGCACGTGCAGCTGTATTTAAAGTGGGGGAAGCTAAACGTTTAGAGCAAGAAGGTTTTGATAGAGATTGGATTGATGAGCATGGTAAGGTATACGGAGATCTATTGCCATACAATGAAAAGAACGTAAATATACTCGGATATTACCTATCACATAAAATATAACATGTTTACTAAATTATACAAATACGTTAAAGATTTTTTTAAGAAACGCGAATTGAAGCGTAAGCATAAGAAGATGTTAGAAGAGATCCGTAAAAGAGATCCTTTTATCTATAATTAAGCTTGACTTTATAAGATAAGTTCCTACTATTGTATTATCTGGACTGGAGATAACGTCAAAGGACTACGACAACTTGTGGGTCGGCCGACCACCGCAATAAAAACGGGGCCACTTATTTTATAATGAAACTCAAACCTCTTAAGCAACTTACAGAAGCAGATTGTAATCAATCTGAAGATTTTGCTGTCGAAATGAAAAAAAAGGGTAAAAGAGGCAAAAAAGAAAACTGGATAACAGGTATTAAAGGTGAAATCGCATACGGCTTCGCTACTAATCAGTTAGTTAACTTCGAATGCTACGATCGCGGTACAGGAGATGGTGGTATAGATTTTTTAGATGGTGCTCAAGTTAAGACAAGAGAGCTTAATAATAAATGTAAGCCTCCTTACTTGGACCTCTTAATTAAAAAAAATAGTCTTTCGTTCAGCAACCCTAAGGTAACTAAGTTTGTACTTCTAGGTATATGGGAAAATAAAATTTACATAATAGGTGAAATTTCAAAACAAAGTTTTTGGGACAAAAAAACCACATTAGATTTATTTCCTGATAGCTGGGCGGTTAACTGTTCTAAATTAGACATAAAATATTTTACATTATAATATATGCCAATTAAAAAGAAAAAATTTACAATGAAAGAGCGTTTAGCGTTCTATCAAACAATTGCTAACAAGCAAGCTGATATTATTGCAAATGTGCGAGTAAGTTTAGGTGCTGATGAAGAAGTACCTGCTGAATTGTTAGGAGATAAGATAGAACTTTTAATTAAAGAGAATAAAAGACTGAAAGGTAAACTTAAAAAATGAACGGAAAAGGCGATAAACCAAGACCATTAGCTGTACCTTATTCAAAGTACGCTGATAATTACGATCAGATTAACTGGGGTAAGAAATCCACTGAAAAGAAATCCAAAAAAGATAAGCATATGGAAGCTGTTGATCACTCTCAAATGTTAGGAGAGTTACCTGAAGATTATAATAAGAATAAAGAATAAATCTCTTAGTTATATCCAATAGTTAATTATATTATGAAAGCTTATATTAAAGCGATAGTACTAGCTATGTTGTGCGCTAAAGCATTACTAGCACGAACTGTTAAACCGTCAACCACTACCAGTAATATTGTTTTAAGCACTGTTACTATTAATTTACCTTATCATAATCAAGAGTTAAAGTATATTTGTCAAGGTAGATTATTTGATTATAGCAATGATAACTATCCAGGATTGGTTGTGTGGGGGTGCAATGGTAGTACTTGGACACCTGCTCCTGTTTTAGCTTTTAAAAATATCGGCGGTACATTTCTCCCTGTTACAGATCCTACTGTTACAGGTATTAGTACTACTTCAGCAGGCGATTCTTTAATAGCTGATTTTAACAATAACGGTATAAAAGAGTTAGTTATTGAGGATGCAGGAATAGATACAGGAGATTTTTCGGGTAGTGTATGTAAAGTTCTTGAACCAACACTGTATGGTGGTGTTACGAGGGATACAACCTTAACACCCTCTGTACCTAATTACACTCATAGCGCGGCTATAGCTGATATCGATAAAGATGGTTATATGGATTTTTTAGAAGTTAATATGATATTCAATAATTTCGGACTTGTCCAAGGAACGGTTTTATGTATTAACGATAAAAAAGGACATCTTGTTGAATCGCCGGGTAGATTACCAAGTGATATTGAAAATAACCCACAAGCGGGATGGAACTCAGGTGCATTTATCGACGCTAATAACGACGGCTATCCTGATATTGTTTTAGGGGGTGGGTATGACGGCTGGAAAACTCATTATCCTAATATACTTTTAATTAATGATGGTACGGGTCATTACAAAGATAGATACTATTTACCACCTAGAATTTTAGGAGATAATTCTATGGCTGATTATATAGCACCTATAACAATTAACGGTCGGCATGATTTGCTTGTTGCAACTAATTTGTGGGACACATATGGTGGTCCATTATGCGCTGTACAAGTTCTTAAAAATAACGGTAATAATACCTTTACAGATGTTTCATCTAATTCGGGTATAGTTTTTACTCCAGATGAAATAGGTTTAATTAAAATAATCGTAGCAGATCTTAATAATGACGGTATACAAGATGTAATTTGCTTTGGTAATAGTACCACATGCGGTCAATTTATAAGAGTGTTTTTAGGTAAATCTGACGGTACATTTAATGATGTTACTCAAACATACTACCCTAACAACCAATATAGAAACGTAGCAGCAGTAGATGTTGCTGATGTTGATAATAACGGCTATTTAGACTTAGTAACATTAGAAAACACCTGGACCAATCAACCTACTTTAACTATAACTTATACTGTACCGGTTAATAACACAAAGCTTCATACTCTAGCAAAACCTTTACTAGAAAAATTACCTACTATTACTACTAAAGAAGATGACTTACTAAAACTTATAAGTAAGTCTCAGTAATATGCCTACCACTTTAATAAATACTGGGTTTCCTTCTGAATGGAAAGCAGGTAAGCTTGAAACTGATATATTGAATATCTTAAAAAATAATTTAGATATAAGTAGACCTAACGAGAATAACTTAATTTTAAATTCTACTTGGTTTAGAGTAACAGATGATCTAAAAAATACTTTAGAGCAAAAGCTCGACAACATAGTAGTTGTAAATACTACAGACCCGTTTATATATTTTGCGGATGATATAAACAAAATTATACCTTTAAGCACAGTTAAAGGAGCGGGTTATATAGGGGTAGAGTATGGTTTTGATTTCTGGGCACTGGCTACAAGTAAGTTTTTTAAGACCTATACCGAGCAAGAATTGGAATACTCTACATTAAAATACACGTTTGTATCTTATAATAGAAAACCACATTGGTATAGAGTGACTTTAGTTGATAAGTTATTTAAAGCTAAATTAAACGAGCAAAACATTATTACTTTAGGTAGATATACAGATAGAGAATGGAATCATTTAAATGAACGAGTATACACTATACCTGATAATAATGATTATACTGAGTATGGCGCTAAAGATGTAAATGGGGATGCAGGCCCACCTAACGATGTTTATAGTTTAGGAAAATTAGACGTGTGGCAAAGTCACTTTGTTAATATAGTAAGTGAAACGGTTTACGAATATAGACCGTATTTGTTTGTAAGTGAAAAGATATATAAACCTATTATAGGTATGAGGCCGTTTATTGTCAATGCTGATACGTATTTGCTACATTATTTAAAAAACAACGGGTTCGATACCTTTGAAGATCTTTGGCCAGAAAAATTTAACGTTGATGACGATATAAATACTATACAAGATAAAATTATAAACATACTACTGTGGTTATCTGAACAAGATACCCTTAGCATGTATCAAGCAATTAAACCTAGGTTATTAAAAAATAGAAAAAGGTTTTTTGAGTTTGCACAAGAACAAGAGCGTAAAATAAACAATTTTTTCTTATAAAATTACTAGACAAAACAAAAAGAAACCCGCTTAGCAATAAGCGGGTCTTTTATTAAGTAAAAATTAATTAACGATGCCAATGATGGCGGTACATATCTTCACGAAACGCATATCCGTAGTGATGATAATACCAACCTAGAAACGTTCTATATTCATAATAGGTTGTTACCCATTGTACGCCATTCCATTCCTGTACGAATACATATTGAGGGTGGCCCCAACGATCTAATGGACCCCAAACATACTGCACAGTAACAGGTGGTGGTGGGGGTGGTGGTGCCTGTACTACTACTTGAACAGGTGCTGGAGGTGGGGGTGGAGACTGTACAACAATTACTTTAGGCTGATCATTAGCATGATCAGCTGCATTGCCAATCATTCCACCGATTAAAGCGCCAGCAACAGCGCCACCAACGACGTTGTGGTGATACTGATTACCAATCACACCACCAACTACAGCACCAGCTGCAACGCCTTCTGCTGTGTGTTCTTGAGCTCGAGCTGGAATAGCTAAAGCTAATACAATTAAGGTTAATATAAGTTTGTTTTTCATAGACTATAATATTTATATGTTATTATAATAACTTATCAACTTGTTTTTAGAATGCTCGTGCTTGCATTATCTATTGCTTATTATATAATTAAAGATAAATATATAGTGTATGATTTTTGAAGTAGACCCTAATCACAACTACAACCTAGACGGATTAAAAACGCATGTTTGTATGTACCCATATATGCAGTTTCAGGTTTATAGTGATTTTGACGTTGAAGTATGCTGCAGGTCTTGGATGAAGAACAAAGTGATTGGTAATTTAGCTACTCAAACCGCAGAAGAAATTATCAATTCTCCTGTATTAAAAGATATAATAGAAGATATGGAAGCAGGGAATTGGTCTTACTGTACTGATGTATGTCCTTTGGCGGTGCGGTTTTTAAAGAGTAGACCTGAAAATGGCGGTAATGGTGATCTTAAATTTACAGTTATTACACCAAAAGAAAGAACAGACTCTGTGGTTGATAATTCTTTAAGAGAGAGGTTGAGATATAAAGACTATGTAATCTTTTTCAATCATGATCAATCATGTAACTTGCAATGCCCGTCTTGCAGAAATGAATTCATACATATTTCTTCTAAAAAGAATCCTGAAAAATATAACACACTTTACAAGGTTCAAAAAGAGATAGAGAGGATGATTGAACTTTTAATGTTAAGAGAAGATGCTAGTACAGTTTGTGCTAACATTACAGGTTCGGGAGATCCTTTCGCGAGCGAATTATACTGGAATTATTTATTAGAATTAAATGAAAAGGTATTGTTACCTGAGTACAGTAAACTACGTGTAAAATTACAAACTAATGGAGTACTAATGACTCCAGAAAGAATGGATAAAATTAAAAATCTCTGGCCAAGAATTAACTGGATATCCATTTCAATTGACGCAGCTACTCAAGAAACATACTCTATAGTTAGAAAGCGTGGAAATTTAGAAGCAGTACAGAAGAATGTAAAATGGTTAAATGAAAAAGTCGAAGCAAGGGAAATAGGTGAACCGGAATCGACTGATTTATGTCCATGGTGTGTTAATTTTATAGTACAGACAGACAATTATAAAGAGATGGCTGAATTTACTAAACTGTATACTTCTTATAATAGTATACATAATGTATGGCTTAACCCTATTGATGATTGGGGCCATTTAGATATGGCTGAAGCAGGGCTTTTTAATAGAAAGGCTGTATGGAGAAAAGAACACCCTGAGTATAATAATTTTATTGAAATACTTAAAGACCCTATATTCAACCATCCAAAAGCTAATATAGGCAGTCTCGCTACATTTAGATCAAAGTCATGATATACAAAGTTAACCCTGAAGGTAAGTTTAACTTAGACAGTCTTAAGACGCATGTCTGTATATTTCCGTACTTACAGTTTCAAGTATATGACGACGGTGGGGTAGAAGTATGTTGTAGATCGTGGATGAGAAAAGAGATAGGTAATTTTAACACTCAAACTGCAGAAGAAGTGCTTAGCTCTCCTATACTTGAACATATTGTTAAAGATATGGAAGAAGGTAAGTGGTCTTACTGTACAGATTATTGCCCTAATTTAGTATCTTTTTTGAGTGATCAAGTTCGAGACGTAAAACAGCCTGTCAGTACTCTAGACAATTCCGTAACTAAGCCGGAAAAAATGTATATAAACCGTAACTGGAAAAAGGCTAAATTAACAGAAGAAAAAATTACAAAATATACCACTATAACTAGTAAGACAAGTATAGGTTGGTTAAAAAGAAAAGCTAAAAGAGATTATGTAATAATATTTAACCATGACCGTTCTTGTAATTTGCAATGCCCTTCGTGTAGAAATGAATTTATACACGTACTAGCTAGTAAAGACCCAGAAGGCTTTGCAAAGCTTACTAAAGTACAAAAACGTATAGAAGACATGGTAGAGATATTATTGAAGAGGGAAGATGCTGAAACTGTCGCATTAAACATAACTGGTTCTGGGGATCCTTTTGCTAGTGATTTGTATTGGAACTACTTGTTAGAGTTGAATGAAAAAGTATTGCAGCCAGAGTACAGTAAATTAAGAATTAAGCTTCAAACTAATGGAGTACTAATGACTCCAGAAAGAATGAATAAAATTAAAAACTTATGGAATAAAATTGAATGGATATCTATTTCAATTGATGCAATGACTATTGAAACGTATTCTAAAATTAGAAAACGTGGTAACTTAGAATCAGTAATGAAAAATGTACACTGGCTTAATGAAAGAGTAGAATCTCTTGAGATTGGCAGTCAATGTATTAAACGAGACGACAAAGGTAAGATAATTGAGTATATGCCTTGGAATGTTAACTTCATAGTACAGGCAGACAATTACAAGGAAATGGCTGATTTCGCTAAACATTACTCTCAATATAAGACTATATATAGTGTGTGGTTTAACCCTATAGCTGATTGGGGCCATTTAAGATTAGTAGAGACGGATTTGTTTGCTAAAAAAGCTATATGGTTAAAAGAGCATCCAGAGCATGAAGTGTTTGTTAAGATAATTAAAGATTCTATATTTGACAATGAAAAAATGGATGTAGGTAGCCTTGCAGCATTTAGGTTAAAACCTGGATTGCAAAAAATAAAAAACACTATAAATTATACATAATGTCTTCTTGTACTTCAAATAAGTCTATTTGTATTAGACCTTGGACCCATTTAAACTTTTTACCTAACGGTAACGTGCGTCCGTGCTGTATTATGGATGAAGAAAAGACTATAGTAGGTAATCTTAAGACTCAATCCTTGGAAGAGATATGGAATAGTCCTGCAATGATGCAACTAAGAAAAGATATGCTGGAAGATAAAAAGCCAGCTTGGTGTGATAGATGTTATAGAATAGAAGAGAGTACAGGCTCCTCTACTCGTACAGCAGATAATAATGTATTTAAAAAAGAACTAGAAGCCGTAGAGTATTATACAAGAGAAGACGGGTATAACGAGCAATTTGATCTTATATATTGGGACTTCAGATTTAGTAATAAATGTAATTTAAGATGTAGGTCATGCGGACCCAACTTTAGTTCAGCTTGGGTACCAGATGCTAAAAAGCTTTGGGCACATGACATGTCTATAACAGAAAGAGAAAAACTTACAAACCTAGAAAATGTAGAGGGTAAGACGAAGTTAGATTTTATTAAAGAACATGTGAGTAAAGTAAAGCAAATTTACTTTGCTGGTGGAGAGCCTCTTATAATGGACGAGCACTACGAGGTGTTAGAGATGTTATTAGAAGCTGGTAATACTAATTGTAATATAAATTATAATACTAATTTAAATACACTTGTATATAAAAACTGGAATGTAATTGACTTTTGGAATAAATGGCCAAAGAAAAATTTACAAATCTGGCCTAGTATTGATGAAATAGGAGAAAGAGCAGAATTCGTAAGAAAGGGTTCAGATTGGTTTAAAATAGAAATGAATTTAAAGAAGCTAGTTAAAGAGGGTTATCATATTAGACCTAATGTAACTACCGGAGCGTTAAATGTATACAGATTACCAGAAATAATAGCATATTTCTTTAAAAACGACGTACTAGATAAAAAACAGGCCTACTTAAATTTTAACATAAATGTAATTGACTCTCCTGAATCTTTACATATTACAGCGTTACCCGATGAATTTAAATTAAAAACAAAAATAAAGATAGAGAACTTTTTAACTGAGTTCAAGGAGAAAACCGATTTCGATTTAACTTCCAGATTTAATTATGTTCTTAAATTATTAGATGAACCTCATAATCCAGAATACAAAGATAAGTTTTTTGAGTTTAATATAAAATTAGATGGAATTAGAAATGAAAATATCTTTGAAGTTATACCAGAATTAAAGTGCATGCTTGAACAACCTTAATAAATATTTTAAAAATGCCAACTACTGAAGTCAATACACCGAGCCCAACTTTTTGTACCATACCCTGGACACACTTAGCTTTTGAACCAGATGGAAAGGTTATACCTTGTTGTATGACTGCTGAACAGAACTACGAAGCAGGTAACCTTAACACTATGTCTATTGAAGAGATATGGAATAGTGATAATATGAAAACTCTTCGTAAGCAAATGCTTGCAGGTGTAGAACCTAAAGCTTGTCGTAAGTGTTTTGATAAAGAAAGAGTTACGCCAGGTGAAAGTAACAGAGTATACCACAATTGGTACTTCCGAGATAAAATAGCTGAGGTAGCTGAGATTACAGCTGAAGACGGCTCTTGTAGTAAAATTGACTTAAAGTATTGGGATTTTAGGTTCAGTAATAAATGTAATTTTAGATGTAGATCTTGCGGACCTACTTATAGTTCAGCTTGGGTAGAAGATGCAAAGCAGTTGTATCATGGTGGCATTGAACCAAAGCCTGAGCACGATGGAATGAAACTCTGGGTCAATAAGGTTAAAAAGACTGATAACGTTGATAATGAGAGTCGTTTTGAGTTCTTAAAGAAACATACCGCAGAAGTGCGTAAAATATATTTTGCAGGTGGTGAGCCTTTAATTATGGATGAACATTATTTTATCCTTGATACTCTTTTGGAACAAGGCAGGACAGATGTATTCATATGCTACAATACTAATACAAGTAACTTAAAGTATAAAGGTAAAAATGTATTAGATTACTGGCGCAAATGGGATCCAGATAAAATTTCAGTATGGCCAAGTATTGACGAGATTGGACCTAGAGCTGAGCTAATCAGAAAAGGTACTATATGGGCTGATGTAGAAGCAAATCTTAAAGCAATGTCCGAACTAGACATTGAAGTACGTCCTGGTATGACTATTAGTGCATTTAACGTATTTAGATTACCTGAAATGATTGAACATTTAATATATATAGGCGTTATTAAAGAGAAGCATAACTATCAAAACTGGTTTATTAACTTACTTGAAACACCTATACAGTATCACGTCTCTATATTAAGCGATAATTTTAGACAGCAAATAACTGATAAATTAAATGCTTTTATAGAAAAAATGAAACAAACTTATAACGCTGATTATACAGATAAGTTTGCATATATTAAGCATCAATTAACTTTACCTCATAATGCAGAAGCTAAAAAGACATTTATTGAAATGACAGAAAAGCTCGATAAAATTAGAGATGAAAAAACATATGACGTTATACCAGAGCTGAATGATGTATTTTTAATTGACGTACCACCATTAAAAAAAGCAGACGATACTGAAGAGTTTGCACACGCATAATATCATGACATACAAACCGGAAGATATAATTATAGTGGGGGATAGCTTTTGTGTACATAGAGAAAAAGAAACAGATTGGCCTGTTTATTTAACTAAACTATTAACAGGTACAAAGGAATTACCACGCGGTAAAGGCTTTGGTGGTCAGTCTTGGTGGTCTGTAAGGAAAGAACTGTTGTTAGAGCTTAAAAAAGCGCCTTGTAAAGTATTGGTACTGTGCCATACTGAAGCTCACCGAATTTGGAGCGATCTTAATAGACCTATTAACTTTGCAAGTGTAGAAAGAGACTTTAACTTACAAAGTACAACCGGGCCTGATTACGTAGATAGTAAAGACCTTAACCAAGCTGCTGCTCTTTATTACAAGTATTTATATTCAGTAGATTTTCATAATTGGTCCAATCAAGCCTGGTTTAATGAACTAGTTGAAATTGTAGTAAACAATAATATTGAAAAGGTAATACATTTACATTGTTTTAGGTTTGGGGACGATCAAATTAACATATTTAAAAAGGGAGTGACTATTACTAACGTACTTAATGAATATGTTGCAGCTGAAGATAAGGTACCTAGAGAGGGTTTAAATCCTAGAATAAGTAATCATTTTACTCATGAGCTGAACGTTAAGTTTGCATCAGAATTATATAAAGTAATTACATCTAACATTGCTGATACAACCGCGACTCTATCTTTATAAAAATGGTAACGCCGAATTGGGAAGATTTAAAAAAGCCGCATAATATTTTTTGTACTAAATACAACGATATAATTTGCGTAATTGAGAATGCAGACTTGGATAATATTGATACAGCAAATGGTGCATTTCATACTGTAGGTACTGGTACGTATACTGGTTGGAGTAATGCTAAATGGGGTGATGGTAGTCGAAAAGACTCGTTACGCACCATTGCAGCTGGTAACTCTTTTCTACCCCTTCAAGGGTTTTGTACCTATTATGAAGTAAAAGACTTACCGTCTGATTGTAAGAAGTATTTGTATGTAATTAATATCCATTCCGTAATGTACTTTGAACACAATTACGATATAGGTTTTAGTAAAATTTCTACACAAGTGTTAGAAGATGTAAGGAATAATAAAGCTAAAATAGTACTGGTAATGGCAACAGAGGGAACATCTCGTACTCAGATCGCACCAAATGATTTTGAGATACTTAATGAATGGATAACTAAAGTAAACTTACCACCTAAAAACGTTTATTATATTAACGGTAATTTACTATGTTGTTCTGAGGCTATGAAAAACTCTGTGCCTTATAACGTTGAAGGCGTAACTACGTTTGAAACATGGAACGATCCTTTTAACTACGACAGTATAGTAGAATTCTTACCTAAAGATGATAGATTTCTTTATTTAAATCTTAACAGAATACCTAGAGTACATAGAATATATCTGTTATCGGAATTACTATACGCTAATTTATATGACAAGGGATTAAATAGTTATAACCTGCGTAGCAACCCTTCGTATAAAGATATACAACAATTTAAATACGTAATAAACTTATATGATTCTAAATTATTAGATTGCGCTATGCGTTTATTTAACAATGTATACGAAATAGTAGATGTGGATTCTACTGATAATTTAGCGGGTAATATTAACTTAGATCTCTGTACTCGTACATTCGTATATATTACTACTGAGACTATAGTAGAGACTGGTAGTCTGTTTATATCAGAGAAATTATGGAAACCGATCGTGGTCGGGCAACCGTTTATGCTTTTAGGTGGTAATGGTACTTTAATGTATCTAAGAAACTTGGGTTTTAAGACTTATGGTGAATGGTTTGATGAATCATATGATACAGCCATAAGTTTAAAAGAAAAAATAAGTATCATTGTTAATAACTTAAACAAATATAAGGACAAGACAGTAGACGAATTAAAAGCTATAAGAGAGCAAATGAAACCTATCTGTCAATATAATCAAGATTTGTTTAAAAAGTTAACTAAAGAAAGATATTATGATGAAACAGGGTACAGGGTAGTGGGTATGAGTAATATGGCTGTTAAGCCAGTATTAGATCTCATACACGGTATATATAATAACTGGTAATATTATATAAATATTAAAATGCATAAAGTTTTACAAGAAAAATACTCTCAGCTTCTAAATGAAGAAAAGTTAGAACATGATCAACGTAAACATGTTATAGGGGTATTTATAACTTATGCATGTGAGCAGCTAGGTATAAATAAACCTTACCCTAAAATAATACTTAATAGTGATCCTGCGTTTGGTTCAAAAAATAAAACATTTGGTCACTTCAATGTTGTGGAGAACAAGATAGTTGTAGCTGGTGCTAATCGTAATCTTGCAGATGTTTTACGTACTATTGCGCATGAGTTAACACATTACCATCAAAAAGAAAGCGGTGTTATTAACGATCAAAATATTAATCAGTCTGGAGAAACTGGTTCCGATATTGAAAACGAAGCTAATGCAAAAGCTGGAGTTATAATGAGAAGCTTTGGTAAGATGCATCCGGAAATATATGAATGATAGTTTGGGGTTAGTGTATACATATTTAAATAAAGATACAAACCTACCAGATTGGCCTAACGGTATTGAAAGAGATGATAATACTGGTTTTGAATCTATGGTGTATTCGTTTGGTTATTCAATAGACCATTTTTTAAAATTAGGCATACAAACTGGGGTATTCAGTTTAACAAATACAGAGAAATATATATACCCTATAGAAACAAGTAATGTACAGTTTTGGAGAGTAAAAAAAGACTCTAAGCTATTCATACCAGATCAGGTAGTACAGGATACAATAAACGGTAAAGCAAAAATTATGTTTATCAATAGTGCAGAAGGGGATGGGTTTGCTGATGATAGTAACCCTATGAACTGTACTAAGCATAAAATTAAATTAATTAAAAATCAATCTCTATTTTATAATATACCGTTAAGTAGATTTATATACGTTGATTCAAATTACTTAGCCCCTACTATTTTAAATAAAGAAGGCATACAAGGAGAGTATTTAAGCTTTTGGCAGCATACTCTGTTTTACAGAAATATAATAACTCCAATAGTTAGTGATATAAAAGAAGCAATACTTAACAAAAAACATAGACCCAAAAAAGCTATCTGTCTTAATCGAAAACCGGTTGCGCATAGAGCTTGGATGGTTAATCGATTGTTAGAGCTTGATATGATAAAAGACAATATTGTTACTTTTCCAGAGAGATTCACTACCGATCTTAGTAATTGCTACGAAAGTAAGTTAGAAAAATTAAAGGAGCGTATGCCTCTAATACATGATCAGAACAATATTTTAAACCCTACAGCTGATATCACTCAGCCTGACCCCACACTACAAACAGAGGCTACTTTTAACATAATAACAGAAACTTATTTTGATCACGATAGTACTAGAATGTTCTACAGTGAAAAGGTTTTTAAGTCAATAGTTTGTTTACAGCCTTTTGTAATAGTAGGTCAACCTTATTACTTAAAATACTTAAGAGATATGGGATATAAAACGTTTGAGGGTTTTATTGACGAGTCTTATGATAGCATTATAGATAGTAAAGTTAGGTTGGATAAAATTATTGAAGTAATTAAATACATACAAAGCCTATCCTCTCAACAATTAACTGATTTATTATATAGTATGTATCCGATTTTAGAACACAATTACAACACTCATGAACAAATTGTGTCATCGAATTACAATTGTGTAGTACTCGCACATTCTATACTCAACAATTGGTAACATGCAAAACATTAATATAGTATTTGAACATTTAAATGAAGATAAAACAGATCTTGTATGGCCTAACGGTATAGAAAAAAATGATCAAGAAAAATACAATCTTTGTTATTTTCAACTCGGGCCTGGCGGGTATAATTTACATATAATTTTTCGCAACGGTACAAAGTCAGATAATGTAAAACTGTTCCATTACAAAGAGCTTGAATCAGGGGTCTTACCTAAAGATGAAAAGTATTTGTATTTTTTAGATATATCGAAACCTTGGAACTACCCGCAAATGTTTAAATACGATAATTTTTTTACTATACCCAAATTAATACTAAATGATGTAAAAAACAATAAAGCGAGAATAGTTATATTTATAGGCTATGAAGGTACAGGGTTTGCACCTATTCAGTTTGATCCTGTCATCACATATATACAGAACATGATCAAAAATAACGGCTTACCACAGCATGGTATTGTGTATGCAGATGGTAATGTGTTGTGCGAGGCGCATTTAAAACAATTTAATATAAAGGGTTATTATTATAATGTTTTTCAAAGTGCAAAGTACTATAATATAGATTACGTTACCCCAGAAAAATATAATGAAATAAAAAATAATATAATTAATAAAGTATCTAGACCTAAAAAGTATTTATGTTTTAATCGTGCACCTAGAGAGCATAGAGGTTATCTAGTTGAAAGAATGCTTAAAAATAATTTAGTAGAAGATGCTATAGTGACTCACTGCGGTGTAGACTACATTGATAATGTTGCTGGTTTAAAGTCTAATCCTTTTCCCTATCACCTTAATATAGATGTGGAGTATTTAAAAAAGCATGTACCGCTTGTTTATGATGTAAAAGATATAAAAAAAGAAAATCCTAACTACTTAAATGTTGAAGCTCAAACAAAGTGCTATTTTAATGTGGTTACTGAAACCTGGTTTGATCATGACCCCACTAGGATGTACTATAGTGAAAAAATATTTAAACCTATAACCTGTTTACAACCGTTTATTTTAGTAGGTCAGCCGTTTAGCTTAAGACTTTTAAGAGATATGGGATTTAAAACTTTCGGCAATTTTATAGATGAGTCATATGATGAAACTATTAATAAAATCGAACGTTTAGATAAAATAATGGAAGTGGTGAAAAAAATTTATAGCATGTCTCAAGCAGAACTTAACGATATGCTATACAATATGCTACCTGTTCTAGAGTGGAACTATAACAATAATGTTTTTGTATCTCACCTACAAGATGGTAATCATTTTTTAGAAAGAATAATAAACGACTGGGATTAAGTTACCTTTTCTTCTAGTTCTTTATAAAGCTCTCCATAGTTCTCTACTCTAGCTTTAAACGCTGCCCAGTTGTCTTTAGTACGCTCTCTATAATCCATAACTAATTCAGTTAAAGCGTTAAAGTCTTCTGCTCCATTTTCATTGTAAAAGCTAACCAGTTCATCCCAATTAGCGATAATCTTAGTCTTATCCGGCATTGGTTTTTGTTCTTTAGATATTTGTAGTGGTAAAATATCATCCTCATAAGTTAACCACATTTCGTTGTTAGCGGTAAAACTAGGCACATATAAATACTCACTCCACTGTCTATACAAGCCTTTAAGTTCTTCTGTATAATCACTTAAAGGTATAGTAACAGGGTCGTTATAATTCTTGTTCCTTTCTACATCTTGAGACGTCCAAGCATTTTTAATTTTAGCAAGTAAATTAGAAGTTACTATTTCGTGTACGTCTTTTCTATATAAGCATAAAGCATTAGGAAAGCAATTATACAAGAACACTTTATCAATTAACGTGGTTCTTTCATATGTATTGTAAATATGAGGTAATTGTATCTTAATACAGGTAGGCACTGGTGCATGACGTATCATATTAAGCATCCAAGCATCTATTTTTTTATTAGCAATAAATATATTCCTACTTGTCAAAGTAATAGGGTCTATTCTAGGGTAATGATATTCTTGATAGAAGTCACTGTAAGGTTCATCTAAAAACAGAAAGCCGTTTTCATTAAGCCACAATCCTAATTTAGTAGTGCCTGTCCTCCAGTACGATACAATTGCTACGTTAAGCTCTTTGTTGATTTTTCTAGAAGAGCCTTTCATTTCGGAAGGATGTTTAAGTAATTTTGACATGTAATTAATTAATATAAGGGTCTTGTAAATCAATGCAAGCCTTTTAAGTATATGAATGTTTACCGATGTAGGAGATTATGTAAAGATTCTAGCTAGCAAAAGCAACAATATTAACTCAGCTAATGTAAAAGGCGAGTTTAATATGATGAGACAAATGCTAGTAGAGTACTATACTACTAATAAGGATAAGGCTGAACAACTAATTAAACTTATGGAGCAAGATAATAGCTCTACAAAGACTCAGACTCAGAATATGCACTATCAAGCAGCAGTAATAGCTGCTAGAGGTTATCCACAACCTACAACCAATACCTCTACTAATACATATACTCCACCTACTCAAGAAAACGAACTGGATAAATTAAAAAGAGCTGGTTGGGTACCGCTTAACAATGGTGGGATACGCTCAACACATCCGAGTGAATAAAGTACCTGAATTTCTGATGAAGTGGTTCGGAAGTTAAGTAAATATTATACGACTATGGACTACAAAAAATACCTCAAAGTATTAGCAGTCGTAGGGGCACTCGTCGTAGCATATGGCGCAGGACATCACTTTGGTGCTGTACAGCGTCCAGCCCTTGCACGGTTACCACAACCACCAGCGATGCTACAACATCGCGATACTCAATGCAAATGCAAATCTGCAAAGCATCATAAACACGGTGCAAAGCCAAAAGTAGCTAAGCACAAAAAACACAAAGAAAAAGCTGGTAAAACTAAACAGGAAGCCCTGCCAGTTAAGAAATAACAATTAACAAAAAAGCCTTACTTTTCGGTAAGGCTTTTTCTTTTGCATACCCAAGCAATCTCTTCAAATAAAGACTGTTGATAGAACTCTAACCCGTACATCTTACTTGGTTCTTCTATATATTTTTCTTCTATCTCACACCAGTCCCAGTACTTGTTTCGTATCTCTGCATTAAACTTATCGTAAGACTCAGCATAATCGTGAGCCATTATAAAGTCACCAGGTTTGAGGAAAGCTGCCAAGCACTTAAACTCACTTACTTTATGACCACCATCACATAATATTAGCTTACGTCCAGGCTCAGCTAAAAAGTCTCTAGCTTCTATATCAACTAATTTAGCTTCAGGGTAACAGTTAACAGTATTAGCATCTAATTGTTGATAGCATATATTGTGATCTGTTAAGTTAATATCTTCACTAAACACTTGTCTAAGTTTTGCATCTACACCATAATTCCATAATAGGTTGTAGGAATCTTTACGTTCAATATCATATGTTATAAGTTTTGCTTCTGGCAAAGTATCTTTAAGAAACATAGCAAAGCCTCCGAACCCAGTACCTATTTCAAGTATATGGGTGAAGCGTTTTTCTAAAAGGAAAGCTTTAAATATGTCTAAACACTCAGTGTTTTGATGCACCGGTACGTTCTTGTAACGAAAGAAACCGTCAACCGGTATCGACATATTAGCTTGACGTCTTAGTATCAGTCGATTGCTGGCTAACAAGTTTCGCTAGTGTTTCGAGAGATTGATCGATAACTAAGCGATCTTGCTTGTTGCAGAGATGTGCTGCTGCTACTTGTGCTAATACATTTAATGCTTGTTCAGGTGTCATATACGTATATTTAATGTTAATGTAAAGTAAATCAATACATATGAACGTAGCTGCAATTGGAGATAGTCATAGTAGTCTTTTGTGTGGTAAAAGCTGGCCGGATTTTCTTACAGAAAAATACGGTTGGAATTTAATTCGGGCCAGTAGTTCGGGAGCGGGTAACAGTTTTTATATAGAAAAACTACATTACATATTAAAATATAAAAAGCCTGATTTAGTTGTAATACAGCTTACCTCTCCAAATAGAATAGTATTGGGTATGGAAAGCACTCAAACATATATCGGAATTGATGATCTAAACAGCGGGCAGAAGTTTAACGATATTAATTGTTATACTTGGAATCATGTCAATAATGAAAAGAACTTTAAAAATCAATTTGGTTTAGACACTAAGATAGATGAATTATGGATTAACCATATAGCTACTAGTAGGTGGATAGATTATAAAGCTATGCAAGATATATACATAATGCAAAGCTTATGTAAAGAGTTTAATACTCCTTTTATTGTATGGTCTTGGTTTGCTACAATGGAGAGCCATTTTATACCAGAGTATACTTGGTTAAAAGAAAAATTTAAATGGGTACCTGGTTGTGCACATAATTGGTTACAAGAAAGAAAGCATCCTTATGTAGATGGCGGTCATTATGGTCCGGATTCTCATAAAGAACTTGTAGATAATTGGCTTGCACCGGAGTTAAATAAGTTACTATAATACATTATAAATTACTAAATATTATAACATGAAAGACTTAACATCCAAATTACTAGCTGAGAAGTATGAAGCAATCAAAGAATCTGAGAGTTCTATAAGACTACCAGAGGGGTTTGCTAAAACTAGAAACATACTAGTAGAAACAGCTCATGGTGCTAAACCTCTTAAAGTGTACGAAATATGGATGGAAGGTGATACATGTAAGATATCAATTGATGTACCTTCACCAGCAGAGAGTGGACAACCTGCAGGAGCTCCTACAATTAATCCTCAGATGGCTTTAGAAGAAAAGAAATCAACTAAGAAGGAACCTTTTAAAAAGAATCCGCTTATTAATAAACTCAAGGATAAAAAAGGTTCGTTTGGTGATTTAGGTAGTCGACTTGGTTAATTGCCTCTACTAGGTAAGTAGTAGGATGGTAGATATTACCAATAATAAGTCTTTTTGTGTAAGGCTCTGGACGCATTTAATGTTTGAATGTAACGGAGATGTGACTCCTTGTTGTATAATGCAGCATCGTAGAAAGAGTACTGTGCTAGGTAATACAAAGACATCTACCTTAAAAGAGATGTGGAACAGTCCTTTAATGAAACAATATCGAAAAGATATGATTGAAGGTAAGCCAGTAGATGTTTGTGTAAAGTGTTACGATAAAGAAGCAAGCGGAGAAAAGAGTAGTAGAGAGCACATGAACGACTTCTTTAAAACTCAAATAGACAAGGCTATAACCGATACAGAATCAGATGGTACTTATAACGACTTTAATTTAATATTTTGGGATGTAAGGTTTAGTAATAAATGTAACTTTAAATGTAGAATGTGTGGCCCTCTTTCTAGTTCAGCTTGGGTACCAGATGCACGCAAGTTAACTAACGATGAGAAAGAAATACAAAAGTTAGCTCAGCATGAAAATATTGATGGTAAGTCAAGTTTAGAGTACTTAAAAGAAAACGCAAGCAAGGTAGAACGTATACAGTTTGCAGGTGGAGAGCCTCTTATAATGGATGAACACTATGAGTTACTTGAGCATCTAATAACTAATAATAACTTTTGTACATTAACCTATCATACCAATTTAAGTAAGCTTCAGTATAAAGATTGGAACGTAATAGAGATGTGGAAGCAATGGCCTAGAGATAAACTTACAGTATGGCCAAGTATAGATGAAACAGGAGAACGAGCAGAGCTATTAAGATGTGGTACTGTATGGAAAGACATAGAAGCAAATCTCAGCACTCTTATTAGAGAGGGTATAAAAATGAGACCTAATATTACTGTTAATGCAATGAACGTTAACCGTATACCTGAACTTATAAACTATTTATACGAAGCTAAAGTGCTCAGTGAAGAATCGAAGTATTTAAACTTTACTATAGGTAACGTTTACATACCTTACTATGTTAGTATAAAAGTATTACCAGAAGAGTTTAAAGTAAAAACTAAAGAGAAAATAATAAACTTTATAAAAGAGTTTAAAGAACGTACCGGTTGTGACTTATCAAGTAAGCTTAAACTTATATTAAATGTATTAAATGAGCCTCAAGACATTAAACTTGCTCAAAGGTTTGTAGAGTATACTGAAAAGCTCGATAGTATTAGAGGAGAAGACACCTACAAGGTTATGCCCGAGTTATTATGTATTAAAGAGTCTTTGACTGTATAGCTTTATAGTACTCATCAGCCATTATCTTGTGTCCTTCTATAGAAGGATGTACCATATCATAAGGGTAAAAAAACAGTTCTTCTTTATTAGGTAAAGACTTAACATATTGATACACACTCTTACCTTCACTAGATATGAAGCATTTATCTGTAACCATGCTATTAAATATAGCCGGGCTTATGCGTTTAATATTCTCAAAGTCTTCTAGAAAAGAGAAATAAAACTTACACTTGAGTACTGCCTTAAGATAGTATACAAGCCCTGCAGAATTTACAACTGATTGTTGTTCATTGTAAAAAAATTTATGATACATGTTTCTTAGTACCATCATTTGTGGGTAATACTTTAATATTTGATCTGGTACTACGTTCATTTGTATATCTGCTCCTATAGAGGACCATGTAATAGACGTATCAGTTAGCTCCCAAAAAACTATATCGTCTTCTTTAAAGAACCCGTTTTCAATATCGATTAGTATATGCTCAAATACAGTAAAGTTACTTGCTCCTGTTTTACTTCTATTTTTTAACTCTAATCCTAATTTTTTAGATAGTATTTCTATATAAGAATTACCACTAGATGAAGTAAACGGTACGCCACTATATCCATTTACACCCACAGACCCGTACTTACCAAAACAACCACCATAAAAATGTAATGTACTCATTGCTTATTAGTAATACAATTATAGTAATTTTGTGCTATAATGCTATGAGCTTTAGGAGAAAAATGATTCATATCCCATGGGTAGTAGTACATATTTTTATCATCGTTTAAAGATCTTATATATTCGCCTACTGACATATTTTCACATACGTGTATAAAGCTTTTATCATTTATTAATTCATTAAAAAGTCTTTCATCTATTTTTTTGAAAAGATTATAATTATCTACAAAAGAGAAATAATACTTACATTTGAGTTTGCTTTTAATATAGCTATTAAAACATATCAATTGATAAAGAGCTTGAAAGTCATCATGTAAATTTTCGTAATAGGACCTGACTAACGGATCATTCATTAAGTAGGGCATAGGAAATACTTTAGTACCGTAAGCTCTATCTATGTACGTCCACTGTACCATTACCGTATCAGTATTTTTTATTGTATCATTATTGTTAATATCCTCCATTACGAGTTTAAATATTTGAAAGTTACAAGCCCCTACCCAGCTGTTATTCTTTGACTGTAGGTTTAATTTCTCAGCTAAAACTTTTCCAAACGACCCCTCATCTTGAAACAACAGGCCTGGTTTTCCATGACCAAGCATGTATCCGTTTTTACCACAACTACATGCATATAAATGAAACGTATCCATAATGGTATTTATGAGTAGAATAAAAGAATGACACTGATAAGTTTATGCATGAAGCTTAAATGGAAACTCAACGAGTCTAACTTTACTTGGTTAGATAGACTTAAGCTTTGTAAGTTTTTTCTTAATAAAAATAACTTTTGGACAATGTCAAACTACGTAGCTGAATATGAGACAGCTATGAAACGGTATGTAGGAGTTAAGCATGCAGTATATGTATCTAGTGGTTCAGCTGCTAATACGTTACTAGCTATGTATTCAAAAGATACTTGCAAAGATAAAAGTATAGTAGTTCTACCTTCAACCACGTGGATAACATCTGTTGCACCTTTTATACGGGAAGGCTTTAAGCCTGTATTTATTGATATAGAGCTACATGACTTATCAATGAGTTTAATAGATTTAGAAGAGTACTTAAAGTATAATAACAGAGATGTTGCAGCTGTATTTGTTACAAGTTTATTAGGGTTCTCTCCGAATATAGTTAAGTTGAAAGAAATTGAACTTAAGTACGGAGTAAGGGTGATGCTAGATAATTGCGAGAGTACGTTTAGTACATATAACAATAAGAATATTTCAAGCTATTTCACCTCTACTACAAGTACATACTTTGGCCATTTAACACAAAGTGTAGAAGGAGGTTTTATCTTTACCAATAATGATGAAGAGTATGAGTACTTCTTAATGGCTCGTAATCATGGCATGACTCGAAGTCTTGTTAATAGTAAAAAATATGAAAACCCAGATGTTGATTCTCGCTTTGATTTTAATATACTTGGTAACAATTTAAGAAACACAAATATAAATGCATATATTGGTTTGTTAGATTTTAAAAGAATAAACCAATATAGTAACAAGCGCGTTGGTTTATATAAAGAGTTTTATAAAAGAGTTAATAACTCTAACCTAATGTTATGGAACATAGGACAAATACAAAATTATATAGATGTTCCCTTTTCGATACCAATACTGTTTGTTAGTACTGAGTTACGAGATACCTTTCAAAGGTATTGCAACGAGAATGGTATTGAAAATAGACCGATAGTATCTGGTAACATATTACGTCAGACGTGCTTGAAGCAATACTTTACTCAGCACTTTAATAATAGTGATACTTTACATTATAACGGCTTATATATAGGTTTGCATAGTAAAGTTAAACTAAAAGATATTGAACAGGTTACCGCTTTCTTAAACTCTTTAAAATAGTTGACTTATTCATAATATAAGTTAATATTACATTATGAGCGCAAATACTTTCTGGAATACTATTACTCAACCTATGCCGCTTGATTTTCCCATATGGGCAGTATTAGATGACCACAGTATATATACTGTTGAACTGTTAAGAGAACCATCTTCTATTGAATGGGTTAAAATAAAAGCTTGGACGCCTGCACAAATACCTGAAATTCCACCCATACCAAAAAAAGAACGTTGGGAAGAACTTGCTGATGAATATTTTCAGCGAAAAATTGAAACAAATAATAATATTCTTAATTCAAAAGATTGGTTTATGGAAGGTGTACAATACGGCAGAGATCAACTCTATTTTCAAACGAAATGGGGGGTCGAGAGACGGTTTAACGATCTAGATTTAGCTGATGCACCAACTAATGAGGAAATAGATCGAATAAAATTACAAAAAGCATTGGATAGTTTAAATAAAAACTGGACTCCAAGCTCAGACTGGCAAACAGGCCCAAAACAAGCTTGCACTACAGATGAGTTTAAGGCAAAATACGGTCAGTATGGTGAAAAGTATAAACCACAAACAGACCCTAACACGCCTTGGAACCCTAAATGGGATAACCTGTGACTCCTGAACTAGAAGAACAGTTATACAACAAGTATCCAAAGATATTTGCTGATAAAGATAAATCAATGAAAGAGACCGCTATGTGCTGGGGCATTGAGACGCCTGATGATTGGTACGACATTATTGATACTTTATGTCAAGCTTTAACTAATACCTACTCTACCTACTTAGATATAGATAAAGAAGATGCTGAACATTTAGGTATAAAACCAGTCAGACATAATGATGAAGATTGTTACGTCTATAGTTTATACTGCCCACAGGTAATAGCTGATCAGGTAAAAGAAAAGTACAACACGTTACGCTTTTATTATCGTTTAGAGTATAATGATGATATAAAGTATTTACTACAAACCAAAAAGTACCCACAGTTAGTTGCTGCATTACAAAGATATCATAACTATACAGAAGGAATAGTACGGTATGCTGAAGTAGCAACGGAAAAGAAAAATGAACAAAAAACAGATAGCTATTACAACTGAAGAGTGGTTGAAGTTACCTCGTAAAGAAAGGGTACCTCGTAAGTGGTACTGGCTTACGGGCTGGTATGAAGCTCCTTTTGCTATGATGATGAATGATTGGGATAATTGGGAGAAGCATATAAAGAAAGAGTACCCTATTCAGCATTGGTTAAGAGAGAACTTTCAATATACATTTAGACGTTACTACCGTACCATTAAAGGGTTAAAGCGTTACATTGTTAACCCTCGTCGTAGAATGCGCAATGCTGTATTCTCTGCACAGTATATGGACCTAGTAGACCTTGTACCGCACTTTCACTTTCAAACTATTATTGAGTTTGTAGAAGTAGAAAAGACATTTGAAACAACAGAGTGGGTAGGAGAAGGGGTAGCTGAAAAAGGAAGTAAGCTTAAAGAGCTCTACAATTATGTTAAGTACGAGCGTCCGTTCTTATTAGAGAAGCTTACTATGGCTTATGAACGAGTAGAGATAACCGACATAACAGATGAAACTCGCTATAGTAGAGTAGATGCAATAAACAAAGAGATTAAGGATAAAGATACAGAACTATGTATCTGGGTAATTCAGAATAGAGATCTTCTCTGGACGTAATAATGTACTCTTTTAATAACCCTAAGCCTGATCCAGACAGCAAACAACACTGGTTAATAATGGAAACAGAGGTTAGGATGGTAGCTAGAGATATGGTACGTACAGGAGAGGCTAATGTAAGTTATATTAATGATGTTGCTGCTGCTAATTATCCAGAAGTACCATACAAAAGAATTAAACAATTAGTACTTGAAGGTATGTTGCTAGCTAAAAATAACTAAATGGAATCACTAGGCATATATGGAGCTTCTTTTGTAGGTATAGGTAGTCAGTATACTGCTGAAATGGCTGCAAAGGGATGGCCTAATTTACTTAAACGTTCTTATAATGTAACCAATTATGGAGTTGGTGGTAGTAGTTTGTACTATAGTTATAAAAACTATCTTAACACCTATAATAAGCATGACAAATGTATTTTTATAGTTACACCTTGTGGTAGGGCTCCTAAAAATGTATTTGAACATAAAGGTAACTTGTACGGGTTTAATAATCTTTCAACAGTTGAGGCTTTTCTTAAAAGTAAAAAAAATATCGATGTAGAGTTGGAGTATCATTTAGAGTATTTAAAATATTATTATGCACATTTAAGTGATTATTCTATTGATTTAGATATGCACACTCTTATGATAGAAAAGCTTTTAAGTATAAAGTCTAATACAGTATTTATTTGTGTACATAAAGAAGAGACTGAAAGTACTAGAAACACTCTACCAAGCTTACTCATGCAAGACTATCAGGAGTTAATGGTGCGCAGCTTAAAGCTTGATTTGTTAGATAAATTTAAAGCAAACAATTTTATACCTTATGTAGAAAAGAATATAGTATGCCACTTTACTGAAGAGGTTAATGTGCTTGTAGCTGAACATATGGAACAAATGTTACTGAAGAAAGAAGTAACTATACCTCAAACCTTACCACATAAGTACAATTGGGAACATTACTACGGAGATGGGTACTAAGCCATATCTTATATTAGAAGAAAAGTTTAAAGATCTTACGTTTACTAACGAAGATATTGTATTGGAGATAGGTAGTGAACGAGGTGATGGGTCAAGTGTGTTTCTACATAACTGGGCTTTAGAGCGAGGTCTTAAATTTATTTCTATTGATGTTACAAGTGCAGCTAGTTCATACAATCCTGCTTTAATAGACTATAGAGTGGTTGATAGCGGATCAAACTGGTGTAGAAATGTATTACCTACTCTAAATAAAAAGATTAAAGTACTATATTTGGATAACTTTGATATAATTTGGCCTTGTTCATACGTAAATGGTAAACCAGATATACCCACACAACAACTCATACAAGAGTACGCAGCACAGGGTGTTACCCTTAATAACGATAACTGCAAACTCGAGCATAAACTACAAACCCAATACTGTTTACCTTATATGCAAGAGCAGAGCATATTTATATACGATGATACTTTTAAAAACTTTTATAACAGACCAGATATCAACTGGGAAGGTAAAGGAGGTACTGCAGTACCCTTGTTAATTAAAGCGGGTTATAGTACAACTGGTCATACGATAAGCCAAGGAGAGTATCTCGATGTAGTGGCTTATCGAGGTTGTAACCCTTAATATTAATATGGAAACATTAGGCATATACGGAGATTCCTTTGCTAAGGATTGGAAGCACGATGGTAAAGAAAGGTTATTATCTGAAAAAGAATGGTCATATCATTTAAAAAAAGATTTTAACGTAACTAATTATGGCTTACCAGGCAGTGATGTGCATTATAGTTATCGTAAATTTTTAGATACGCATTCTAAGTTTGATAAAGTCGTCTTTGTTGCAACAGATCATGGCCGTTGTCTTAATAATATGATAGAGTACAATGGTTTGCTGTATGGTATGAATTCTACCACTACAGTAGAGCAATTTAAAAATGTTAATAAGCAATGGTTATCAGATGAAGCTTTACTTAAACTACAAGCTCTTGAATATTATTATACTCATATTTATAGTGATATTGTGTATAAAGATATATGCAGATTAATGTTAAAGGAAATAAAAGAAATACGACCTGATTGTATATTAATTTCTGTGCTTCCTGCATTAAATCAAGGTGGTGCAATGTTTAGAAATTATCAAGAACTTGCTGTAAGGAGTTTGAAACCGGATTATTTAGAAACATTTAAAAAAGATGGTTATATAAAATGTAATGCAGAGGAAAATGTTTACTGCCATCTTACAGAAGAAATAAACGTATTAGTAGCACAGCACATAAAAGAAGCTCTTGTAAAAGGAAAATGGGATCCTATTATACCTGAAACTTTATTTCATAATCACGACTGGGACTATTATTATTCTTAATAATTTCTTGAATTTAAGCATTAATAAGATATAATATTTATTATGATTTATTTACTAGGCGGTACAGGCTATGTTGGAAGTGTGTTTCAATCTCAGCTAAAGGCTAGAGGTATACCTTATAAGAGTATTAGTCGAAAAGAACTTGACTACTATTCACCTAACAAACTCTTCAACCAGATGTGTACTGATAAGCCAGAATTTTTAATTAATTGTGCTGGTTATACCGGCAAGCCAAACGTTGATGCTTGTGAGGTAGATAAAGATGAGTGCTTGTTAGGTAATGCCGTACTACCAGGCATTATAGCGCGTGCCTGTCAAACGCTAGATATACCTTGGGGGCATGTATCTTCTGGATGTATATATACAGGTAGCGGGTATGTGTGGCGTTCTAATGGATGGACTGAAGAAGATAAACCTAACTTCACTTTTAGAAGTAAGGGTGGTTGTTCCTGGTATAGTGGTACAAAAGGTTTAGGAGAGGAGGTGCTAGCTGATTATGATAATGTTTATATTTGGCGCTTACGCATTCCATTTGATAATGTTAACAATAAGAGAAACTACCTTAGTAAGTTAATGAACTATAATACTCTATTAGATGCTACTAATAGTTTATCAGACTTAAATGAATTTGTTAATGCTTGTTTAGATAGCTATCTTAATAAGATACCTTATGGTATATACAACGTTACTAACCCAGGTAAAGTAACAACTCAAGAAGTAGTAGAGCTTATTAAAAAGAATAAAGTATCTGATAAAGAGTTCAAGTTCTTTAAAGATGAGTCAGAGTTTATGAAAGTAGCTGCTAAGACACCTCGTAGCAATTGCGTGCTTGATAATAATAAGATACTTAATACAGGTATCAAATTAACAGAGGTACACGAAGCGTTAGATAGAGCGTTAAGCAATTGGGTTAAGTAGTGTTAAAAATATTTATACCCCGTCTTAAATAAAGCTTGATTTAATAACAAATAATTACATAATAATACACAATGAAAAGACAATTTGATACAGGCGCACAAAGAGATACAGATGTTGGTAAACCAAGACTAAGCTTAGTACCTCATGAAGAGTTAATGAGAGTGGCTAGTCACTTTGTATCAGGTGGTCAGAAGTATGGCTTTAACAATTGGAAGAAAGGTATGAACACTTCTGTCTATTATGATAGTGCACAGAGACATTTAATGAAGTATTGGCAGGGAGAGAATAACGAAGACCATGCTGCAGCTGCTGTATGGAACATAATGTGTATGATGTGGACAGAAAAGAACAAACCAGAAATGGATGATAGAAAGGAATTTAAATGAGACAAAAAATAATCGAAGTAACCAAAGAACAGTTTAACAACCTATATGGTAATGCTTATCTTAAAGGCAAGTACGGTGATGAGTGGGTAGAGGTAGTACTAGATGGTCTCAAGAGAGAAGGCACTACAATAAAATTTATTACAGAGAAGCAAGTAGAAGCTAAAAAGGAAATAAAATTAATAAATAATATTAAGTTATGAAGAAACTTAAAGTCAGTTGGCTTGTTGAGGTACAAACAGATAAAACAACTGATGATCTGTACATAGAGTTTCCTCGTGAAATGCTTGAACGTCTTGATATTAAAGAAGGAGATAGAATGCTTTGGGAAGAACAAAAAGATGGTTCATTTAAATTAATTAAGTTACAATGAAAGACTATTTGCAGTATTTAATAGATGAAGGTTTTGTAGATGTAAGGACCTGGCTTAATGATGACGATCTAATGGAGGGTCGTATATCTGCTATTAAAGAGTACGAACCACTATATCTTGAAGCAGATGAAGAAGATTATAAAGGTACATTACTATTATGGCAAGGCAATGGTAAGTGCTATACATATAAGACTACTAGAGAGTTCTTTAAGAAGTATGGCAAGTTATGTAAGAGTGAGAGTCAGGCACTTCTACAATCCAATAAGTGGATAAGAGAGATGAAAGAGATGTATCAGATTTATAAGTAATAGTATGTTTAATAAGTTTGATGCTGCTGTCAATTTAATACTAGAAGGACTAAAAGATCCTAAAGACAATCCTTGCTGGACAGGCTATCATCCAGTGGGTACTAAAAAGAAGAACGGTAAGACTGTTCCTAATTGTGTACCAAAAGAGGGGCATGCACCTACCTGGCAGAAGAAAGCCGGTAAGTCACCTTCTGGTGGTTTAAACCAGAAAGGTATCAATAGCTATCGTAGACAGCATCCAGGCTCTCATTTATCAATGGCTGTTACTACTAAACCGAGCAAATTAAAAGCTGGTAGTAAAGCAGCTAAACGTCGCAAGAGTTTCTGTGCTAGAATGTCTGGTGTAAAGGGTCCAATGAAGAAGCCAAACGGTAAACCAACTCGTAAGGCTCTAGCATTACGTAAGTGGAACTGTCACGAATAAAAGCTTGACTTAATAACATAGAGGTACTACTATTGTACTCTATGAATAAAACTACCCTTTCTTCCCTTATCTATACACAACTACGCGGTTACTACTTAATGGATGACCATTATGAATGTTACCTAAAGTGTAAAGAGAACAACGTAAAACTGCCTTGGCACTTTAGTTATGATTACTTTTCAGATCATACCTGGGACCTATTAACAAATAGTGAATGTCAGGGTTATTGCCCTTACCACATTACCATTGATATAGATAAAGAAGGTGGTAATGAGAATCACGGCACTTACGTTAGACTATCCGGCGAGACTCACGAACAAGCTAGAAAAAAATATGCACAATTAGTAGCATAACATTTAATTAATCATATAATATTATTATGACATTATTAGAAGCATTTAAATATATCCAATACTTTGCCGAAAACTATACAAAAGGTAATGTCGTTAAAGCTGTAGAGGCTTTAGAAGCCTCGTACGAACATATAACCGATGAAAGTAGAGAAGCAGTAGCTCAATATAAAGAGTGGCGACAAAGAATGGATGCTTGGATGGAGTACGTAAAATGAGACGAAAAGAAATAAAAGTACAAGTAGATGAAGAGTATTATATGGCAGTACTAACGCGTAAGAGATTAAAGAAAAAGAAAAAGAAATGAAACTTATAGCTCTTTATAAAGCCATTACCTATCGTTTGCTCGGTAGTATATCTACGTTCCTGATAAGTTGGCTAATGACAAAAAGCTTTAAGATATCGCTAGGCATATCCGTTCTAGAGTTCTTAGGTAAGATAGCGTTGTATTATGTACACGAACGTGTTTGGAACAAGATAATACCTAATATAAAACACTAATTAAATCCGTATTACCTTTATTATATCCAAGTATAATATAAAGGTAAATAAGAGTTGCACAGGCGAGAGTACTAGACATACTAATAATACTAATGAATACCCGGGAACAACAACTAAGAGATATAAAATGGATGCTTAAGTTTCAAGGCTATAAGACATCCGATGATATTAAGTACACAAGAACGAACGGTAAATCAATTGCCCGTTCGGTAGAGTTCTTAGAAGATGGAAAGATTTTAATCAAATACCTGAACACAGAAACCAAATTTAAAGAAGTCAAAAATTTAGAATTAGAAGATGCCTTTAATTGGATATCATGACAAAGAACAAATTCGTTAACCAAGCAATCAAAATATTCCTATTAGGTATCGTATTAGGGTTCCTATTAGGGTGGATGTTTTTATAAATATATCTATGCGCAATCAATATAAGATCTTAGCCGAGAAGTACGAACAAGAGGTAAAAGAAGAAGGTCGTCAACCAGGTACCCCCAAGGTAACGCCTTACACACATGCAGATGGTACAACGGCTTATAAGTCCTTGACTAAGTGGGGTAAGAGGCAGGACTGGCGCACCAGTGCTGCAGCACATAAGGCAGCTGGTATACCGGAGCCTAAATCAGAACCTAATCAAGAGGTAAAAGAAACAAGTCCTAGAGATGTAGAGTTCATGAACGACAACGACTTTGAATATAATGGTACGCCTTATGAGGTGCAGGCCAAGTTTGTATGGAATGGGGACCGTGCAGTAGATACAGAATGGTTACAGGTAATGGACATTAATGGTAATGTAGCTACAGACCCTAAACTGTTACAAGCAGCTAAGGCCTTTGCTCTTGATATGGTTAGTGCAGACCCAGATAGGTACACTCAGTATCATCAGAATGAGGACACTGATCCTTATGGTACAAGAGATGCACCACCTCCAACTATCCCACCAGAACAGAAACAGTCTATCAATCGTCTATTTGATATAGGCTACGAATTTAGTCAATGGATAAGGACCGGACACGATTGGATCAAAACCGGTCAAATACCACAAGACCAGCAAACAAAGACAGCAGTCATGGTAAGGAAAAAACGTTCGGCCTATTCAGTAGTAGAGGTCACTCCAGATGGTCTATGTAACGGTAAGCCATTAGGTGGTACCAAGCAAGTAAGAGAGATAATGGAACCCTGGGATGATAGATCTAATAATAGTGAGGATAGAGTAGCAGCAGGTATAAGAGCTAAACTGGATATGACTGATAGAAGTCATGATAGTATTTTAGAAGTGATAAGAGCTTATTGGTTAGAGCTAGAAGCAGAATGGAAACAATACAACCCTACCCAACCAATGCCAGAAGATGTAAAAGAGGAGTTATGGAACTCTGTATTCAAGGGCATGGAACAAGCTAATGTAGACCCAACCGATGTGTTCGGTTAATATATAATGGCTATACTAACTGATAAATGGCCTGGTAACATTGCAGGCAAGTACTATGTAGATCAGCAGTGCATTGATTGCGACTTATGTAGAGAGGTAGCACCGTTAAACTTTAAAAGAGATGACGGTGGATATTCTATTGTGTATAAACAACCTACTACCGATAAAGAGGTAGAAGAGTGTGAAGAAGCATTACAAGGTTGTCCAGTAGAAGCGATAGGCAACGACGGGGTAGAATAAAGCTTGCACTAAACCGATAAGGTACGTAGTATAATCACTGTATGACATATAAAAATTCAATACAAATACTAAACACTAAACTAGAAAAGGGAATATAATATGGAAATCAGAAACGATTGGTTAATACTAAAGGGTAAGTTTATATGCGACGGGTTTTACTTTGAGGATAATGGAGTAATACCAGTAAGAAAGATAGTAGAGTTTAATGGAGAGGAGGGTAGGATATTTGCCGGAGGAGAAAGCTGGAAAGAGGTATGGAAGGATAGACTATATGTAGGGGGTTCTCAAAGATTGGAAAGAGTAATAGAAGGTGAAGAAAAAGCAAACCTACTAAACGATCTAAAGAAGGTACAAGAACAGTATAACGATTAATATATGAGTACCTTTAACTGTAAACAATATATACTAGATAACTACGGTGAAGAGATAGTAGATATGTTCGTAGAAGAATACGGTATAGAATCTACATTATATCTATATAGCTTAACACAAGATGAAGTAGATGATGTATTAGCCAAGTACTAACTCCCCATGCAGGGATTTGAACCCCCGTGGGGATTTGAACACCCAGCAGTCGGGTGTAAGTAAGTACTACTATATGGTAACCTTAGAAGACTATAAGAAACTACCACAAGAACATTACTGCGACTTTCGCGGTAGAAGATGGCAAGTAAAGGACATCGTCAAGTACCTAGAGGAGGAACATAAACGTACGGACGAGCTACTAGCACGCCTGAAAGAGGATAAGAAGAAGACGGATATAAAATAAGTAGTAGCTGGTAAATAAATCCGTATTACACTTAGTCCCAATCCAATTTTTTTCGCAATTTTTTTTGCGCAAAAATCCCAGTACGTGCAGATTCAAACCCCCGGGGGGATTCAAATCCCTAGTTATCTATAGTAACCCCGTCATTCCAAACACCCCAGTCGGCCTATTAGACCTAGTCGACTCAGCGTGACCAGGTTTATTAGCAAGGGCCGTGTACTGGAGTACTGGGTGCGTCTGCTCTCTCTACGTGTAATAGCACCGTGTCTACCTAGAGTGATATAGGTTCTATAGACCTTATAGATCATCTCGGTGCTTTATAGGCTAGGTACACAACGTACCCGATCAATACGGTGTAGAGTAATGTCGCTGTTACCTCGGCGTATACCCAAACCTTGCCAATAAAGGGTGTGAACCGGGTTTTTAGCCTTGCCAAAAAGTTTATATAAGTAGAGTCTCTCATTTAACTATATAGTATAGCGTACATTAAACTTAAGTGCAAGCTTAAAGTTTGCTCCCATTATATCCAGTTTTATCGGGTTATATTTCAAAATCTATATCATTCAAGGGAGATATCACTACTGTTGGATTGATCAAAGGATTATATATCTCCTTCTAGCTATGTCCATAACCCCCCCTTATAATAATATTGTAGTTTAAGTTCCTGTTGAAGTCAAGCTAAAAAGCTTCAAAAAGGGATTTTTTTGAATTGACTTTATTCAATAAAGTACCCATAATGTATAGATAATAAAGAAACAATCACGTTTCATTATTATAATGTTCTATGAAAATTCATATTCAATATGTGTATAGAGATGATTCATTAGTAGGGGAACACGCTTCATTAGCTGGTTCTAATACATGTGAGGTACAAATACCTTCGTGGAGTAGATCTAATATCATCAAAGCTTGTGGTAAGTTAGCTCTTTGGGGTCCAAATGAGATTAAACAAGCTTTAGATAAAGATAGTGATGAGTACTTCTACACTGAGTTGGATTTAGGAGAGAGTGATAGAAATAATGCAATCTTTGCTGATTCTTATTTCGTAGCTAACTTCAGTATTGTTCAGGTTGATTAACATTTCAAAGGGATATATCTTAACGGTATATCCCTTTTTTATTGCACTTTGTTAATAAAGTTACCATTATATTTAAACAATGAATTATACAATACAAATTAAAACACATGATTCCAATAACTGGAATGCGTTTAACTTAAACACTACAAGTGATATTACTCCTAAGCAAGTGAAAGAGTTAACAAAGGAGCAAGCTACAAAGCTTATGAATAAGCTTGAAAAGGAGTTTAACTCATTAGGTTGCTTGTTTAGAATCCAGAAGATTTAAGCTTGCCTTTTAACGGAACTTAATCCATTATACTAATATGAAAATGATTAACTACGCAAGACTATCAGGCCTATTAGAGGGCACGATGGTATCAATACCAAACTTCGTTAACACTCCTGGGTTCAAGGTAACCAATCCGGAGGCATTTAAGACCTTTATGAAGCAGTTAATCAACGAAGCAGAGCTAAAGGCAGAAGTGATTCCTACGGGTATTCAAACCCCCGTTAAGATTCAAACACCCGGTGTTTGATAAAATAATCGGAAAAAAAGCTTGCATAAATCGGAACTTAATCCATAATAGATCTTATAAGTTAATAAAACTTAAACCTAAAAAAAACTAAAACTAAAATAATAAAATGAATACAGATACTAATACAAACATCAGTGCAACACAAACAGCCGAAGCAAAGGCTAAGCGTTCAGCTACTATCGCTACAAAGCGTGATGAGAAAGCTGCTACCCGTGGCTATACATTACCATTAGTCCTTACTTGTAAGGTTACCGGTAAGTCAGTAAAGTACACATCCGCTAGCTACATTGACAAGGTTATTGCAAAGCACGGATCATTAGAGGCTCTACAAAAGAACTACGTCAGCCGTGAAGGCCGTCGTAATACTAAAGCCTAACTAGTATAGCGTTTAGCCGATCGCTTAATAAATCGGCTACCAATTTCCCGCGCGGTCTTTCTTTATTTTTCAACCGCCGGTTTTATCATCACAGGACCCGGGTACGTGTTCAACACTACGTTGCTCGGGTCCTCGTGTGTTTATACGCTTAGGTTAACGGCTCCCTTATTAATAGGCAAGCTAAAAAGGATTAAAATAATATTATTTTTAACTTGTACTTTATAATAAAATATATATATTAATATTATAAATTAAATAAAAAATATTATTAAAACTCTTATAAAAATATTAATAAAAAAAATATATTATAAAAATATAATAATATTATTATTTAATAATATAATAATAAAATATAAAAATAAAATGAATAATAAAGATAAAATAAAATTAATAGAAGAGTTATTATTTGAGTTAAAAGATAAAATGGAGAAAGGTGAAATGAGTGTAGAAGATGAAGGTAGTTATGAGAATTTTATTTATAATTTAAAAGATTTAATATTAGATTTATAATAATATAGTTGATTAAAATAATAAAAGTAGATATATTAATAATATGCAAAAAATTAGAGAATTAATAGAATTATTAGAAGAAGTTGAGAAAAAAGGTAGAAAAAATATTAAGATTTATGATTTTAATTATGAGTTTAATATTATAGGTGTTAATAAAGATGGTATTTTTATAGAGTTAAAAGGTTAAAATAATTTAATTTTAGTGTTGATTAAATAATAAAAAGTTAGTATATTAATATTATGAAAAATAAAGAAGTATTTAATGTAAGAGATTATGTAGAGAGTAGTTATAGTAAAGAAATATTAGAGAATTATGAAGAAGATTTTGGGTTAAATGGGTTAGATAAATTATGGAGTTTAGATAATAAAGAAGATGTAGATGAATTATTAGGTAGTTATTTAGATTAAAAATAATAAAGGAGTAATATTATGATAATAAAAATAGATTTAGTTAATAAAAAAGTAGATTTAGTTAAAGAAATAGAAGAAGGTTATATTGGAGAGGTTAAAA